CGATCAGGTGCATTGTTGTGGGCCAGGGATCTTGGCGCTCGGTGGTCTTGGCGTGACGGCGCGATCGGGTTACGCGCAGCTTCTCCTTCACTGCTGTCTGCTAGGTAACCCCGCCCGATACGTGGATGTGATGGCGCCGGTGTTGCACGAGACGGGCGTGTACACGAAAGCCGCCTCAGTAAGCCCGAGCGGAATTGCATTTTACTGGGCGACTAGGTTGCCTTTGCTGTTACAGGGCTCGATGGAATCAGCTCTGCTCGGCGGCTCCGATGGGATCGAGTGGACCTCTTCCCAGAAGAGGCGGGCGCAACTCTGGGTATCGTGCTGCTCGGAGCTCCTCCGTGATGAAGCCATGGACGCGGCGCAACAGACGTTCGTCGCGACGGTGATGCCGCCGCTCCTTCCTCCCTTGATGAAAAGCATTCTCCGGTGGCCAGCGCAGGCGCCAACCGACTGGTGGCAGTATACGCACGAGCAACAGATGCTCTGGGGGCTCGCTCTCGTGCTGGTGTCGCTCGGGGATAAAGAGGACGCCTCTCGGCTTGTGCTCGCAGCGGGCGCGGACATCGAGAACGAGCAGGACAACTTCGGAGTGACCTTTCTTCGTCGGATGCAGCTGTGTGTGCACGACGGTTCGTATCAGGACGAATTTCGAGACCTGTGCGTCAAAGCAAATGCCCTGCTTGGGCCGTTGATGCAGGTGGCGTTATGAAGGTGTCAAAGGAAAACATGTCAGAAGAGCGATGGCGAAAGATGTATGGCATCGTGCATAGCCGTGCCGGTGGCGACTACGAGGTGGTCGAGGTCGAGGCTGCGCCGGCAGAGGTCGGGTGGCTCGTCCGGTCGCGCCGCGGCTCGGGCATCCATATGGATGGCGTCAAGGCGGACAAGTTGCATGCGACGCGAGAGGCCGCAGAGGCGCGGCGGGCGGAGTTGCAGCAGGCTCTTGACGCGCTGAAAGACACGGTGCCGCCGCCATGACGGAGGAGCGCAAGCTCCCGGCCATTACTCGTCCGTGCCCGTGGTGCAGTGGCATGGAGCTCGAGGTGATGGACGATGCTCTGGAAACCAGAGTCTACGTATGTTGCAAGAGCTGCTTTTGTCAGGGGCCAGCGGCGTGGTCCGACGAAGAGGAAGACGGGCCGATTGATCCGAAGGAAGAAGCCGTGCTGCTCTGGAATGATGAGCCGAGGCCCGTGACGTTCGAGCAGGTGGCTGATCTGGCTCCACAGCTCGAAGCGTCCCTCGCGGAGCTAGAGCGGATAGATCCAGAAGTGCGCGCGCTCGGCAAGAAGCTCGACAATGCGGAGGGAGCGCTACGGAAGTACACGGAGTCTATCAAAGACCTGTTGACGGCAAAGGAACGGGCCATCCTCGAGCGCAGGTTCAGGAGAGAGGAACGATGACGGAAGAGTTCGAGGGCTTTACTGGAACCCACATCGACGACTGGGTCGACAATCCGCGCAACGACGACTACGCGCGCTGGATGTTCCTTCATTTCCGGTTGCCTGCGATACACCAGATCTTGGCGCGCAAATTTATCAAGTCGCGGCTGTTCTGTACGTACGCGAGAAAGCGCTACCGCGTAACCGGCGCGAGTCGCCTCGGCGACGTCTGGCTCACCTCGAGCTTTCATCGCTCTCAGGGATACGAGATGCGCGTCGCTGTGGATAGCTGTTCAGAATGGGGCCCGGAGCCATGAAAGCCTGGAAGATCGAGGATCCCTGGGACGACGAAGGTCACGCGGAGATCGTGCATGCGGCTACCCGCTCCGAGGCGAAGAACAATACCAGTCTGGATATCGAGTTTCTCTCCCGTCGGGCCACTCGCGCCCCGGAATTCGACGGGCTCGCCGGGGACGATCTGATTCGCGCCCAGCTTGCCGCTGGCTGGTGGTTCGGGTGCATGGGATGCGACAGACAAGTCCGTGCCGAGGAGGGCGAGGGTTACGACGAGACACACATGGCAGCCCCGTACGTGCTCCGCGATGGAGACGTGTACTGCTCGGCGAAGTGCTGTCTCAAACGATTGAGGGGCGACCGCGAGCAGCGGATGCGGATCTGGAATGCGGCCAAGGTCGTCACGGATAGGTATCCAGGGAGCAACGAGCTACGGATCTTCGCGGCGCTCCGGTCTGTCACCGTGCAGTTCAAATTTCCCGGCGGGAAGTATCCGGTCGGATGGACGATCGGGGAGGAAGAGGTGCAGGTGCTCGAGGAGGACGTAGAGGCTTGGGAGCGCTTCGCAGCTCCACTGAGGGAACATGTCGGCTGACGTTAACAGAGAGCGAACGCTACTCATCGAGGGCCTCGCGATTGTGCAGGCGGTGCTTCATCCGGTTCCGCGATACGGGCTCTTTCCGACGCCGACGGAGATCCAGAACACCAGGGAGCGCCTTGAGTGCTGGCGAAGGAAAGTCCTCAGTTTTCTGAACGGGGAGAACGGTGAAAATGTCCGATAAAAGAAAGCCAGACGTCGTTCGGATGCGGCGGCACGGGTGGATCCGGTTCAACGAAGGTCCGTACGGGTGGAGCATGACGGATCCGGAGTACGAACCGCTGCACGAGGCAGCACACACCGCGCGGTACGCCCTGAATCGGCTCACGCAAGCGCAGGCATACCTGCTCTGCGAGGCCTTCGCGTCGTATCATCACCTGATGACGCACCCGTGCGGAACGGAGTACGCCATCTCGCAGCTGCGAGCGATGCGCCGGTCGCTGGACGAAGAGGACACGACCCCACAGAAGAAAGAGGAGACCGATGGACAAACTGCCTAGGGATTCGACGCGACACAAGTTCGACTACTACGAGGGGAAGATCGAAAGCATCGAGGTGTTCTCCTGGTGCCCCACGCCAGCCCCGACGGTGCCGCCCACGCAGGTGCATCTCCATTTCCCGCTCGCAGGCGCGAAGGTCGTCTTTCGATTCAAAGGCCCGGGAACGCTGGATAGTTTGATCGCCGCGCTCGAGGATCACCGGCGCCACGTCTTCGGACCGAGGGAATCAACGCTGGGGGAGAGCAGCATGAAGGAGAAACCGTGATGGACCTTGGCGATTTTTTCGGTGCCCGATGGCTGTCGATCGAGATCCCGTACGAGCACTTCGATGTCCTGCGGATTCGATGTCGTACGTGCTACCAGCGATTGCGAGACACCGGGGACTACGACGTCCTCACTGCGGATAGAGAGGAGCTCATCCGGCTCGGCGCGCGCGTGGTGTATTTTGGTCTCGCCGAAGGCGAAGAGTGCCTGCGATGGAATCTCCTGCTGCCTCTGTCGGCCGTGAATCTCGAGCGGGTGGCGTGGCACTTATTTCACGAACTCGAATGCGAGTGGGATCGCAAATTCATCGGCTCGAAGCCGGTCGGCGTAGATGATCTGGCTGAGGGACGAATCAAGCCGCTCCCTCTTCCGCTCTCCGGGACCCTACCGAGGACGCTCGGATGACCGACGCTCTCGAACTTCAGATGTTCGTCGCGCACGATCACGACATCTACGAGGCGCACTGGGTGATCGCGGAGAGCCAGGAGGCAGCCGAGAAGCTGCTGGCCGAGTATCGAGAAAAAGAAGGCTTTTCCGAAGCGGAACGGCAGGAGGGATACGACCCACCGGATTGGACGTGGCAGACGCTCGGGCCGGACGAGATCCTGACCGTCGATGAGGGGGAGGAGGACGACGAGAGCGGGCCGGTCCGCGACTGGATCGCGAAGCATGGACGCGGACACCTGAGCTGGGGGGAGATCGGCTGATGGTCGAAACGAAGCTTTACGAGGCGAAGGTCGGGGGCGCCACGTATTGGGTCTCGGCGCTGCACCCGCGGCACGTGCTGGAACTATTGTACGAGACGGGGGAGGAGCAGGGTTCCGATCCGGAGGATATCGAGGAGGCCATTATCGTGGAATGCGAGACAGAGCGAGCGGAGCGCCTGCGCTTCAACGGAAGCAACGGCGAATCTCGCTCGATGTGGGGAGAGTTCCTGACAGGACGCTCGCCGCGCGTGATCGCGTGCTCGGAGTGGCCATGAAGTGGATCAAGGAGACGCCAGAGCAGGAAGCGTGCGCCCACGAGTTCGTGCGTCGAGGAGATCTGAAAATCTGCCAGAAGTGCAGCACTTGGCGCCGCGGACTACATCCCGGTGAGCTTCTCTTCGTCCTCGTGTTCTTCGCCTACAAGGGGACGGGGCATTGAGGCGCGCGAAGGTTGTCGTTGCAGATCCGGCGTGGCAGTTCGGCGACAAGCTGCCAGGAAAGACGCGTGGGGCTGCCAAGAACTACAGGACGCAGAAGCATGGTCGTATCCTCACGTTCCTGACGGACCATCCTGAGATCAAGATCGCGGATGACGCCATCCTCTTTCTTTGGCGCGTATCCGCGATGGGAGAGGAGGCCTACGCGGTGATGCGGGCCTGGGGGTTCACTCCGAAGTCCGAGATTGTGTGGAGGAAGCTCACGAAGAGCGGGAAGCTCGCCTTCGGCATGGGGCGCTACACACGCATGTGTCACGAGGTGTGCCTGATCGGCCGCCGCGGGAAGGGGAAGGTGACGAACCGCAGTATCCGTTCGATGTTCGATGCCCCGCTCGGCGCGCACTCGGAGAAGCCCGACGAGTTCTACAAGATCGTGAAGAAGCTGACGAAAGGTCCGCACGTGGAGCTCTTCGCGCGGAAGCGGCGACGAGGATGGATTCAGTTTGGTAACCAGCTAGGCAAACCGATAAAATCCAAGCGCAGCAGAAAGTAGACAGGCTCAGCGAAGACGTGCAAGGCTTCGCGTCATGAAGCGCATTACAGTTCTGCTCGCTCTGGCAATCGCCCTGGTCGCATTCGAGGCGACGGCGACGTCTCCGAACAAGCTTGCCGTGTGGCTCTATGCAACCGCGGAAAAGATGCCGCATTCGTCGGCGCCTGGAGAAACCCGGGCCGAGTACAAGATGAGGCTTCAGGGAATGACGACGGCGCTCGCTCACGCGACAGAGCCGTATGCAAATGGGCAAGCCTGGACCGCGACAGAGTTCTCGCTCGCGATGCTGGAGCTCTGGCACGCGGAGACGCTGTTCGATGAGCGCGTGCAGGCCGGAGTCAAGCATCCCAAATGGACGCAGGACAACGGCAAGGCGCACTGCTTCGGTCAGATCCACGTCTCGCAACTGGTGCCAGAAGAAGAGTGGAACAAGATGGTCGGAACGGCCGACGAGGCGATTGAATTGTGTGCAGCAGCGACGGCGCGGATTTGGGTCGCGCAGGCGCGGCAGTGCGGGGTTTGGTCTGGGCAGCGCGCAGATCGAGCGAAGGTCGCCAAGGTATTTGCGGCCTATGCGACCGGGGGCAACTGCCGTCCGAGCGAACGCGACTGGGCTCGCGCCGACAAATGGAACGCGGCGATTGCGCTCCGCCCGGATCGGAGCCCGGTGAAGGGGTACCGGCGAGCGCTGCCGAGCGAATTCAGCGACGAGGCCGTGTCGCTGATTGCTGGGCTGAGCGCCGCCTCGGACAAGTTCAAGCTCGGGACAAAAGAGGAGACGTCGGATGGACGGTTTTTGGCGCTGGTCGAGAACCACGCCGAGGGCAAGATCGGGGTATCCGTGCTCGTGAAGGAGTGATCGGGTGGACCCGTACATCAAAAAAGCGCTCGTCGAGCTCCGGATAAAGCGCCTGCACGACATTCAGATCGAGACGGCGCTCACCTGGTGCGGACGCGCCTGCGCTGCGCGGCAGCTGGGATATCACGAGGATGCCCTGGAGTATGCGCACGAGGCGATTGAGCACGCGGCCCTGAGCGGGGACGACACCTTGCTTCGGGCCGTCCGGAACTCGCTTGACGCCCATGGGGTGGTGATCGGGTAGCTCGCGCCCGGGCTGGAAAGCCGGGACTTGCCGCTTGCAACTTGTCTCCTGGTTGGGATCGGGACTACTCTCTCTCAGAGCAGCAGAATGTCCGGGAAGGGCTCCGCCCGATGAGCAGGTTCGGCTCCGTCACGATCACTGGCCCCACGTCGCGCATCGCGAGATTCGTACAGAATTCAGACCCGGCTGTCCTGCAGAGCCAGGTCAACAGCGCCATCGCGGGTCTTCCGGCGGGCTACGTCGTCACGAACATCACGCTCGCGGGAGCTGGCCGGGGCCCGATGTTCACGGTCGACATTGAGGCGGGGCTTGTGGCGGATGTGGATGGGGGCTTTCTGTCGCCGCCGTCCGTCATGTGCTTTCTTGCGTCCGATGCGGCGACGCTCGCGATCCTTCGTCCGAATGCGGGCCCGACGAGCGGGGACTTTGCGGACATCCAGGTCGTGGGGGCGAGTGATGGGCAGGTCATCATGGCGATGGTCATCAAGGGCCCCATCGCTCCTTCTAGTGGAGGGACCACGGGCACGACGGGCGCGACAGGCCCGACGGGCCCCACGGGCGCGACCGGTCCGACGGGCAACGACGGCACGGCGGTGAACACGGGCGCAACGGGCCCGACCGGGCGAACAGGACCAACGGGCGTAACGGGCCCGACGGGCGTGGCGGGCCCGATCGGTGTCACCGGATCGACTGGATCCACAGGACCGACAGGCGTGACTGGATCGACCGGTGTTACCGGCACGACCGGGACGACGGGCCCCACCGGGCGCACGGGCCCGACTGGCGCCGATGGTGCAGCAGCGAACACGGGATCAACTGGTGCGACCGGCGTCACTGGCCCGACGGGCACGACGGGGCCGCAAGGCACCGCGGCGAACACTGGAGCGACAGGTCCCACGGGCGGCGGAACGACGGGCTCAACTGGTGCGACCGGCGCGAGTGGATCGACAGGCCCCACGGGTGCGACCGGTGCGGCGGGCGCGGCGAGCACGGTGACTGGACCGACGGGGCGCACCGGTCCGACAGGCGCCGCTGGTGCGGCGAGCACGGTGACGGGTCCCACTGGTGCGACAGGCCCGACAGGCGTCACTGGCCCCACTGGACGTACGGGACCGACTGGTACCGCGGGAGCGGCAACGAACACCGGCGCGACGGGTCCCACTGGCGCGGCAAGCACGGTCACGGGTCCTACGGGATCGACAGGCCCAACGGGTGCGACCGGTGCGACCGGTACGGCGAGCACGGTGACAGGACCGACCGGCGTCACAGGCCCGACGGGACGGACGGGGCCCACTGGAGTGGACGGCGCAGCGACGAACACGGGCGCCACCGGATCGACGGGCTCCACTGGTCCGACAGGCACGACGGGGCCGCAAGGCGCAGCCGCGAATACTGGCGCCACTGGTCCGACGGGCGGTGGTGTCACGGGCGCGACTGGAGCGACCGGCGTGACTGGATCGACAGGCCCCACGGGCGCGACCGGTGCGGCGGGCGCTGCGAGCACGGTGACAGGCCCGACGGGGCGCACCGGTCCGACGGGCGCCACCGGTGCAGCGAGCACGGTGACAGGCCCCACTGGTGCGACAGGCGCGACCGGCGTCACTGGCCCCACGGGACGGACGGGTCCCACTGGTACCGCAGGAGCGGCAGCGAACACCGGAGCGACGGGACCTACGGGCGCGACCGGCATCACAGGGCCGACCGGGACGACGGGACCAACCGGGGGCACGGGGCCGACTGGTACCGCAGGAGCAGCGACGAACACGGGCGCCACTGGATCGACGGGCTCCACTGGTCCGACAGGCACGACGGGGCCGCAAGGCGCAGCCGCGAATACCGGCGCCACTGGTCCGACGGGCGGCGGTGTCACGGGCTCGACTGGGCCAACCGGCGTGACTGGATCGACAGGCCCCACTGGCGCGACAGGCGCGGCGGGCGCTGCGAGCACGGTGACAGGACCGACGGGGCGCACCGGTCCGACAGGCGCCGCTGGTGCGGCGAGCACGGTGACAGGACCGACAGGCTCTACGGGCGCGACAGGAGCCACGGGTGCGGCGAGCACTGTGACGGGACCGACGGGGCGCACCGGTGCAACGGGCGCCACCGGCGTGACTGGATCGACAGGCCCCACGGGCGCGACAGGCGCGGCGGGTGCGGCGAGCACTGTGACGGGCCCGACGGGGCGCACCGGTCCGACGGGCGCCACCGGCGCTTCGAGTACTGTGACAGGCCCCACCGGTCAGACAGGCGCCACAGGCGCCGCTGGTGCCGCGAGCACGGTGACAGGACCGACGGGGCGCACTGGACCGACAGGCGCCGCTGGTGCGGCGAGCACCGTTACCGGCCCCACGGGGCGCACCGGAGCCACGGGACCAACAGGACCGACGGGGCGCACTGGCGCAACAGGGCCCACGGGTGCTCAACCGACCGAGACGGTGGATTACATTCCGATGCCAGAGATTGGCTTCGGCGCCGTGAGCAACGTGGGTGCATCCACGACGTTCGTTGGCGCGTCGTTCATCGCTCGTCGCGCGATCCGAACGACGGAACTGCTCTGGAGGATCTCGAGTGCAGTCGGCGCGAACTATATCATCGCGATCTACCAAGCTCCGGGCGGCGGCTCCGGCGTGGCCACTCTGCTCGCGACCGTCTCAGAAACCGGCAAGACGAGCGGCGCTACCACCGTGGCGCTTCCGCTTCTCCCTAGCCCACCGACGATCGAGGAGGGGCTCTATTACGTACTCTGGGGCGCCTCAGCAGGGACTCTTCTCTTGACCTGCTACGCCCCATTGTCGATCCCGATGCTGAACGGAGCCGAGGTAAACGGCGGCGTGCATCCGACTGGATTCACGACGGCGATTGCCGTGAGCGGCGGCGCACCGGCGACGTTCAATCCTGCTGCTAGCACCGGGGATGCGATACCGAGCTCGAACACGGTCGCTCTCGAGCACCGGTTCCAGCCGTAGCTACTGGAGCTGACTGTCCAGGTATTCACGCCATTCCCCTGGAGCGATGAGACCGAGGATCTCCCGGCGCCCCGCAACGAGATCTCGCCAGAGCAACCGGTCCCATTCGGCAGGGAGCTTTGGTGCAGAACAAGGGCGTCCGGGGAGCACAATCCCGATTCCGTAGTCCGACGGGATGACTCGTACGCGGTGCTCCTCCTCGCTCCGAAGACGCGCGATGGCTTTCCAGACATCACCCGTCCATTGCCATCCGGAGGCGAGCGGCACCTGCTGCATCTCTTCCGAGTGCGGGTTACAGTCGTGGAGACAGATGACGCCCTTCGGGCTCAGGACCGTCACCGCTGCATGTACCTCCCGATAGACCTGCTCGGCACGATGGTCGCCGTCGATGAAGACGAGATCGAATTGCCCCGATGTCGAGGCAAGCCGCTCGAAGAAAAAGTCGCTCGTTCGGGGCACGAATATCGTCGAGGCGGACACGGCTCCCGGCTGCGGATTGGGATCGACCCCCCATTTCTCTTCGACCTCGATCCGACGCATGCAAGAGCCGTCCGCGACTCCGATTTCGAGATACCGTTTCGCGCCGATCTTCTTCGCGATGTAGTTCAGGACATCCCAGCGCATCGGCGCAATGATGTCGCGCATGTTCGTCCTGTTGGCCCAGCCGCGCGGAGGCATGCCATCAAACGGCTCAGCGAAGTTCTTCACGTGAGGATTGCCCCAGCGCGGGCTATCGGCGCCCCACTTCGCGACGAAGTAGGCGTAGTTCCGCTCCCGGCTATGAGCGACGAGAGCCTGCTCCTCCGCTGTCCCGCCATGGGTCGAAGCGTTCCCGACGTGCGCCCCGATGTAGCCGAGGTCGTGAACGGGAATGCCGGCAGCGCGGAGACGGAGCAAGTAGTCGCAGTCCTCATAGTACGCCATGCCGAAGTTCTCGTCGTAGAGACCGATCTTCTCCGCAACGGAGGGCGCTTGGCCGAAGAGCGCCCAGCCACCGCAGGCGCCGATGAACGCGTGCCCGGACTCGAATGCGTCCGCGAATTTCTCGAGCGCATCCGGTTGAAGCTCGATGTCGTCGTTCGAGATCACGATCGAATCGGCGTCGGCCATCTCGAGTAAGAGGTTCCACGACGCCGCGACGCCCAGGTTTTTCCCCGGGGACACGAGCTCGAAGTCGTCGCGAGCACGAAATGCCTCAGGAAGCCGATACTTCCCTCCGTTGTCGATAATGACGTAACGGTCAGGCTTCACCGTTCCGGCCTCCGCGGAGGCGATGAGCCTATCGAGCAGGTCGTAGCGATTCAGAGTCGGGATCCCGAGTATCATTTTCTCTCCTCTAGCAATTTATCGATCGTGCTCCAGTCGAATTCCATCCAGCATGCCTCGCGCTCTTCGGAACCGAAGGCGACGAGAACTGTGTCGCCTTTGTCGAGTAGCCCGGTCGCGTACTCGACGCCGACGTGGCCAAAAGCCACGAGAGTGCTCCAACGACTGATCGGTCGGTGTTCGGCGAGTTCCACCCATCGGTGCATGTAGACACGATGATCATCGAAGTGCGCCACGACATGGACGAGCATCACCCACCGTCCCCATGGGGCTCTCACTGGGGGCGTGCCGCCGCGCCAGGAGGAGGCGTTCACGGGGGAGGGAGAGCGGGAGTACACCTCACACTCTCCGGTGACGCAGTCAGGCCGCAGCAATGTGAACGGATCGAACCCGTAGATGAGCAGCAGCCCCCTGCCCGTCTCCCACGGTACCCAGTTTTTCTCGCACGGCCCGGCGAGCGGGCACTTCAGCGTCGTGAGGAACTCGATGTCGCGAACGGTCGTGTTTAGCCTGCCGAGGACGACCTCGGGGCGCCCGGCCGGATGAAAGCACGTCGCGGTAAACCAGATCCGATCTTCGTGCACGACCCATCGCTGATCTTCGAGCCCGCGAACATGAACATCGGGATTCCAGCCGCTGGGCCACCAGAGAGGCGTCGTCTCCACGTCGCCGACGAACGGAGGCTCCATCGGGCGCACGACGACGTTCCTCGTGCGAACGATCCCGTCTGGATCCTTCGGAGCGAAGACGACTCCGCGCTCGTGGTAGTAGTTGACGAGCGAGAGGTTGGCGTAGACCGTGCCGCGGTACGTGACGATGGCCGGGTTCTTCGGGACGTACTCGGTGGTGTTCGGCTCGGTGAGCCCGAGGAACTTTGCGGACGACGTCCGGAGCTTTTCGGATACGGCAAAAACGCCCATGCGGTTGGCCTGCCCGAGCATCGGCTTCACATAGAAGCTCAGCGTCTGAAGCATGTGGGCTTGCGTATGCGCATCGCAGTCGCGGGCGCCAATGAGCTTTTCTGCGGCAGCGATCCCTTCGTCCTGGTGCTCCGTGTAGTAGGCAGAGATCGCAATCTCTTTCAGAGGAGCCGTCTGGTACGCATCTGCCCAGACGAAGAGACCGGTGCTCGGGAGCGGGATCTTGCTCGCCTGTCGAGCGAATAGGAGCGCCGCGTGATTGCGTCCCCTCTCTCTATGGTGGGACGCTAGGTTCACGAGCGGCTCCACCCGCGACGGGCGCCGCTGGTAGGCGGCGACGAGGGTACCGACCCCCTCCGCTTCCCGTCCGAGCGCGAGGAGGGACAGCCCCTCCCTGTAATGCGCGTACCACGCCTCTTGATCCCAGCCTCCCGCGTCGCGGCGTTTGCGGTAGAGCGCAACGGCCTGCTCGTGCTTCCCACTGTCCGCGTACGCCCGCGCGAGGTAAAACATGTAGCGGACGTTTCCTGGCTCGTCGATGAGCCCCTGCTCGAGGAGACGAATGTCCCGCTCGGTCTTGTCGCTCTTCGAGCCGCCGTCGTCGTGATCGCGGAGCCACATGTACTGCCGGCCGATCTCCGGAGGGTCACCGATGTCCGGCGTCGCCGCCCAGTATTCATGTGTGACGCTGACCGCGCGCCAGTCGTGAGAGAGCCGCGCGAGACGGAGGTTCGGGTAGAACTCGCCGTGGTTCAGCTGGATGAGGTAGTGCCCCGGCGCCGTGAGCATCTTCCGGTCGAAGCCCGGCTCGACAACGAGCTCCATATCCGCGTCCATGAAGAGGAGGTAGGTGGAGTCGAGGGGCCACTCCCGATGCATTTCCCTGACCCATCCCTTCGCGGCCTTCGCGGACAGCGATCGGTTGTGTCCGAAGTTCACCCACTCGTGGTACTCGAAATGGAAGGAGCGAAACGCCGCGTCGCGGTCCCACTCTGAGAGGATGCGGTTCGCGATGGCGCGCGTCTCGTCGGTGCCGTTCCAGCACACGACGACCCCGTCAACGTGAGGAAGAACCGAACGCAGGCACCGCTCGATGATCTTCTCCTCGTTCTTCACCATCAGGCAGAGGACAAGCCTCGGGCACTCGGGAGACCCCGCATCTCGGTCGGACATGGATAGCCAGCTAGCCATGTTTGTTCCCTAAAAGCTAGAGGTTTTTGGGGCCGAAAAGTTCTCCCTTCCTCGAGTTATGAAGTTCAGGTACCGTCTCTGCTTATGAGTCGCTTCGGAAGCGTGACCCTCGCGAGTGCGTCGTCGTTGGTTACCCGCATCGTGCAGGCTGAGACTCCGGACGACTTGCAGGCGCTCACGAACGACGCCCTCGACGCGATCTACGCGCTCGCTGGTTCCTACCAGGTGATTGCGATTACTCTCGCCGCAGCGGGCAGCGGGGACGCCTTCACCGTGACGATCGAGGCCGCACTCGGAGCAGATCTCATTCAGGGCGGCTTCCCGTCGGCGCCCAGCGTGTCGTGCTACATGGCGGCCGAAGCGGAGGCGCTCGCCATTGCGCGCGACGTCGTCGCGCCGACCTCCGGCACGGTGAGCGATTCGCAGATTGCGGGGGGGTCCAAGGGGACCCTCTTCATGGGAATGTTGGTGCTCGGTACGCCGACACCGATCACTCCCTCTGGGCCGACTGGCCCATCGTCCGAGACCGGTGCGACGGGTTCCACCGGCCCCACAGGACGCACTGGCGCAACGGGTCCGACTGGCCCAACGGCAGCAACGGGCCCCACGGGTCCGACGGGTTCGACAGGCCCGACGGGTGGTCCGTAGCCGAACAGAGGGATCTTCTTCGATGCCTGAAAGGAATGAATTCAGATGAGCCGCTACGGAACAGTCACTATCTCAAGTCCGACTTCGCTCGTCACGCGCATCGTGCAAAGTTCCGATCCGGCAGATCTCGAGGCCAAGGTCAACGCCGCGATTCTCGAAATCGCCGCGCTCGCTGGTTCCTACCAGATCACGGCGATTACCCTCGCTGGTGCCGGCGACGGTCACACGTTCACGGTGACCGTAGAAGCGGGAGCGGCTACCGACATCGTCGATGGCAGCTTCATAACGCCGCCGAGCGTCGTCTGCTATTCGGCTTCCGAAGCCGAGGCGCTGGCGATCGCGCATCAAGCGTCGCTGCCGACCTCCGGCACGCTGAGTGATTCGCAGGTAGCGGGGTCCTCGAAGGGGACCCGCTTCATGGGCATGCTCGTTCGAGGCACGCCGGCTGGCGGCGCAACGGGTTCGACTGGTCCGACCGGTGCAGCGGTCACGGGACCGACTGGACCGACAGGCGACACTGGCCCGACTGGACCGACAGGCGATACTGGGCCTACCGGACCGACCGGAGCAACGGGCGCGACGGGCGTCACTGGCCCCACGGGGGCGTGATCGTAAGCCTCGCCGCTTAGCGAGGAAACTGGCCTTCCGCGATACCCGCGCTTCCCAGCCGCGCGCCGTAAGGCTATGCTGGAGCACATGTTCGATACTCCGCCGGATGTTTTCGAGAACGTGGCTCCTGAACACCGGCCAAACGGACGTCCGGCAGCGCCGGTCGGCGCCACCCCTGACGGCCTTGGCGCCTACGCGCGGCCGACGTCGGGGACAGGGGAGTATTTTCAGCCCGGGCCATCAGCAGGCGCCGCCTCCGGGATGGGCGCATATGCGGTCCCGACAAACGGGATGGGCGGAGAGCTCGCATTTCTCGAGCCGCTCGATGCTTCCCCCGCCGCGGCGATGCGCACTGCCGGCATCACGGCGCTCGTTGCCGCGGTTGCCTTCGGCAGCGGGCTCGCGCTCGGTGGCGCGTGGGGAGGGGTGAGCGGCATCATGTTCTCCGGATCTGCGTTCAACATTTATCGAGCGCAGAAGTGGTGGGGATCTCCCGACGCGAGCGAGAAGTCCGAAGCGGTCGTCTCCGCTCTCTTTGGAGCGATCGGGATCGCGGCCGGAGGATACGCAGGCTACAAGGCGTATCTGACGAAGTAGGAGCACTCGATGGGAGATGCAGCAGGCGCCCCCTCTGGGGCCACGATGGTCGATGCACAGCTCACGAATGTGAGAGTACTGAAGCCATTCGAGGGATTCGAGGCTCGGTACCAGGGACGACAGGCTCTCACTCCGATTGCCTTCCCGGGAGAGCGTGATCCTCGCGCCCGCGCTCAGTCCGCTGGATTCGATCCGGATTTACTCGCAGGGATCCCGGTCCCAGAAGGCGCCCGCGTCATCTTGTGGCTGCCGATCTGTTTCTCTCCGGTGCCGCCGGGAAACGCCCTCTTTCCGTTTCAGTTCTACAGTTACAGATTGATCTGGCGCTACCAGAACCTCGGCGGGTTCCGGGATCCGGCGGTGAAGCACAAGCGCGCTCCCTACCACTTTCCTCGCCAGACCCCCGGGGCGCCGGATACCTCGAGCGGCCCCGCGCTCCCCCGCTCGACACTCCCCGCCTCGTGGCATGTGATCGCGTACGAGCAAACGGAGCCCGCCACGGGAGCCGGAAACCTCGTCATCCGCGTGGAGCAAATCACGCCGACGATGGACTCGGTCACGCAGTTCCTGCAGCCAATTCTTCGAGACGGGCGCCCCGGGGTTATTCAGCAGGGCGTCATGGACCCGGCGACGCTTGGCGCGGACTCGGGCGCTGCGAGCATGCCGATCTTCATGCCGTTCTGGACGGACGCGGAAGGCGACGAGCTCATCATTCTCGCGACGCGCACGAATGCGACGACCGATCCGGCGGACGTGTGGGATTTTACGAGCCCCGATCTCGACCTTGCGTTCTCCAACATCTACGGGACCGGGAACGGGACCCATCCTCTGCTCCGAGATCTCGGCATCTACATGCAAACGGGCACCACGCCCTGAGCGCTTTCGTCTCGAAAATGTCCGACAGTTTTTGCTGAAAGGGAACGACGCCATGTTCAAGGGATCACGAGACCCAGGGGTTGATTACTTCGATGACGTCCTCAGAAAGGACGACGCGGGCGTATTCGGCGGCCTCGGCATCGAGGACTACGACGGCCTGAAGGAAGAGATCAGTCCGGAGGGATTGAAGATCCGGATGAACTGTCGGTCGTGCGGTAAGGAGCACGATGTCACGCTCGAATGGCAGGAGCTCTACATCGCGGGCACGAACGGGCTCCCCGGGGCATCGCTCCTCCTTCCCAACGGCTGGCAGTACAGCCAGAACAACGGGAAGCTCTATCCGGCGAACATCAAGTGTTCAAAGTGCCCAGACGGATTTCTCTGTCCGCAGATCACCCCCGACGAGGCTCGGGCGCGAGTGAATGACGCTCTCTCTCAGAACCTCATCGATCCAAACCTGCTCGCGCAATGGAAGCAGCAGGTCACGATGTATCGGCAACAGCGGGGTGGTTGATTCTGTCCGGTGTCCCTCAAGGCGGAGATCGGAAAATGAAGGCCCGCCCATCGGTAGTTCTGTGCTTCCCGGTCAAGACGCCGACGGGAACGAGGCACGGGGAGGCTATCCCCGCGAACATGTTAATCGCGTGGGGCTGGCTTCGCGTGCTGCGGACCGGAATGGACGGCTACGGGGAGCTCGAGATGTGGGGCCGGGAGGAGTACGCCGCCTATTGCAAGGCTCACCGAAACAAGAGGGTCCCCTTCAGGCCGACCGTGGTGGCGCCATGATCGAAGAACGGGAGCAGAATTGAGCGCATGTCCTGAGATCCGCTCCTCGCGCACGGACGAGGAAGCGGAAGCCGTCATCGAGCCGTACTTCCTGGCGGTACAGGAGACCTTCGTGAAGGCGGGGGCGGAGCGGTGCAAGAAAGTGAGGTTCGAGGTGGCGCCTTGGATCCACGACTCGGCGCGCCACTTCGCGGCCTGCGAGGACACGGGACGGCGCATGGTGGTCGCGCCCGAGATCGCGGAGCTACCAGAGGAGACGCTGCTCGCTATTTTGAGTCATGAGTTCGGACACGCGACGGACTTTCTCTACCCGGCCGAGTTCGTGCTCATCGACGACGGGGAGCTCGTGCGGCTGCCTCGGGTCCCCGCCAAGCTCATCAACAAGAAGGCCGAGCAAGCGAATCTCGCTCGGATGAACGCCTGGCAGCGTCGGGACTCGGATTCGATTGAACGAACGGCGGACGCCATTGCGGAGCGCTACACGGGGCACCTCGTCGGGTACTGCGGGCCCTGTGAGCTCCAGTGTTTTGATCGAGGACGACGACCGAGAAGAAAGGGCCTCCGATGACACCGAGAAAGTACGAGCAATAGATGTCCGACGGCGGGCTCGTTGGCGCGATCTGGCAGACAGCGCTCACCTGGCGCCGTGAGTGGCGCACCAGAAAGTGCCCGCACTGCGCGGCGCACGGCAGGCAGGCTACATTGCAGCACGTAGTAACCGCTCGAGGGTACGTGCGTCGTTGTTGGCAGTGCGGCGGCGAGTACGACTCGGACGGGAGACGCAAATGGCCAAAGTGAAGCGCGAAGGGAGCAAGAGCATTCGACAATCGAGTCCGTGCCTGACCGAAAGTCAGTGGGTTGACGTGTTCCGGCTGCGGTGTCGCGCCAAGCGAGGCGAACGCTTGACGGACGAAGAGCAGACGCTAATTATCACGGCTTGGCGCGAGAATCGGAAACGATACAGCGACCTGGACGTCCGCGTGTTCAGCGAGACGGCACCGTTCGGATCGTCGGTCTGGCGCGCAAGCGGGAGCGCACAATGACTCATCCACCGAAGATGTATCGGGTGATCTTTCACGACAACGGCAGCGAACATGTCCTCGAGCGGGAGCCCTTGGAAGGGATCGAGAAGTGGGCCGCTGGACAGAACGTGACCGTGCACGAGTACGCGTACTCGCGAACCCCGTATTCGCGCTTGCCTAAGAAGGCCGCGGTGCCGGGGCAGGCAGTGTCACCGGTGTCGCAATCGTAATCGAGTGCGTCGCCACCCAGGCCCACGCGGCAATCGCCCCGAGGGAAATCGCGACCGCGGCGATCTGCCAGCCGGCTATCCCGGCAAGACGAAGTCCAGTGCCCCAGGGAGCGCGGACCGAGAACTCCGGATGTGAGGCTTGCTGAGGGCGCGCGCCCATCTGCCGCTTCAGTTCTTCGAGGTCGTTCTGGATCGGAGTCAGCTCCTCTTGCCAGTTCGAGGGCAACGGATGCGGCGCGTGCTCCTCGGGGACAACCGTCCCTCGGCTTCGGGCAAGATCAGAGATCAGTCGTCGTTGCTCGGCATTGTGCTTCGCGGACTCGCCGAGGGAGCGGCCCACGGCGGGATCGATCCCGTGCTTCTTAGCCATGGTGACCGTTGTCTCGCATGCGGCGCTCGGTTCTCAGAAAGTCGACCTCGAGCTCGAGAGGGCCGAGTCGGTCCAATGCTGTTCGTACGTCAGCGGCGAGATCTCTGAGCGCCTTCTGGACCTTGCTCAGTTCCGCCTCATGCGTCCGATCGAGATTCGCGACAAGCCGTCCGAGCGCTCCGAGCGCCTCGGTCTGCTTCTCGCTGGCCGCGGCCTGTGCAGACAGGATGGCGATGAGTGGATCGAGAACCGGACCGGGGTGATCGGAGACGCCTCTGGATTCCATGCTCGTTCGTGCTCCTTCAGAATTTGAGAGAGTTTAGTGCCCGCCGGCGGGCTTCGCATGGGGTGCAGGGAGCGCGCCCGAAGGCGCGCGCGACGGGCTTTGCGACTGTGGCGAATGCGTCGCCGAGCCGGAGTGAGCCCTGGGGGGCCGCGTGAACGCGGTGGGCCGCAGCGAAGCGGTTGGCCTCGTCCAAGTCCCCGACATCGCTCCCCCCGCACACCTCACAGCGTAGCGAGAATAGAGGCCCCCGCGGCTCGCGCCAGATGAGGACCCAGGGAATATCCGGAGAAAACCGCTGCACCTTGAGCCCTATCCTACAGCAGCTGTTGTTGCGGGAGAAGTCCTGGTATCCTGCTTCTGATGAGCACCGCACCCTACGTCCTCGGTGGTATCGCAGGCTTAGCGCTGGTGAAGGCGTTGTTCAGACCGCACCGCGCGGTTGTGCGGGAGGGACAAGTGGCCGCCTGTCCGGGACAGAATCGGTACAAAGTGTGTGACGCGAGCCTCGCGATCGACTCGCCGGCTGGCGGAGAGGTCTACGCGACGGCGGGGGCGCGGGTCGCAGCCGCGGGGGACAAGTTCATTCAGCTCGCCTGCCACGACGAGCCGGTGGTGCTCATGTACGATGGCGTCGTGCCCTCGGTGCAGGAAGGGCAGTACGTAGGCCGCGGTCAGGTGATCGGGCAATCTGTCGGACGCGTGTACTTCTCGGTCACGCAGTTCCTGCCCGGAGGCAAGATCGTGAAGGTCGATCCGTCGTCGTGGCTTGCGTCGCGCGGGCAGAAGATCGCGGCGACGTACACGGGGCAAGGCACGTCGTGGTGCGAGCAGGGACGACACATCGAAGTGCCGGCGAGCGCGGGCGTTGCGTGTAATTTGTTCGAGCCAGAGCGTGGCGGATTTGCACTCTTGCCGGTAACGGTGAGCGTGGAGCGCTGAACCAATGACCGTGCGCGACAAGACAGGGACGTCTGGGCGCGGCACGCCGCGCGTGCCTCCTTTTGCCGGCACCGGAGCTACAGGCCCGACAGGCCCAACCGGACCAACCGGAATTCCTGGGACTGCCGTCGCCACCGGAGCTACGGGCCCGACTGGACCCTTCGGTGGCCCAACGGGGCCGACGGGTGTCACCGGACCGACGGGCGCGACGGGTGCGACGGGTGCCGCGAGTACCGTGACCGGACCGACCGGTGTCACAGGCACGACAGGCCCTACTGGTAGCACCGGACCGACGGGCGCGACGGGTCCGACAGGCGCGACCGGTGTCACAGGCACGACAGGCCCTACTGGTAGCACCGGACCTACGGGTGCGACGGGTCCCACTGGTAGCACCGGTCCTACGGGCACTACGGGGTCTGCGGGACCTGGCCTACGAGAGCTCACTCTGCTCGCAGACTCGGCGTTGCTCTCGCTCACGAACGGCGCCAACTCGATTACGCAGGTTGAAGCGGCGACCAACAAAGAAAACTACCTAGTCGTGCAGTTCCTCCAATCAGCACAGAGCTTCTGTGAATGGAAGGGGTTTCTGCCTTCTACTTACGATGGTTCTGCACTAGTAGCGACATTCTATTGGATCGCTGCTTCAGCGTTGACTGACTCGGTTGTTTGGGGATTGCAAGCGCGTGCCTACGCCGACGGCAACGCGATTGATCAGGCGTTTGGGGCCGCACAGGAAGTGACGGACGCGAACAACGGCACCAGTGACGTCAACATCTCCGCTGCAACAGCCGGCATCACCCCCGCAGGTGCACCCGCTGCGGGCCAGCACATTCAGTTCCGCGCGTATCGACTCGGCTCGGGCGCTGACAATCTTGCAGCAACAGCCAGACTTCTCGAAATCCGAGTGACTTGGTAAAATGGCAACCCGTTGGCTTGTCACGGGGGGAAACGGAAACTGGAACAGCACCACTAATTGGTCAGCCTCCAACGGAGGTGCTTCGGGCGCCTCATTTCCTGTCGCTGGTGATACCGCGAACCTCAACAGCGCAGCGAACATCGCGATTAACGTCGCCTCGGCGTGCGCGATTCTGGACATGACGGGATACACGGGGACGTTTTCGGGGTCTCAAGCCCTGAGTACCTCGGGGAATGTCACACTGGGGGGTACCATTACGTATTCGGGCACTTGGACCTGTGTGGGAACGAGCGGGACACAGGTTTTTACATCCGCCGGCAAGGACATCCAATTAGCGGCCCTGAAAGTGAATGGGGCGGGCGGAACGGTGCAATTTGCGGACACTTTTTGGTCCGGACAGATCAATCTGACGAATGGAACGCTTGACACAAATAACCAGCAGTGGACTACCAATCTTTTCAATCTCTCAGTGGGGACCAAGACGCTGAAGCTGACTAATTCACACGGCATTATTGCGGGCACAGGGATTTCGTGGGATTCTGCGACGAACCAGACAAACCTGACCTTGACGCACGGTGGAGCGTCGAAATTGACCTTCAACGGTGGGGTGGCGCTGACGACGATGCTGGTCGGCGGGGCGTCGGGACAAGCTTACGACGACATCGAGTTCTTAGGAGGAGCAGGTGGCTTCACGTTGTCTGGGCAGAGCCTACTCTACCGTGACTTGCTATGCTCAAGCCCGGGCGCCTCAATCGTGACAGTTGGCAACGGGGTTTTCCGAAACATAGACTTTACGGGGTTCCTGGGAACGTGGAACGAGACGCTCGGAACCAGCTTTCTGGGTAACCTGGTGTTCGTTGCGGGAATGGCGCTGACGAATGCGACGACAATCACGGCGCGTGGAACGGGACTCCAGACCATAACGATGGCGGGACTCTCCGCGACGTTCCAGCTCAACATCCTCGCGACAGTCGGAACCAACACGGTGCAACTGCTCGATACATTTTCCGGGACAAAGCCGGTGAAGATTCAAAAGGATGGGTGCGGCATCATCAGCAAGGCCGGGGTGACGAACACATGCTCTTTGTTCTCGGCTGTAGGGACGGCAGGATCTCCATGCACTCTCGCATCCGACACTCCTGGTTCTCCGACTACGTGGAGCGTCGCGACGAACGAGCAGAAAGCAACCGCGCTCTCGGTGACAGACGTGTATGTGACCGGTGGCGCTCGATGGTGGACCGGTCGGTTTGGAGTTGACAACGGAGGAAACTCAGGCTGGCGGTTTACAGACTGGGCGTTGCGCCGTCCTTACTTCTAGCCATGGTTGAAAGAGCCCCATGAGCAGGTACGGCAGCATCAGCATCACGTCCCCCGCCTCGCGCATTGCGCGAGTCGTCGAGAGCGCAGATGCGACCGATCTGGAGACCCGGACGAATGCTGCAATAGCGGCACTTCCCGGCGGCTACGTCGTGGTCGCGATCACGCTCGCCGGAGCGGGCGACGGCGGGGCCTTCACAGTCACGATCGAAGCGGGGGCCGCGGCGGATGTAGACGGCGGGTTCACCTCTCCGCCGACGGTCGCCTGTTTTGCTGGCTCTGACGCGGAGACGCTCGAGATCTTGAGAACGGAAGCGGGCCCGTCGATGGGCCAGTTCGCGGACACGCAGGTCGCCGGAGCGAGCAAAGGGCTCCGGTTCATGATGATGGTCGTGACCGGCCCTATCGCCTCGTCAGGTGGCGGCACGACCGGGGCGACGGGCAGCACGGGCCCTACTGGCCCCACCGGCCCTACTGGCGCCGCCGGTACAGCGACGAACACGGGTGCAACAGGCCCGACCGGCGTCACTGGCCCGACCGGCGCGACCGGGCCCACTGGTAGCACTGGGCCGACAGGGAACACAGGCCCGACGGGCGCAGCGAGTACGGTGACCGGTCCGACAGGGAACACAGGTCCAACGGGCGCTGCCAGCACCGTGACGGGCCCGACGGGGAGCACAGGCCCGACGGGCGCGGCGAGCACCGTGACGGGCCCGACGGGGAGCACAGGCCCGACGGGCGCCGCCAGCACGGTGACCGGTCCGACAGGGAGCACAGGCGCGACGGGGCCGACAGGCAGCACGGGCCCGACGGGCGCTGCCAGCACCGTGACCGGTCCGACGGGGAGTACAGGCCCGACGGGGCCGACAGGCAGCACGGGCGCGACGGGACCGACCGGCGTCACAGGCCCGACGGGCCCAACAGGTAGTACTGGGTCGACCGGCAGCACGGGCCCCACTGGCGCGGCTGGCATTACGGTCCTCGCGAGCGGATCGAATGCAGTGAACGGCGTCGGGACCCCTCCGAACTTCGTCACCGTCGGTCCCTTCACAATTCCGGCGGGAAAGGTGCCGGATGTCTGGGTGATGATCCGCAACATCGATACGTTGTCGCGAGGATGGGGAAATCCGAACATCATTCCCGCGGAAACTTACATGTGGCGTTTCGATGGGGACGGGACGTCTGTGGACAACGTGAATGTGGTCTTGACCAACAACTCCGCGGTGGACGGGATCGTCTTCGACTGGGCCGTCCTCCTCGTGTCGATGTAGAGGCGATCATGAACGACGACTCTGGAATCGGGTACGCGAAGAACCTCGTCCTCACGTTGGGGATGAACGCGAACGCGTCGAACGATCGCACGGTCGCGTCTGGGAATAACTCGAGAGCAGAGGGGTCGCTCTCGAGAGCCGGAGACGCCCCTTCGACGTTCACGATCGCGGCCAACGGAACGACGGTGACGATTGCCGGAGATGTGACCGCATTTTTCGTGAACGGCGACATGGCCAGGATCAAGCCCAGCACGCCAGTCATCCAGGACGTCGTGTCGCGGACTATCACGAGCGTGCCTGCGTTCGCCGCTGGTAACACCACGTTCAGCATCTCATCGGCGATCGACACGACGACCACTGGGGGGAGCATCGTGGACGCCGCCCGCGGCGCCGCCGCTCACGCGGAGGGAGACACCTCGGTCGCGACCGGCCTATCCTCTCACGCGGAAGGCAAAAACGGTACGGCAAGCGGCCCTCAGTGCCACGTGGAAGGGGTGGGTTGCACCGCTAGCGGCAACCCTGGCGCGCACGCGGAGGGGAGAGAGAATATCGCGTCGGGCGACAATGGCGCGCATGCCGAGGGCTACAACGGTATCGCTTCTGGGGAGTCGTCGCACTCGGAAGGATTCGGAGGCGTGGCCTCGGAGGAGGCGAGCCACGCTCGAAACTACAACGCGCGAGCCCAGGCGTTTGCCGCGTCCGCGTCCGGATGGGGTGCCGTCACTGGCCAGACCGGGCAGGGGCACGCGGCGGAGGAAGTGCGCGGCGGCGGCGAAGCGTTCGGTGGGTTCGCGCACGGCGGGATCCAGAGCGGGGCGGTGACGTATCACGTGGAGGTGGGGGCCAGTACCACAGGGGTACTGGCGGATGCGCTCGGCACGGCGGCCTGGACCGGAGAAAACGATTTCAACTACACGTTCTGGATCGAGCTCACGTATGCGAGCAAGGTATCACCGGCGGTTGCCGGGCAGTCGGCGAAGCTCAAGGTGGACGCTCACCAGACGGGTGGCGCCTTCGTGGTAGACGGCCAGACGACGTCCGAGGGAACGGATCCTGGTTCCATCGGAGCATCGGTCGTAGCCTCCGCTTCCGGCGCGACGATGGTGCTCACGGTCACCAACGCACTAGCGAGTGTGATCCGCGTCGTCGCCACTCTCCGCTGGAACGCTCTCTCTACGACGTAGCTGGACGGACTGTCGGGCTTCCCACCAGGCTCCGACCAAAATACCGCAGAGGCCACCGGAGAGCCACCCAAGGAGGTACGCGAGCGACGCCGTCACGGGGCGCTCCGCCAGAGGCGGGCAAGGCCCCAGGCGAAAGGGAAGGCGATCCAGGCGATGGCCACGACCACGACGGGGTTCAGCATTGGCTAGCTTGGACGAATCGGGTACCATGCATATTCATGCCGATCAAGCCTGCCCCGTCCACGTGGCGAGTCCTGAAGGGCGGGATGACGGGGCACGATGTCGCGGCGTGGCAAGCATCGCAGCAGGGGGAGGCTTTCCCGCCGGCCTGGCCCGCGAGGTGGCCGATCTCGGTGGATGGGTCGTTCGGGCCCATGACCACTCTGGCGACGAAAGCCTTCCAGGTACGCCGCGGGATCGCGGATGACGGCGTTGTCGGAGTCCGAACGCGGTCGCTCCTCGATCCGACGCTCTTCGAGGATCCGGTGGTTGTGCCGGTCTGGCCTGAGCTCCCCTCGATTCCATTCGTGCAGGCGCGGGATTGGCGCTACGCCGCGCGCACAACGGTGGACATTCTCACGCTTCACTCAGCGGAGATCGGCGAGTTTCACTCGAGTGCGGAATCGGTCGCTGCGTACTTCAAGTTGGGCCCGGTGAAGCCGAGCTCGTCCGGGTACGTCGTGGATGACGATTCAATCATTCAGTGCGTGCGGGACGAGCACATTGCGTTCCACGCGCCCGGAGTGAACCCCCGCTCGATCGGTATCGAGCAGGCTGGGTACGCGAAGCAGACGAGGGCCGAGTGGCTGGATCCGTACGGGCAGCGCATGCTGCGCCTCGTTGCCGCGCTCGTGGCGCACAAGGCGAAGGAGTTCGGTATCCCGCTCGTCTGGCTCACGCCTGAGGATATCCTCGCCGGTAAGCGGGGGCTCTGCGAGCACATCGACGTGACGCATGCGTACCCAGATCTCGGGACGCACGTCGACTGCGGCCCGAACTATCCGAAGGACGTGGTGCTCGACTGGGCCGTCGAGGCATCCGCGCTCATTGCGGCCTGAGGAGAAACCAAGATGACCAAGAGAGCAACCGCCGCGAACGAGAAGTACTTCGTCTTCGAGATGGCGATCCGGGATAGGAAGAAACCGATCCGCCAGGTGAACAACAAGCCGCTCGGGCTCGAGGCGGCGAAGTCGCTCGCCCGCATCGGTGCGACCGAGGGGAAGCACGACCGGTCGGTCACGACGAGCCCGCGTTCTCGGAACTTCCAGCTCGTGGCTCAGTACGCGGCGGGGACCGGGCAGAACGTTACGCAAGCCCTCCGGGCCAACCGGCTCCCTCCGGGCAAGGTGCAGCGGCGGAGCACGCGTGTGGTGGCCGCCGAAATCGAAGAGACAGGGCCGCTCTCCGAGCGGATGCCGATGCAGCGCCCAATGGTCGACGCCATGGGTTGGATGTACGATCCCATGACAGGCGCGCCACTGAGGAAGGAAATGCCGCGGGCCGAGCCGGTGTTTTACGAAGAAGACGAAGACGGTTCACCGCTCGATGAGTTCGCGGACGACTGATGTCGGACACCGGCCTCACGCCATGGATGGAGCAGAAGCTGTCCCAGCTTCTGCAATTCGCGGCCAATCAGGGCATCGACGCGAAGGTCATCTCTACGCTCCGGACGTGCTCCGAACAGAACGCCATCTACGAGGGAGGGGCAGGGGTCGCGACGACGGTGGCGGGCTGCCAGTCCTGGCACGTCTGGGGGCGCGCCGCGGACTTGCAGATCGCGGGGCCCTTCAGTGACTACGCTATCCTCGGGGACTACTGGAAGCGGCTCGGGGGCGTCTGGGGAGGGGACTGGAAGGTGCCGCAAGATCCGGGGCATTTCGAGTGGCACCCGGACGTGGCGATGCACGACATCTGCCCAACAGGGGCGGAATGTCCAGCCTTTTCTGGAGAGTGGCCGGAAGACCGCCCCTTCTTCGACCGACCCGCGCCGCGCGTGATTTTAGGGCTCGCGCTCGCCGGCGGCGGGGTAGCTCTCGCCAGGCACCTCCTCAGACGGTAATCTCTCGGGGAGGAGCCTCCCAATGAATTTCGGAACCATCACCGACCCGGCCGCAGCCACCGCCCTCTTCATTCAGAGTGCCGATGCAGAAGACTTGCAGGCCAAAGTCAACGCGGCGATCGACGCCACCACGGGCGCGATCGCCAGCATCAGTCTCGCTGGTGCAGGGGATGGCCATACCTTCGTCGTCCTGATCGAGTCCGCTCCTTCCGTCGATGTGGAAGGCGGCCTTCCGGCAAGCAGCGCAGTCACACCAGTGATCTTTTACGAAGCCGGGTCCGGAGAAGAGCTCGCGGTGGCGAAGACAGCCGCCGGGGTGCCCCCTCCGCTCACGAATCCGAATCCGCCGCCCGCTACCCTCCCCTACGTCCTCATAGGCGAGGAGCTAGCGGGTAGCAGCAAAGGAACCGTGTTCATGGGGATGTCCGTCTTCGGACTTGCGGAGATCCCGAGCAACGCCAACTCGTCGTTTGCTTCCGGCGATCTCTCCGGAAGTCTCGTTGCTGCTACCGAGAACATCCTCGACATGGCGTCGCTGTTCTCGAACGGTAAGTTCTCGCTCTTGACTGCTCAACAGTTGCAGTACCACGGAAGCGTTGGTCTCCTCGCAGCGATCGACGCAAGCGTGACAGTGACGCTCACTGGCGCGGACGCATTCCCGGCACCGGTGACCGTGGAGGTGGTCTATGACCCGCTCGGAACACCTCAGGTGATCGCCTCGATCGTCGCTCAGGTCGAAGGGGCGAACGAGGATGAGAACATCGCGCTGCCGACGCTCGGCTTGCTCCTTCCGACGTCAGCCACTGCCGCTCCGACGTTGCTCGACAGGATCGGCTTCCGGGTGATAACCCCAGCCGGCGGAGTAGGGACCGCCTCGGGTCTCTTCCGCGTCATCCAGGGCTAGTTAGCTCTCTCCGCAACCCGGGTTCGTAACCTGCGTTCCGAAGGGCGAGTTCCAGATCATCCGCGAACTCCGCATCCATGGCCCGCCGACGTTGTGCGTACTCCCACAAAAGGTCTTGCGCTGTTGTATCCTTCACCGACAGCGGGACCTTGCCGCGGGGGCAGGTCGGATATTTGTCGCTTTGAAACTCGCCCTCGATGATGTGCGCGCCCACGCTACGCCCGCTTCTCTTTTGCCTGCTGGATCAAGTTGATGACCGTGCCCTGGATCGTCCCTCGGTTCCCTTCAGAGACCTGAGCCAGGGTCATGCGTTCCAGCTTCTGGTACACGTCGAGTGGAAGGCGCAAGAACATGCCCCGCCTCCCGCGGGACATGCCGGGAGTGGACACGGGGGGCTTTTTCTTGGGCGGCACAGGGAGTTAGGCTAGCAGAGCTATCCAGGCTAGCCAAGGGCTATGTTTTCTTCGGATCTTCGGGGTCGCCGCGCGAGATCGGCCGAGGAATGACGCGAACGGCCTCGGGGGCTGGCGTGACCCCCCCGGGCTTGGTGAGTTCCCGGGACCTGGCGCGAACGGCTGCGATCTCGCTCGAGATGCCGGTGACGGGGGTCCGGTCAGGATCGCTTGACATCATCGAGCGAATTCGAGAGCGGAGGAGCCCGATGTCGTTTTCGAGGTGAGGCAATCGGTCGAATCGGTCGGCGATATCGCGGAGACGCTTGATGGTGCCAGGGCGATCGAAGAGATCGAGAAGTGCCTGGATCTCCCCCAGGGCCTTGTCTGCGAGTTTGAGGGTGGCGTCGAAGGCGGCTCTGTCGTTTGCCATGGTCCGCCTACGTGAGCCATTGCCAGATGGCGCCGGCCCATCCGGCGTACCCCGCTGCGTTCGGGTGAAGCCCGTCGGGTGAACGCGGGATGTCGAGCTGCTCGCTATCGAAGTAGTGAGGCACGACCGCTCTGACCATGTCCGACACGCCTTGGCGTGGGAACGGAAGTTCCGGTGGGCCAATCCAAACGATTTGCGCGCCCGTTCCTTGGAGTTTCCCGAGGAGATCGTGGAACGACGGCTCTTCGCGTCCGACGGCGCCAGGCGCGGTCTTCTCGTCGTTCGTCCCGAGCGATACCAAGATCAACGTCGGCTCGAAGTCGACGAGCGCCTGGTCGAGCCAGTCGGACCCGGCCCAGTCGGGGATCCGGGTCCCGACGATGCCGTGGCCAAGAAAGCCGGAGACCCCGGACTCTTCGGCCAGCTGCTTCATCGGAGTCGTGAGCCCGAGCGCGAGGCTGTCGCCGATCAGGAGGACCCGGGAGGCGGCGGTGATCTTGGGCCGTCGGGTGGCGAGCGCGGCCAGGCCAACGCCGCTGGCGATCAGAAGACCCCCGAGAAGCCAGCGTCGATCCACCCCGGGATGCTATCACAGAGGGACTTGCGCTAGAATCCGTAGCCGTGGCCTTTACGAACACCTGTGGCGGCCTCGCTTGGGAAATGCAGGGAGACGGCCTCATCGCCGTCCAAGGCCAAGGAACGCCGTTCTTCGCTCCAGGAACCATTCAATTCCGACAGATGGAGCAGACGTGGGCCAACTGGGGGGGATTGTTTTTGGACGCGGGTGGTAGCACGGGAGTCCCGCCCGCATGGCTTCTCGCCATCGCCACCGAGGAGACGGGCCTCTGGTCCGAGAACCCGAGCGACCAAGCCTCGAAGGTCTCTGGCGCGGGCGCCATCGGCGTCATGCAGATCATGCCGGCGACGGCAGCTGGGTTCGGTGCGACGCCGGACGACATGTACGACCCGAAGGCAAATATTCGCGTCGGTGCTGAACTGCTAGCCAAGCTAGCCAATCTGCGCGATGGTCAGCTTCCGGAGATGGCGGCGGCCTACAACAGCGGACGCGTGTGCGACACCGGTCGCAATGCATGGAACCTCGCGATGGCAGGCGACTACGCCGGCTCGGTCATCAAGTGGAACAACACCGCCGTCATGTATCTCGACATGAGCCCGCGGTACGGGCGGACGCTGCTCGGTCTCGCTGTCGGAGGGGCCGGGCTCTATGCCGCGGCGGTGATTGCTGGGCTCACGGCGAAGCCAAAGTGGCTCAAGGCGGCGACGTGATCTGGCGACTCTACGTCTCGGTTGGTATCGCAACGGCGCTCATCGCCGTGCCGGTGATGTGGAAGGCGCTCCGGAACACGTGGAGGCGCCGCTGTCCGTGCTGCGGAGATCCCGTGGAGGCATGGCGACGCTTTGCGGCGTGCTCGGTCATTGCGGGGATCTTCGTCGTGCGAGCGGTAGTCTGGTTCGTGTGGATCCCCGGAGAAATCATTTGGGCCCTGCATAGGGAGCTCCGGGCGCGATGACCTATGAGTACCAGTGCCGCGCGTGCGGCCACACGTGGGAAGAAGAGCAGAAGATCACGGATCCGCCGAGCAAGAAGTGTCCCGAATGCGGGCAACAGGATACGGCGATGCGCCTCATCTCGAAGAGCGCGTTCATCCTGAACGGGCCTGGGTGGTACAAGTCGGGCGGGTACTAAGGATGCAGAAGCAAGTCGTCGCGGTAAAACATCTCCGGTACCCGCTCACCGCTGCCCTCGAGCGGATGATGGCGAAAGACCCGGCGGTGCACCCCTTCGTCATCGTCGAGGCGAACAACACGGACAGTTTTCTTCAGTACTGCGGCTCAGCTGGCGAGCGCCTGATCTTCGACGTTCCGCAGCAGGAGATTCAGCTCGAATGCGATAACGTAGCGCACGCGGTGCTCAACGCAGAGCAGCTCATCGAAAAGAGCTGGCGTCTCGGGGACGACGACACGGTGACGATCATCGAAGACGAGGACAACGGCATCAGACGGAGAGCGAAGGCGTGGCTCGAGAAGCTCAAGGAGAAAATTGGGCTCGTTCCGGATTACGTATGACAGTCACCGGATGAGGCCTGCGTTCCTCAGGTACCGCCCCGCGTTCTCGAGGAGCTCGACCTCTCGGATGTCCGGCTGCACCGGCGTGGCCATCGCGCCCGGGTCCAGAATGACCATACACATGGGGCGAGTCACGCCGTCGATCACCTCGTGGGTGCGCCAGCCGATGTTGAACGCGTGTAGATCTCGGAAGGCGAGATCTGCGGAATTGAGCGCCGTCTCGAGGGTGAGCCCGAGCTCGGCTCCGAGGGGGTTTCTCTGGAGCTCCCGCCAGGCGACCGCCATGTCCCGGAGTGCGTCGTCGGCGAGCTCAGCAGCGGCTTCCTGCTCGCGCTTGGTGCCGCCTCCCTCCTTCAGGCGCATCGGCACCCAGCGGAGGTTCCCGAAGCGGTCGGCGGCCATCCTATAGCGCCTGGTGGCCTCCAGCGTCTGGTGGAGGAGGGAGAACTTTTTCTGTACCCCAGGATGGAACCGAGCGATCGCTTCGGACAGGGAGGAGTAGAGGACCGGCGACGGAAGCCCCACGCGTTTCAGGGCGACCGGCGAGAGACCGATCTTCCGCTCCGTCTCCTCGGAGAGCGCCATCTTGTACGTCGGTGTGTCGTTGAACGGATTGCGCACCGCTACTTGCGTGAAGATGGGCGCCGCCGACTCCCGCACGATGCCGTAGACCGGCTGCGACTCCCCATTGAAGATGACGTCGGGGGTGACGCGCACGACGTCATGCACTTGCAGAAACGCCGGGAGCAACTCCGGTAGCTCCTCGAAGCCCTCGTCGGGCTTGTTGAGGAGTTCCTGCTGGTAGCGCCACACGGGGCCTTCGGATTCGTCTCGTGTGATTTTGATGACCCACGGCTCTTCGCTCGCGAAGACGCACCCAAACCGCCCACACCCGAGCTCGGCTCCGAGCGGGACATCGAGCGTGCGCTGAAACCTATCCAGGTTCGCGGCAATGAACGACGACCACGCGATGCCTTCGGCGATGTGCTGCAGGTTCGCCGGCATCACCGGCAGCTCGACTCTGCCCATCGGGCCGAACTTGCGAGCCGCGCGCTGCGCTGCGCGATCGACAAGAGCGCGGGGCACCGGGGCAGTCGCGGAGTCGTTCCGGCGCATGGCAGGAAGTCTACGCTAATTCGATAGCCGCCGCGACAGCTGTCCGAACTAGCTGCTCGAGGCCTTGTCTCGACGTTATAGGCCTCGAGCAGCCGTATAGTTTCGCTCGCCGGGCCCAACTTAGGTCCCACCGAGCGCCGCCTTCACGGCGCCAATGCACATCCCGCATGACCTTCCATTCCCACAACTTCTTCGCGTCGCTCTCGGTCTAGCAGACGTGTCCGCCATCGTGGCCTTCCATTTCCACAACTTCGTCACGTCGCTCTCGACCGGACGTGCGTTTCCAGAATCTGCCGGGTGCGCGGAACTTCCATGTCCACAACTTCGTCACGTCGCTCTCGACCCGCGCGAGCCTCGGAAACCGCCCGAGCTTCGCGTTCGGCTGCTTCCATGTCCACAACTTCGTCATGTCGCTCTCGACTCAGGCGGGACGCGTGCCGAACAACCCGGACGCGGCCTCTTCCATGTCCACAACTTCGTCATGTCGCTCTCGACCTCCATGCTGGTCGACAACCCGACGAATTTCGCTGTTCTCCTTCCATGTCCACAACTTCGTCATGTCGCTCTCGACCCTCTTCGTGATCCCTTGCGCTTTCGCGGACCAGCGCCTTCCATGTCCACAACTTCGTCATGTCGCTCTCGACCGCGGTGACCGGAGTGACGGCAGGACCGCTGACTATCTTCCATGTCCACAACTTCGTCATGTCGCTCTCGACCACCGCGAACCTCCGGCGCGCACTCCGTGGGCTAGTCACTTCCATGTCCACAACTTCGTCATGTCGCTCTCGACGAAGACCACGACGACGGAGGACACGTCGGAGGCCATCTTCCATGTCCACAACTTCGTCATATCACTCTCGGCGCGCACGGAGCGCGCTGCGCCTGCGCAAACTCCTGCCTTCCATTCCCACAACTTCGTCGCCGCCAGCGAGGACCCAGTGACTCGCCTTCCATTCCCACAACTTCGTTACGTCGCTCTCGAGAGGATGACTCGCCGGGAGGTGGCGGGGCGCATAGGCGCTTCCATTCCCACAACTTCGTTACGTCGCTCTCGAGGTCCGCCGGCTCCGATTCGTACGACTTGATTACCTGCTTCCGTTCCCACAACTTCGTTACGTCGTTCTCGAGATCACGAGCGCGCCGACACAATCATTCGTCGGAGCAACTTCCGTTCCCACAACTTCGTTACGTCGCTCTCGAGCCCGCGCCGGCATGCGCACCTCGGTCGCGCCGACCATCTTCCGTTCCCACAACTTCGTTACGTCGCTCTCGAGCTCCCGAACACGTTCGTGACGGGGGCCGCGGGCGACTTCCGTTCCCACAACTTCGTTACGTCGCTCTCGAGCCGTTGAGAACGCCATCCGCGACGCCTGGGGTCACCCGTCCTTCCGTTCCCACAACTTCGTTACGTCGCTCTCGAGCCTTCGTGACTGGGTGCGTCCGGTCATCGGTACGATCTTCCGTTCCCACAACTTCGTTACGTCGCTCTCGAGCGGTGCTCTACCTGTCGCCGATCCGCGCCCTCCTGAACTTCCGTTCCCACAACTTCGTTACGTCGCTCTCGAGGGGGTGCGCACGCGCGCCGCGATGGCCGAGAATGCCACTTCCGTTCCCACAACTTCGTTACGTCGCTCTCGAGCCGCCACGTACGCGAACAGCAAATTCGCGTATTTAAAAGACGGTTTGCGAGAGGGTCGTCATGATGGTCGAGCTTGCCTCCGATTCTTGCTGGTTTTTGGCGTGGGCGGCGGTTTGCCGCGTAACCGGTCGCGCAGCACGGCGACCTCTTGCTCTAACTCTTTCACGCGCCGCCTAAGGACGGCGTTCTCTCGTTCGAGCTCAGCCGACCGCTTGGCACCGTCTAGTACTCGCGATTTGAAGGGCAAGAGCCTAGCCACGATCGAGCGAGCGGTGCGCTCGCTTATTACTGCGCCCTCTTTGGCTACGGTCGCACGCATGGTGTCGATCGCCTTCTGCCTGTTGGCGGGGCTTTCGATACGCACAGCCTGAGTAGATCCAGAGACTCCTACTTCAGAGACGACGTTGTCGCCTAGCTCAGCCCGCGCGCGACGCCACCGTGTGTAGCGTTTTGAATCGCAGACATGTGTGAGGTCCAGTGCCTGCTCGAAGGTACCGCTCGAAAGTGCGCGCCAAATTTCGCTCACCTCGAAAGCCTCAACGAGAAGCAAGAACTCGTGTTCAGCGACGTCTACCTTGTTTCGCGCTTCGATGAGTATGGATAGCACCTGACTCAGGTCTTCGGTTCCAAACCTTTTGATTGCTTCTTTTTTGTTCATGGGGGGTCCGTCGTCCAAGGTTACCTTCCTTTCGTTCAAGCAGCCCGCTTCTTCCGTAGTTCACGGGCGATAAGGTGCGCGGCCTGGAGCATACGCTTGAGATCCTCCGTAGGCACCCCCGAACGGGCCATGGCGTTGATCGCCGCGATGTAATCGGCGTTGCCTTCAAGCTCGCACGCTTCGTTGGTACAGTCGAAATAATGCTTGGCAGGATCGTGGCTTCCCCCGTCAATCTTGCCGCAGTCCGGGCAAGTGCAGGCGTCGTAGCCGATGTCGTTCACCTCGCTCGGTAGCCCTCGCTTGTCGAGGGCCCAGACGATGCGAGACGACAGCTCACCCAAAGGAAACCGGCGGATACACGCGAGGAGCCACGGATCCAGATATTTGGCGTCCTCGTCACTGAACGGCTTTGTGGGGACCTGTACGATGATGCGAGTTGCTCCGCTGTGAGCGGCGACGTTGGCGACGTTGGCGGCTATCTGTTTGCAGGTCGTATCGACGAATGCGCGCTCTGCTCGCCCGAGCGCACCGAGCTTTCTACGGTTCTTCTTGCGCACCGCATTCGGTCCACGCGCCATCTCAGAGATACCTCGTTGGCGAACGCGTTTAGCATCGAGTAACTGCTGCTTTCGCCGTAGCAGCGCGAGCAATGTCGAACCTGTGCGCCCGCCAGCCACAATCTCCGCGTAAGACGAGTCGCTGAACCACGCGCCGAGCAATTTACGCATACCGATCCGGACGACCATGGTAAGCGGGTTCGCACCGAGATCAGGCGGCGGCTGACGCCGGCGCCCCATCGTCATCGCGACGATCCATCGCTTTCGCGCTTCGTCCCAAAACAATTTGGCGTCGCGCCTGCTGGCCTTGCCCTCAGCAAGCTCGCGGGCCGCGGCGATGGCACTTCCGCCGCTAGGGTGAACCTTGACGCGATACCGGCAAGTTTCCCCCTCGCCGATCTTGAACTCGAGAACGAAGCTCCCCTTCTCAAGAGCGAGCCCCCATCCGTCGGCGGCTCGCAATGGAATTGGTTGCCCTCGCGTCGCGTGGGGGAATCGCTCGTCGCGCTTGTGCTTGGTCCACTTGATGAAAGAGCTCTGGGCGCGTTGCGTGAGCATGCTGCGCGTCGCCCCCGAGAAGCTAAACGCCGCCGTCGTCGCGAGTCGGGCAGCGGTGCTCTCTCGTTTGGAACGCGTCTCAGCATCTTCGTCTTTCGGCGGTTTCTTGCGATTGAGCTCTTCGAGTTTGATAGCCGCAGCCGCACGCATTTGGGCGTCCGTTTTCGTGGCTATCTCGTAGAGGTTCGGGGCCGCCCCACCGCTAAGTTCATGCAGGATGAGCGCACGGGTGCAAGCATTGACGATCGCGTCAATACGCTCGCGGGCCGCGTGTAGGTTGCCGCTGATCTCCTGCCACGGCGCATCGAGAGCACGCCCGACGTCGGCCTTCACAACGAAGACCTGCTCACAGAGTTTCTCGACGAGATCCGCTTTCCCGCTCTCTACAGCTTCGGCTTTGAGACGCCCAATCGCCCGACCGCGGCTCGTTAGCTGCCAAGTGCCCCCGGTCGACGACAGGGCGGCGTCAGGCACTGGAAGGTTGCACTTGGCGGCTATCTCGAGCAGCCATTCGCGGCGAGCCGCATCGGCCGCCGAGGGGGTGTTCCTGGTAGTTGTGGTGGACGACCTACGTCTGTCCTTACGGTGGCCGTTGGCCCCGTTTTTGGGCGAATGGAAGCGCCCTTTTTTCACAGGAACACCCCCTCGGGGGTCGTTGCGGCTTTTTGTCATGGGCTAAACCCGAGCGTCTTTACCGCCCGCACGATCCGCGCCTCGACGTTGGGCATCATTTTGTTGCCACCCGCGAGCCACTTACGAACAGACCGGGGGTCGACCTCGGCTTCCGCGGCGACGCGGAGGATCTCGGGTGGAGTTAACTTTCGACGTTTCATGGTGAAGCAGGAGGATGCAGCCTGCCGCAGCGGGTGTCAAGCGATTTTAGCAAGCCGACCTGTGGCTTTGGGTCCATGCGGGTACAGATGTCTCGGCGCGCCGCCAGGCACTCCTTCCAAGCATCGTCGTAGCCAGCTGCATGTCCCTGAGACCACGCTACCGCGATCGCAATCGGGGAGAGCAGTGCGGCGTAGATCGCGACTGTCGTGAAGTAGCTCTTCCAAGAGATACTCACGGTGGTCCGCCTGACGGGAACGGTTGTCCGTCGGACACATCGCACGGCGTCTGCTTTAACGCTTCGTGCACTGCTTGGTCCAGGTCGGCGTGGTCTGCCCAGCTGAGCCCGCCTGGGTAGTCGAGCCGCACGCTCCACTTGTCGAGACTCAGGCCATGGAACGAATACGTCCGGTCTGGTCCGCGGGCCTTCCACGCCTCGAGCAGCGGATGTTTGTCGCCCATTGCGGCCACGAGCTCGTTGCGCGCGACGTGCTGGTCGGCCAGCGTCCTCGCTTGCAGAATTGTGTCCATAAGATCCATGCCGACGGACTCGATATAGCTGTGATGCGTCGCCGCAACGTGCCACCGCACGCGGAATCCCGCACGATCCTCGAAGCGACTGTAGCCGCCATTCGGTACCCCCACTGCGACACGGCTGCGCCAGTAGATCTCGAGGCAGTCGAACGACTCGTGCATCTCGCCCGTCTTGTGGATGCTGTACCAGTCACAGTTTTCGCCGCGCTGGAGGATCTGGAGCGCCTGCTTCCCCGGGTCGGGCCGGATCGCCGGAGGCTCACGGAACCAGTCCAGGAACTTCTGTATCAACGCCATGGCGATTCCTCATCCTTTCCGTCCCGCCGATTCAATAGTGCTTCGCAGATCGCCCTTACAAGCTTCGGTGTCGCGAGTCGCTGAAAGATGACGTGGTACTCCGGGTGGGCTTCGTAATCCCCTTCGGAGATCGCTTGGTCAGCGGCGTGACGGAGCTCGCTGATTAGAGAACTAGCAAGAGACTTCCCTGTGTGTGTCACTTGACTGCCTCCGCATAGCCGTCCGCACAGGACGAGCTGCAGGCGACGATGATCATGCCGTTGCGGACAAAGAAGAGCCACCCGCCGGACAGCGCGAGCCACTCGGTGCCATCCAGCGAACGGAACCCGAGCGCGCGACTAGCCCGATTGCAGACGTCGCAGCGCACTGCGTCTTCTTCGGTCCTGAGGCGAAAGCGTGGCATCATCGTGGCCTATCGATGTAGAGGAACTCGAATAGGGCCATCTGAAGACGGAGGAGGTCCGCTCCCGAAGCCACCGGCGGATACCCGTGCTTCACCAGCACGGCGGCGACGTCCAGGTCGAGGCCGATAGTGAAGCGAGGATCGTCGCCGGTCTCCGCTGGACGGGGCAGGGGGTATAGGCTCTCTTGGTCCTCTTCGGGACGCTTCATGGTTGCCTCTTTCGTTGGGCTACCGCGGCGGCTCTGCGCATGTAGTGCGTGTCCCAGTGCGGTCCGTGCCGACCCAGGCAGAGATCTCCGCGCGCCGCGCGGCAGTGCGGTACCGGACATGGAACGGCGCCGACGCACCAGTGCACCCGGCGCGGGGAGTTCGAGCCCTGGGCGTCCGCCGGTCGTGCGCCGTAGATGGAGTCGTCCCTCCCTGGTTTCGCGTGAACGGGCATCAGTCCGCCGTCCTTTTCGCGAAGGCCTTCACAGCCATCCAGAACTCCCGGGTCGTCGGGTCGTTGCACTCGGCAACGATCTTGTCGACGGTCCGGTAGAAGCCCTCAGGGTCGTCCCGCAGAATGGTTCGGAGGCGCCCGACGGTGAGCCGGACGCTCTTCTCGCGTGCGTCGTCGTCGGCCATGGTCAGTCGCCCCTCTCCTGCCCGAGAGCAGCAGCAAGCTCGGACGAGGTTGCGGGGGCACCAGCGGCGCCGAACAGCCACGTCTGTTGGCGAATGTTGCCCATCGCCACGCGGGCAATGCAGTGCTCCGGGCAGCGCTCGGACCAGGGGCTTGCTTGTCCCCCGGTCCAGACGACGAGGTACATGGTGCCAATCTGAGCGTATTCGACGCGGACTGTTCTCCGGAGAGAGGTCCTGAGCGTGACCCGCGAGTGCAGAAGGCCGCAGAGCTGCGCCGCCGGATCTGCGGACGGCACCTCCGCGGCGATCATAGGGCCCCTTTGATGGCGCAGATGACGGTCTCCGCGTTACCGAGCGCCATTACTTGGTTGACGATCAGTGGCTCCCCCGCATGGCCCTTGTGGTGTGCATGACGGAGCTCGAAGCCTGCGTCGAGCAGATCGTGGTACATCGCACAATGGGCCGCCTGTTGGTTGTGCTCGAGAAAGATGATGGGGTTGAGCTTTAGGATCTCTCTCCCGCCGCGGAGCACCTCAGGCTCGAAGCCCTCGACGTCGATCTTCATGATGATGCGCGGGTCGACCGTGGGTACGTTGCCGCCGAAGACAACGTTGTCGAGACGAACAACGGAGCACTCTCCAAAGACCTTGTTCTGAAGTCGAGGTCGGTGCGGTACGACATGTCCGCCGCCGGCTTCCGTCGGATCGACTTCCAGCCGCATGAGCCCCTCCTCGGCTCCGCACGCCGCCTCCGTCAAGGTCACGCGCTCACGGTATCCATTCACCGCAATGGTCTTCCGGAGGAGCTCGCACATCCGTGGGTTCGGCTCGAACGCGAAGACGTGGGAGGCGCCGAGCTTGCACGCGAGGAGCGTGTACCACCCGACGTTCGCCCCGACGTCGATGAAGGTGCAGCCCTCGTACTTGAGGAGCGTCTTGCCCATGACGTTCGTCACCCAGGGCTCCCAGTCGCCGGACATCATGAGGTGCGGAGCGAGCGACGTGTCGCGAGTGTCGACGTAGATCAGATTGCCGTACTTCGTTATCGCGAGCGAGGTGTGGTCCCCGCAGTAACTGGCTGGCATGGTCACTCCGCAACTAGCGCGCCGAGGGCGCCAAGGAACGCCCCGCACGCCGCCGCGAGCTGGTTCCGCGTCTCGGGAGCGACCGATTGTCCGCTCTCCAGGAGGCCAGCCAACACGGAGAAGGCGCTGGCGATTTCACGCGCCGCCAGGGCGGCATCGATTCGATCTTCTTCATCGGACATGTCGGTTCCTTTCGGTGATGGGATTATCGATCTGGCGCCACGAAGTGGCTGCAATCGCACGATTGATAGCCGCCGTTCGGGAGCGGCTCGAGGAGCATCAGGCACCCTCTATTGTGCATGTGACGAGGGTGGTCGCAGCGCGCGCACCTCCACGCCGGAAGAGAGGCTTGTACGATCGCTGTGCATTCCGGACAGTACGCGCGGGCGTTCTCGCTGAGCCTTCGGTGTGATTGCTCGATGTGCATTTGCACGTATGAGCTAGGGGCGTCCGTCTTGATCAGTTTGCCGCATCCATCGCAGCGCTCGCGATGCTCGTGCGCATCGATAGCGCCACATTGTTTGCAGTGAGTTTCGTGCATGCGAGGGGCTCCTCTCAACTGTTGGTGAAGGCTTTTGAGTCAGGTGCGTTTTCAAGCCGGTGGATCGGGTAGGACCTCCACGGTGATGCGTACGCGCCGCCCTTGCCAGTTTCCTGGCACTACACCACCGGTGCTGAGCACCATGTGTGTGACCTTGCCGGAGTCATCCTCGATGAGACAGATCGGGTGTCCGTCGTGCGCAGCCATGCGCCCCGACCAGTCGAGCTTGGTCTTCTTGCCGGTGTAGATCATTCCTGCCACCGGTCCGACTCGGCGATCTCTTCCGGGGTCGCGACACGGATCGCGCCGTCCTCGATCGTCGGATTCTCGAAGGAGAGTTGGAGCATCGCTAGTGTGGCCTCCCGGTCGTCCTCGGAGCGGAGCACGATCGACTTGATGGTCACGTGAGCGCCCCTGCGAACCGCTTTCGCTTCAGTGAACGGGATGCCTGCCACAGCGAGGGCTTGACCGAGAAGCATCATGATGGCGCCGTCCTCAGGTTGTCGAAGGAGAGTTGGAGCATTCGAGATCACCTTCTCTTTGGGCGAGATCGGACCCAAGGCAAAAAACCTCCGTAACCCCATCGGCCGCGGTACACACGACCACCTCCAAGCGCGCCCGGAAATCCAAAAATGCACCGAAGGCTTGCTCGCGAGCCTCCTCTGCAGACGTGGCCATAAAATGGGCCGCGAAGATACATTCTCCATATTTAGAGCGTGCCGTTAGACCGACAACGGTCCACCTCTGAATTGTTCCGGCCGCCTGTATTCGGACCGCAAGACAAACGGGGCCCCTGGTGACGTTCATTCGAGTTCGCCTCCTCTTACCGCTTTCGCTTCGGTGAACGGGATGCATGCCGCAGAGAGGACGTGGCCGAGGAGCATCATGACGGCGCCCTCCTCGCCGCTTGCGCCTTCGCGGCCCTGAACGCGTCCGTCTCCTGGAAGTCGACGAGCATCTTCTTGACCTGAGCGAAGACGCGGTCAACGGTTGCGGGGGTCTGCTCTGCGAGAAGCACCGTGATCGCAGGAACCACCGCGCCGGCTTGCTCGGGCGTCTCGAGATCGGAGATGCGGAAGGCGAGCGCCCACAGGCGGGCGTCGGTTTCTGGGTCGAGGACTGTCATCACGGTCCCTTCTGTTAGCATGGGCTAGCCACAATGGCTAGCCGGGATAGCCGGCTGGGCCGAGGAGCTTGCAGAGCCCGCGGGCCATGCGGTCCATGTAGCCCCGGAGCGTCGCCTCAGCGAACGCCTGCGCCTCCCGTACCGTCGGCTTCTCGCCGAGCACCATGTCCGCGAACCAGACCTCGTACTGCCCGAGCGGATGCCCGGGGACGACCATCAGGAACGCCGCGTCAAGCTGGGCTGCCCAGAACTGGCCCTTGTACGGACCCGAGGCGAGGCGCCCTTTGACCCATCGGAGTTTCTTGTTGCGAGTCGCGCTCATTGATTGACGACTTTCTGGATGGCCTCGTGGAGACCGACGCGGTACGAGTGGGGCGCGAGCCGTAGGGGAGCATCCAGCGCCGCCGGTACGAGGTGCTCGGACCGAAGGAACTCGTGCACATGATCGCAGATCTCGTTCGGGTCGCTCGCTTGCTCGAGTTGCTCGACGCGCTCCCCGAGATCCCGGGCCTCCTGCTCGTACGACTCGCTGTCGCTGGCCAGATGGGAGTAGGCCAGCTCTTTCTCGCGGAGGGCCTCCTCGAGCTCAGCGACGCGCGCCTCGAGCGTGACGATGGTTGCTTGCAGGGTCGCGACGCCCCCGCTGTCGACCTGCGCCCGGAGAAGAGAGTTCTCTTTGGCCAGATTGCCGGCGATGTTGGAGAGATGGAAGTTCTCGGTCAGCAGCTCGGCGCGGGTTCTTTTGTCTGTCATGCGTGGTGCTCCTGTGGGTGGCGCAAAGCCGCCGCGTCCTCGTGCGTCAGCGTGGCCCAGAGCACGGGCGGACGAGCGAGGTAGGGCCGCAACAGGTGGACGATGCGGTGCTCCGAGTAGTCGGGGGCGAGTGACTGATGGAGGACGTACACGTGCTCTGAGCCAACGAACGGAACAAAGAGCCCTTGTTCGCGGCACTCGTCGGCGACGAGAGCAACATGGTCTGGGCCCACCCAGAGACGGAAGAGGTGAGGGGTCACGCGCGGTCGCTCGAGTCGCCGACCCAGGTGTTGATGAGCTCGTCCAGCTGGATATGTGTGTCCCGCGGCGGCATGGCTATCTTGAAGAGATCGTAGAGTGTGCACTGGTTCGCCCAGTACGCCCAGCGCTCGCTCGTCGACATGGCAGCGAAGAGGCGCAACGCTTCCGGCATTGCGTGAGGCCGCTCGGACGCAACGACCGTCTGTACTGAGAGCACCCGGAGCGGCCCCGTCCCGAAGTCCGAATCGAACTCTTCGATCGCTTCCTGGAAGCGGCCCTCGTCGAGGATGCGGTCGACGACGGCGTAGGCGTCCGCGGTCCCCTCGAGTTCGAGTTCGAGTGTCAGCTTCTGTTTCATGGTGGGCTCCGAAAAAGCAGAGGGGGACGCGGCGGCGGTCGCCAGTAGATTTCTGCTCCCGCCGTGGCACCTTCTTTGCCGGCGAAGGTGTAGCCGTGGATGGTCTGGCTCGACGGCTCGCAGACAAGTACGAACTGGCCCTTGGCCGGTGTGCTGCGACGTCCGTCGATCCATCCGTCCCAGCGCCCGCCAGGACGGAGCCGGCAAAGGAGCGCCGGCAGGAAGATGTTGCCGGCGAGAATGCCGGCGAGAAAGGCCCAGGTGTTGGGGGTCATGCGCCGTCATCCTCCTTTTCGTAGCCGTCGAACCACGGTCCGATCTTACGGGTGAGCCGCGAGGCGTCCGCTCCCGTCGCGGTCCTGCTGCTCGTCTCGGGATCCTGGCAATGAGCCTGGGCCTCGTCGAGCGAGAGCCCGCCCATGCCGAAGATGTTCTCGCGGCCGTTGTTGAACGAAAAGCGGACGATGCGGTAGGTCGTCATGGTCACGAGAGTTCCTCGGCCGGGAGATCCGCGATGCAGCGGCGCCCAGCGGCCTCGGCGAGACCCGAACAATACGCGGTTTCGGCCAACTCCTCGACGACGATGCGGATAGTCTCGACGGTCCGCGTCGGATTGGTGAGCAGGTATCCTGCGCGACGATTCTCGCGCTCCGGTCGCCCTCCGTGCGAGGCATCGCCCGCACCTCCATAGACGATCGTGCGGCCATCCTCGTGGCGCCGGACCTTGATCCAAGCAAGATCAAATGCCTGGAAATCGTACTGCCCCGGATAGTCCTCGCCCTTGGCGATGAGCGGCCACGCTTCTTCGTTGATCTTGATTGGGGAGGCGGCTGTGAGAGTGATGGTGCGTTGCTTGGCCATGGTGGTTTCTCCTTGGATCGGGCTGGACTGCCCGGGGCGACGTCCCTTGGAGGAGAGGCGCCGCTCCGGAAAATCAAGCGTCCGATACGCTTCTAGGGCTTCGCGCTCATGCTTCTTCTCCGTTCTCCGAGCGGGGCTGCTTCCAGGCCCACTCCCAGTCGTAATCCTTCATCTTGAAGAGCGATCGACAGAACCGGCAGCGAAAGGCGAGCCCGCCGCCTAGCCCCGCGTTGTCCTCGTGCGGCCCCGTGTCTTTGCAGTGAGGACAGGGAATGGTGCCGGCGCACACCGCACGGAGCTCGAAGGAACGCCTCGCAAGCACGTCCTCCTGTCGATGCCGGAAGAACCGGTGGACGGTGGCGAACAGGCTCATGGCGATCACTCCGCTCGGCAGCCCGGATGAGCCGGGTCACCCGACGCATAGGCGCACCCACAACCGGTGGGCGGGAACGCCGGGTCGCCGAGACAGCAGACACCCATCAGGGCACTGCACTTCGCCGGATCTGGGCACTGGAAGGCCGCTCCGCAGAGCCCAGCATTAGGCGCCCCGCCGGTGCCCTGTACGCCGCCGGTGGTCCCGACGGCTCCGCCTGTTGCAGAGACGCCGCCCGTGCCGCCAGTAGCGGTCACGCCGCCCGTGCCCTGCTGGGCGCCCCCGGTGGAGCCCACGACGCCCCCCGTCGAGGGGGAGCCGCCCGTGGACGCCTGAGCCCCGGCGGAGCCGCCGGTCCCGTTCGGGGAGTCGATTGGTGCGTCGGAGGGGACGGCGTTCGGGGTCCCGTCCGGTGACTGGCCCGCCGTGAAGTCCGCCCCGCCGCATGCCGCGGCGAGAAGTGAGAGGGAGAGAGCGAAGGCTGTACGTCGGATAGTCATCGTCGGAACCTATCTGCAAGCTCGATCGCGCGGGCAAGCACCGCCTCGGGAATGTTCGTGGTGAAGTCGCTGATCACGTCCGCTCCATTGCCGTAGATGAGACGGATCCAGCCCTTGGCCTCACCCTTGGTCAGGATGAGGAAGTCCTCGTCAGTGGTGGACATTGCATTAAAGATGGCAACGTCGTCCGTGGACCCGACGAGCGTCGTTTCTTCTCCGTCGTTGACGCCGAGCGCGTAGCCGGCGGCGAGGCAGTCCTCGACGAGAAGGACGATGATCTGCCGCTCCACCTCGTTCTTGTGATTGGAAAACTGCATCATGGGCTCCTGTCGTTCAGACTTCCTCGATGTCCAGCGCAGAGAGAATGCAGCTACGGAGTGACTCCGCTTCCTCGTCACCGCTTTCGGCGAACCGACGAAGGAGCACGTGGAGCTCGTCCGGGTGAACGAGCACCTCGCCAGTGCTGCCGTCCGCCGAGGAGCGCTCAGTGAGCGCTTCTAGGTGAGCGTCGATCCCTTGGTTCCACGCCACTGCGATCGCGGCCCACTCACGCGCGGACCGGATCCTCATTGGGTACCCGTCCGGACACTGCTTGCGCACCGCTGCGCGGATGACGTCGTCAGGGGTCTGGCCGGACGAGAAAGTTTGATTCATGACTTGGCCTCGACGTAGTCGAACAGGGAGAAAGAGCCGTTGCGGCGTCGCATGCGGGTGAATCCGATTGCACCGCGGAGCGCGGCGAGCCGGCTCGTGCTCCATTCCTCCGGGAAAGCTTCGTTGTCCGCCTCGTAGCCAGGGTGAGGTTGTCTCATGGGTGTTGGCTCCACTCTTCCGGCTCGTCGCCATTGGCGGCCAGGTACAGGCAATCCGTACACACTTCCGTGTGGTTGATCTCGTTGTCACTGTCGAGGTAGTGCGCCGGGTGTCGATCGCCACCGAAGGTAGAGCCGCATCCGGGGCAGCGGCGCCACGAGAAGTGCGCCTCGTCCGCCAGGCAACGTTCCTCCTCCGTGGGCTCGTCACTGAGCCCGCATGTGGCGCACCCCGGGCAAGCGCCCACGCTGAAACCGTGGAGAGAGTGGAGCCCGCACCGTTCGATCGCGTCAGTAAAGTCGCTCACGATGCCCTCGCGATGCGGAGTAGAGGACGATGCGGGTGCAGGGTGCGCATGGAGTTCCAGTTCACGCAGCCTTCGTGCTCCGCGCATGCGCGGACAGTGAGCTTCTGCCAGCGGCGCCCTGGCCGTGAGCTCGCGAGGTATGATTGGTACTGGAACATGACGACCGACGCAGCGTTGCAGTAGTTGCATCGTCCCGGAGTAAAGCGATCCGTGGGCTTCATGGGTTAGGCCTCCTCATTCATTGCAGCCGCTTCGAGCGCTTGGTCGACCAAGTCTTCCGCCACGGAGCGGATTGCCGCATCCGTGTCGTCCGGACGGATCGAGCTCGCTCCCCAATCGCCGCGGTGGTCCTGATCGTAGCTCGCATCGCCCACACGGATTGCCCAATCGCTCCCCCACTTGGAAACCTGTAGGCGCACGTCGCATCCGTCATACTCGTCCGGGAAGTCTTCCGGGGAGAGGCCCGCTCGTTCCACGCGCAAGTCACTCGCGACGGCAGTGACCAGGAACGCGATGCACCCGGCGCACAGCGTCGTCTCGTTCTCCTTCAGCTCGCTCTCACAGTCTCGGCAGAACCGGTGCATGAGCGTTGCGAGCTCCGCGGCGTCCAGATCTCGAACGTGCCACTCCCACGACGGAATACAGTTCCCGTGCTCTAACGTCGTGTGGCCGACCATGGTCATGTCGGCTTCGGCCTGCTCGGTAACCTTCGAGACGATGTCCTCGTCTTCTGACGGCCACTCGAGACCGAGTTCCTTGGCCGCGTCCGCGTAGTCTTCCTCGCTCACAGTGTGGAGGAGGCCCGGGGCGTTGTCGTCGAGCCATTCCTGGCAAGCTTCGAGCCCGTCTTCCAGGCTTCCTCCGAGCACCGCTACATGCGTCGTGCCGTAGGCACCGAAGGAGAACAAGTAACCGGCTTCCTCGCCGTAACCGGCTTCCCGAATCACAGGGACCGTTTTCATCAGGTTCGTCATGGCACCCAACTACGCCAGGAACAGGGGCGGGCCTTTTCCGCGCGTCCCGCGCCAGGAGACTATCACGTTGTGATAACCATTGCAAACAGTAACGCGGGTATGGTATAGCGTTGGGAAAAACAACATTATGTTAACGTATGAGGGCTCGAGCCCCCGGTCCCGAAGAGGGCCCGCCCCTGTTCCTGGCCAAGTACGGCATGAACCCCGAAACGAAACTCGCGACCGAGCAAGCCCGGGCAATCCGCACGGCGCAAGCGAATGGCCGCACGCTCCTTTCCTGGTCAGTATCTCTCTCCGACGGTCGCACGATCGTCGTCTTCGCGGTGACTGACCGCGGCGCACGGTCGCTCGCCTCTGTCGCGGCACCCGTGCTGCGCGTCGGACCGGCCCGAGTGCGGGACATGAACGGCGCGATCGCTCATGCCATGGCGCGCGTCGCGCCCCCAGATCCGCGGAGCTTCTACGTGTTCGGCGAAGGGAAGCGCCCGGCCGAACCACGCCCCGTCATCCGGCGCGTTGCCGGCGAACCGCGCAAGTGTCTCTCGGCGCGCTGCAGGCCTGGCATCGGGGAGCCCATTGTGGGCGAGTACACTCTATCTGGTGGGCGCGCGTTTTCGCGAGCCTCATGAGCTGCAGGTTCAACGGGAGACCAAGCGCTATGGCACTCAAAGTCTACACACCCTACCAAGCGGCCCAAGAACGCGTCGGGGTGGGGCAGATTGCCCGCGTCATCCGTTACAGGCTCGACGGCACCCGATGCGGACTCGCGCAAGGCAGGCATGCCGCGTGGAACTGGGCTTTCTACGTTCAGGGACCGATCCCGAACGCACGGCATGATCTTGGCCGCGGGCTCGTCGCGGCGCGTAGGTACGCCGCGACGCTGGCCGAATACGTGGTCGAGACGTGGGAAGGCGGCAAAAGCTTCCGACGGGGCAAACTCGGCGGATTGAGAGAGGAGCGTACCCCATGACACTGGACGACTTGCCCGAATTTGTGGAGGCCTTTCTCGAGTGCGCCCTGTGGTCCTCAACGGACTGTGACGAGAACGGCGAGGGGTCGCCCCTGGATGAGAACTACGACACGGGCGACTTTGACGAGAAGCTCCTGGCGGAGCTCACGAAAGACTGCGCGGACTTCGTGGAGTCGAATCTCGAGGATTTGTCCGAGCTCGACGCGGGGCAGTGCGGCCATGACTTTTGGTTGACGCGCAACGGCCACGGCACGGGGTTTTGGGATCGCGGCTTAGGCGAGCTAGGCGAGCGATTGTCCAAGGCGTGCAAGCCCTACGGTGGGGTGGATCTCGTGGCTCAGGAGGGAAAGGTGGTCTCATGACGATCAGTAGCGGCACACTTCGCACGTTGCGGGAGTTCTGGTCCGAATTCGGACGACTGCCCCTCTACGATACGGGTTTCGACGAGGCCATCAAGGGGTGCGGCGCGCACAGCGCCGAGACGCAAGAGAAAGCACTCGTCGCAATGGCATACCTCAAAGGGTACGCCGACTGTGCGAGGCTCGCCTGCCCGTACATGGGTCCGTCGTGGCGCATTGCTCATAGCCTCGGCTGCGCCGCTGGAACGTTCACGGCTGCCCTGCAGGACGATGCGTTCGGCGTCATCGAAGCGGATCGGCTCATCCGAGTCTATAGAGCGGAGCTGGCGGACCTCTGCCGTCAGAAGAACGAAGCGGCCGAGCGCGGGCTGAACCTGGGGGCGTCATGACGCGCGCGTTCCGACACTTCGAGCCTGGGGTCCGGGTCCGTCTCTCGGGTAAGTTTCTCCGGGACACCGGCCAAGCCGTAGGTGGCGAAGGCAGCAAGGTGTGGACCGTTCTTGAGGTCAAGCAGTGGAGTAGCGGCTCCGTATTCGTCACAGTGGACGAACCTCGTCAGTCTCTGGAGGACTTCACGGCGGCGGAGCTAGCGGCGGACCCAATGCTGAAGTGGCGCAAGATCAACGCGGCGAATTGCACGATTGTGGGCCAGCTCGACTCCAGGGACGTCCCATGAAAGACGCGACGCGCCTGTACCACGTCGTGGCGATCAACGAACGCACGGGCCGCAAAGAATACCTGACGGCAACGCCGTGCACGCACCAAGAAGGCGTGACCATCATGAGTAAAATTACGCGTAGGCCGAAAGGCCTCGGCCTACGCGTACGCATCCAACTTGAGGAGGTTGCACCGTCATGAACAAGGAACTCGAAGCTCTCCTGCTCTCCGCCGCCAAGGCGACCGATCGCGGTGTCGTGGGCGTGAACGAGGAGCGCGCTCGCGCATGGGGCGTTCCGGTCGGGAAATTCGTCCGCGAGGGTGAGGTTCTCCCGGGTCACTCCAAAGAAGCCAAGGTGACCGGCTACTACTGCCCGTTCTCCGTGTGGCGCCCACCGTCCGGTGAGTGCCTCGTCATGGACAACAATGGCCACGCCGGTGGCCCTGCGGCCCGCTACACGCTCGGCGTGCTCACGGAGAGCGGTACCGGGCAGCCCAGCTTCGGAGGGCGCCACGAGCGGATGACGCTGGCCGAGATGAAAGCGTACCTTCGCGGAGTGGCGGACGGGGCCGAGTGCCGAAAGGGGAAATGAGCCATGAAAGAATTCGACTTCGAGCGAGCGTACAAGGAGCTGGCGGAGCCGGCCTGGGGTAGCTTGTCCGAGCAGGCACAATACCTGCTCGGCCGCGTGATGTATGGGCACGCGGCATCCGTCGGGCAAGACCCCGAGTCGCTAGATGCGCAATGGCCCGAGACCGCTCCGTTGCTTCGTTCACTCTTCGAGAAGCTCTCCTCGGAGGAGCTCGCGCTCGCCTCTGCAGCAGTCTACGCTGCGGGGCATTGGGCGCCCCGAGGTTCCAGCGGAGCGCTGCTGCTGCAGCCGCACGGCGTATACTGGAAGTTCTCCAGTTACTGCGATCAGGTGCTGCGTGACCGACTGGGGCTGCCGGCGCGGGAGGGGTCGCATGCATTCGGCCGATTTAAGGAGGTGCACCAGGGGTACCTCCGACTGTGCTGCGCCACGCCGGCCTCGTGCGCCTACCATGAGATAGGCCTCGCGACCGGCGCACTGTCGGACGCAATAACGGATAAACTGGGACTGGCGAAGAGTAGTTTGCGCGGCTCGAGTGTGCGGACGCAATGGGACGCATTCTCGGCAGAGACTGAGCGAGTGGCGATGGCGCTACGCTCTCTCTACCGCTGCTCTCCGGACTTCATCGATCTCGAGCGATTCATGACGGAGGTACAATGAAAACACCCGAACAGCTCGCCAACGACTGGATCGCCACGCTCGGGCTCGAGGAGTCGCTCCTGCGCCTGCGCAAGAAGCTCCGCTACCTGATCGGAGCGCACCCAAGCTACCGGGTGTTCTGGACACAGGTCGAGGTCGCAATCAAGAGTCACCACCGTCGCTTCCTGGAGGGTCACGAGCTGCACGCCGGACTGTCAGAAGGGGAGCCCTGCCCGGGCTGCGGTCGCGCCGGGCGGGAGTGCTGGGCGGCGCCCTGTCTCTATCTGGTGTTCGTGAAAGAACGCCCGCTTCTCGCGCTTAGGGAATGGTGCGAGACTACAGGAGGAACGCTCGTGTCCCGAAAGGATGCGCAATCGGAAGGACGGTGACCAATGCAACCTGCTCGCGCTAAATCGCGGGGTACCGGGGCTCTACTCGAACGACCCCCGCTGCCGCACGGTTCAGGAAAGGAGAGTTCGATGAGCGCAAGTCTGTACGACAAGCTCAAGGCCGCCGGACAGCAGCTCGACCACCACCAGTCGGATCTGTACGTCCGCTGGACACCAGAGGCGGACGCGATCATTCGTGCGCATGGTGGCCCAGAGGCCAAGAATGCGAGGGCGTTCACCGGCACCGACGGCCTCCGATGGATCGATATCCCGTTCGCGTACGACCCGTTTTGGCGGCGGCGAACGCAAAGGACAGAGGAGCAGTGATGTTGCGAGCTGAGTACATGGCCAACTACACGGCGGGCCCCGAAGGCACGGCTCTGCACCGGCGATACTACGCCCAATACGTGACTCGTCGCGTTTGGACCGCCGTCTTCTTTGCCTTCGGCAGGGAGCGGCTGCTCAAGAGCGCCACAAGCGGACGGGAGGCGTTCAACGATATCCCGCTCGAGAAATGGGACGCGCTTGCGAGTTCCTGTCATGGTGTGGACGAACTGCTCCGTGCCAACGGTGACAGTCCGAGCCCCTCGAGCTACGTCTGCATCCTGAAGGAGGCGGCGCGTCAGATCGTCGAGGATCCGCTACCCCCTCTGGGAGCCGTGACCGACGAAGAGACCGATGACGCACGGCGGACGGCAAAGCCAGTGGACTACCAAGGGTTGCTCGAGGGGCTTCTCGCCCTCGTTCACGACGACGGCGGCGAACACACCCGAAGCCTCGGCGTTACGCGCTCCGTCTACGACGCCCGGGAACGCGTGCTCCGAGAGCGCAGGGAACTTGTCGAGGCGAAGCGTGAGCTGTTAGCCCTGCGCATGAGAACCGGGGGGTTTACCCTATGACTGCCAAGCAGGACACAACGGAATCGCTCATCGCTGAGCTGCTCGAGGCCGAGAGCGAGGCTGAGCTGCTAGCGCTCGTTCAGCGGCTCCGCACCCACTGCTACCGGATCTCCCAGCCTCCTTCGGCCGGGAGCGACGCGGCGGGAGGAGAGCTCCGCTGGTTTCGGGACCTCCTCGCCGTCATCCATCGGGACGGCGGCCACCACACGGAGAGGGTAGGGACCGAGCAGTCGGCGGAAGACGCGACCCGCATCGTGAGCGGGCTCCTTCGCGCCCTCGACGAGGCGTACATCCAGCTGGCCGCCGCACGGGACGAGGTCGCGGTGTTGCGCGCGACGGCAAAGGAGAGCGAGTCATGACGGACGAGACGATCTTGAAGAACAGCGAGGAGATATGGACCATCATGAGAGGGGCGCTCGAAGCCGCGCTGCGGGCCGCCCGAGATCCGCTGTGGGCGCTATCTGGGCTGAACCTGGCGACGCAGGCGCTCCTCGCTGTCTTCAGCAAAGAGGCCCCCGAGCATGATTGGACGGAGTTGTTTGTCCCTGGCAATTCGGACCTTGGCGCGGCCATTGTGGAAACAGAGCTCCGCCGCCACCGGGCCATGATGCCGCTCAACCAGGGGGCAGCGCAGCAGATTGCTTTCACGGCCACGGAATGCGTAGAGGCCATCAGGGACCGCGCGACGACGCTCGAGGAGACGATTCTCGTCCTGACCGTGGCTCGGCACATCGCCCTCGCTCTGCTCCGGAGGCAGTACCCGGAGAGGGAGAGTTACGAGGCAGCCTACACGGACATCCGAGCCATGGAGAACGCGATGCGGCCGGAAAAGATCAGGGTCGAAGACGCTGGGGTTCCGGTCGCGATGTCGAAGGGCGGCGACGCATGACGGTCTTTGCCCGCGACGCGGAGCCGGGGAAGATCTACCGGCTGACCCGAGACCCAGGCACGACGTACTACCGGATCTGCGACGCACCCACAGTGCGGCGCCTCGGGAAGAAACTGTCGCTCCAGAGCGTCGCTCTCATGCGCCCCGCCGATCGCTTCATCCTCCAGGCCCTGGAGCGCTGCCGGACGGACGGGCACGTGCTCGCCCAGCGCCTCCTCCGCTACCGGAAGGAGACTGGCGAGGGCGCCGAGTCCAAGGCCTACGTCGCCTTCCCGCCCGACTATCCCTTGCGTGAAGTCGAGAAGCCCCCAGGCTACGGTGCGCCGAAGAGGAAGAAGGGAGGGGGCGATGCCGCGGAAGAAGACAGCAGCGAAGCTGGCTGACGAGAAGGAGAGGGAGCAAGCGAGCGCAATCGCTGCCATTCTTATCGAAACCTGTTCCCTGCTGGACGACGTCCTGACTCGTGGCGAGCCGGCGATGATGCTTCATCGCATGGTCCCCGTCATCGCGCGAATGGAGGCCTACCTCGATCGGAGGGGGCATGAGGGGCGAGACCCGGTGTGGGTAGCTCGGATGCGGCGTACGGTGACGCGGTTCAAGCTCCGGCTGAAGCTGTCACGTCCAGCCGCAAGCCTCGAGTTACACTGAAGGAACGACCATGACCAAAAACAATACTCCGCCGCCAGCGCACTACGACTCGGTGGCTTTCTTGAAGCGGAGCGCGCCGCACCTCAACGCGGTTTACATGAACATCCCAATGGACGGCGGCGTCGATCTGGCTCGAATATTCCTGTTCAAGCTTCTCGAAGGCGGCATCGTGGCTTCGGACGCAGACGACCCGAAGACTGCGGGGTCGCCATGAGCAAAAAATACATCTCGCTCGAGGCCAACATCGGCCGCTTCTCCTGGGGCCACCGGGGGGACATCGGGTGGTTCTCCCCGAACGGCAAGCTCTACGTGCACGGGGAGGAAGAGCGTCTGACGCCGAACGTCAAGAACTGGTCCGCCAAGAAAGCCCTCTACGCGGCCCGGATCATCGTTGGCTTCAACGTCGGGCGAAAGCCCCGGTGGACCATGGACGACGTCGTCCGCATCGTGCGGCGAGTCCGGAAGCAGCAAGTCGGTGACCCGGCGTCCACGTTCGTGCTTCAGCGTGGCATCTACACGCACACGGAGACCGAGGACGGCGAGCGCCTCACGGTCGACGAGAAGGGAGCACAGATCTTCCTCTTGAACACCCCGGAGCTCGGGACATCGGTCACAGTCTTCAAGAAGCAGATGGAAGACCTGGCGGAGATCTTGGCGACCGACCTTCGGCAGGAGGCCGTCATCCTCGAGATCCAGCGCGGCGGCCGTACCCTGGTCACCATCTCGATGGGGCCACGATGACGGAGTCGCCGCCGCATCGAGCCCTGGAGCCGTGCTTTTGCAAGGCCTGCGTCACAGAACGCAAGCGCCTGTTGCGAGACGGCACCTACTCGCCGCTATCCGTAGCAGCACTCGAGCAGCTCACGGAGCAAGCGTGGATTGAGGGGAGCTTCGCGATGCGGCTCCTGGCGGGTGAGGTCTGGCGCCTCCGCCGCGCCGTCATTGCTCTGGAGGACGAGCTGGCTCGGGAGCGCCTCAAATGACCCGCCGCTACATCGCCAACAAGTTCCTGTCCCCCGACGTCATCGACTCGAGCATCGACGAGGTGCATGCGCTGGCGCTGGAGGAGGGACTGGACATCGCGCTCGCCGGCGGCATCGCGATGCAGATCTACGGCTCCGACCGTCTGACCGCCGACATCGACGTCATCGCGGAAGCGCCAATCCCCGGAGTCCCGGTCGACAAGCCCCTCGCCATCGTGCCGGGATACAGCGGCCGGCTCCCGAACGGGGTGCAGATCGACGTCATTGTTCCGGAGCGAGACTCCGAGTGGTACGAGCTGTTCGAGCACGCGCGCTCGCACGCGGAGCCGCTCGAGAAGGGCGGCATCCCCATCGTCACCCGCGAGTACATGATCGCGCTCAAGATGATGGCGGGACGGGAGGACAAGGATCTCGGCGACCTCTACGTTCTCCTCGTCGACCCGCGGACGGTGCGGGGTCTCGCTCGCTCCATTGTGAAGAAAGAGCTGGGGAAGTACGCCGCCAAGGAGTTCGACTCGCTGGTGGTAGAGGCCGAATGGGCCATGTCCCACTGACTTCGCGAAGTGGCTAGCCAGAGTGGCTAGCTCGTGCTAGATACGTGGGCGCATGAGCCAGCAGATATTCGAGCTCGCGAAGGTGAGTGGCGTCAGAATCCTCGGCGTCGCCACGGTGGAGGACCATGCGATTCGCACGGTTCACCTCGAGGTGCCCTTCGTGAGTCTAACCCATACCTTCGACCCGGAGACGCCCGGTAATCTCACCGGGCGCGAACTGATGGCGCTCGGGCACGTCTTGCAAGAACTCGGCGCGGCGATGCTCGGTGGCGATCTACGGCGCGACGCGAACAAGGGATACTGACCATGACGAGTGACCTCCATACCCGGCCCATCACGGACGCTGACTGTCTTCAGGCGCAACGCATCTGCGACGAAGTCGGGGCGAGTCTAGTGTATCAACACCTTCGCATAGACGACTGGGCCTGGAGCAAGGAGATGGTCCGCGAGGTCTTGCTGCTCGTAGCATACGGCGGCCCCGCGGATGCGGGCGAAACGAGTACACCGAAGCTCGGTGAGCTGGTTTTGCCGTTACGGACACGTCTCGCCACGTGGACCGACTTCGACGTTGCTGCGTACCATCTCGGTGTCGTGCTCGGTCTTCTGCCGGAGTGGCCGGAGGCCACGGCATGGGGCGAACACAAGTGGGTTTTCTGGTCCGCCAACCCGCTCGGGGACACGCTCTACATGATATTGAGGACGCTCACGTCGCTTGGCGTTTTGGAACACGACGGCGAGGCTTTCCGATGGGTCGGCGCCGGTACGCTTCTGGATCCCGGAAAGGACCAATCGACGTGAGCAAGGAAAGTGAGAATCTGTGCGAGCACAAGATCGCGCGCCGGGGGCCCGGCTCTGCCTATGCATGGGTGTCGTGCGCCCATTGCGGTAAGCCGTTAGGGATTACGGTTCCGGTGGCGACTGCTGTCGTGCGAATGAAGGATGCGTTGAAAACCTTGGAAGATGCTCTGGAGTGGCAAAAGCACGACTCATCCGGGACTACGATTCTTCCTCATCCTATGGATCGGGGAGGCATCGTTTCAAAGTGAGGCGCACTGGCGACGACAGTACGAGCCGTTGGGTTCAGGGGAGAGAGCGCTACCCAGAAACGCGCCAAGGAGCACCGGCTGATTCGCATAGGCTATGGAACAACACCGGGTATGAGCCGCAAGGTGCTTCCGGTGCCAGCCCGCGGGGAAGCGACGTTTCTCTCGTTCAACATGCCTTCGGGCTGGGGCCGTCGCGACGGTCACCGAGAGAGACGCCCCGCGGGGGTGCGCTAGCTTCCGGAAACGTTTGACCTGATTCACCGAAAGGACCCGAAGATGAACAACCCGAAGATCGAGGCCTGTGCCCGAGCTGTCCACGAGACGAACCGCGCCTACTGCATCGCCATCGGCGACACGTCGCAGCCGTCCTGGGAGGACGCGCCCGAGTGGCAACGGTCAAGCGCTATCAACGGCGTGCTTGGCGTCATGGCCGGAAACACGCCGGAGCAGTCGCACGAATCCTGGCTTAACGAGAAAAACGCAGCGGGGTGGAGGTATGGACCCGTCAAGGATCCGGAGAAGAAAGAGCACCCGTGCATCGTTCGCTATGAAGACCTGCCGGCACAGCAACAGCAGAAGGACCACGTCTACGTCGCGGTCGTCGGCGCAATGCTGAAGGCGCTCGGGCTCGTTCACGAATCGGCGGCCTGAGAGGACTGCGGCGGGCGAGGAGAGTTCGACGATGAGATATCGCGACCTGAAACAAGAAAGAGATGACGCCATCGCGCGAGCCGTCGCGGCGGAGCGCCTCTCGATGAAGAGCGAGTTCGACCGCGTCACAGCCGAGTTCGAGAAGGAGAAGGAGCGACTCCTGGCGCAGGCGGCGCGGAACGTGAAGGACGCTTACTATCGCGGCTTCCTTAACGGCAAAGACGTGATGGCGGACAGCGTCTCAGAGTGCCTGGCGCGCCGGACCGCGATTCCATTCATGAGTGACCGTCCTGATCTGTACCCGACATTGGGCCACCCATGACCGTCAGCACCTACCGATATCACCTGCCGTCGCTCCCGGACTGGCGTGACTCCTGGTCCATCGTCTTCGTGGACTCCACGGGCACGGTCGCGGTCTGCTCGGACTACGGAGACTGGTGCTACCGATGGAGCGTGCAGCATTGTGGGCACTCGGACTTCCGTGAGTTCCTGTTGCAGGCTGACTGGCACTACGTTGCTACCAAGTTCGGCTCCGGACGGAGGGAAGAACTGAAGGTCTACGACGGGGAGGAAACGCGGAAGCGCATCCAGTCCTACATCCTGAAGACCAGGAGGGAGCTTGGCCTCTCGAAGAGTCAGGCTCGTCATGAATGGGCGCTGGCCAACAGCAGCGTCGAGGACGACGGGGAGGTTGGCTTTCACCACTGGATCGCGGAGACACGGATCGAGGAGGCCTTCGAGTTCGGCGTCTATCGCATGTCGCGAGGCCTCGAGCATTGGGCCAAGATCTCCTTCCCAAGACTGCAGGACGCGATCCGCGCTGAGCTCAAGAGCGAGCGGGGCGTGATCGAGGAAACGCCGGGGAGCCCATGACAAAACTCATCATCGCTATTCTCTGTCTCATCCTCCTCTGGCTGCTCACGTCGTGCGGCGGAGCGGACTTCACCACGTGCTACCAGTGCTCCCGGGACGGCGGCGCTGGGCGCGCCGTCCTACCGTCAGGGGGCCGGCCAAGCTCGGGCGGCGCCGGTGGCGCCAGCGGTGGGGGAGGGCGCGCCGTGGCGTCCGGAGGGGCTCATGTGGCCTCAGGGGGCGCTGCCGGCAGCAGCGGCGGAGCCGGAACCGGCGGGGCGGGCGTCGAGGGAGGCGTACCAGAGCCCCCTGACGCCGGCCGGACGCCCGTCGATCCGGTTCTCGCGTGCCGCGCCCAGGGCGGCTCCTTCTGCTGCGGCAAGCGAGAAGCAGATGGCCACATCTACAGCGTAACCGTCTGCCCGGACTGCACCGATGGAGCCTGCTGCGTTGATCCCGGACAGATCCCGTACAACCCATTCGCGGGCGTTTGCGGGTGCCTCTTTTCAATGCCGCCAGGGTTCGGTTGCAAATGACGCTCGATTCGGAAGTGCATCGGGTTCGCGAAGCGTCACCACTGCGGAGGGATCCTGGTCGCGAATCTCCTGGCCTGGCGCGCGACGAAACCCAAGGACATCCCGCGAATCGACGCGCGGGGGCCTCATAATGACGAGTTTCTCGGGCTCGCGCTCATGAATCCGTTGTGCGTTGCCGCGTGGGGCGGGCCGCTACCGAAGTGGCTCTTCGAGATCTCGAAGAGATCGCTCGTCTGGGTGAAGTCGAGACGAAGCGGGACCCTGCGATGCTTCGGAACGACGAAGGACGGGTCGCCGCGTCATCCGCTCATGCTGGCCTACGACACGCCGCTCGTGAACTGGCCGCGGCGCACGCTACCATCGTCTAAAACGGAGGCGGCGCCGTGACGCGCGGAATCGATCTGAGTCTGCGCCACGTCCTGGAGGTGGTAGTGCGCGACAGTAAAGACGACGCGGTTCCGGTGCCGGAGAGCGCGCGCATCCGACTCGTTTGCGCGCGCGACGGACGGCCGCGGCTAGAGATTCGATGGAACGACAAGGCGCGCTCGCCAAAATCGAAGAGGACCACATGACACTTGTTCTTGCCTCCCCCGCCTATGTTGCCCTCGAGCCGAAGGAGCTGGCGCGAACCGTTAACGCTCTCACTAAAGAACAACGGGAAGAGTACTGCGCGCACCTCATCCGGACGCCAGAACAGACCGCGCTGCTCACCGAACTAGGGGGGCTTCGCATACGGCTCGCCTCACACCATTCCGACGTCGACCGCCTGACGAAGGCACGCGATGAAGCATGGGAAGCTCACCGCGCATCCGAAAAGGCACTGATTCTCGCCCAGGACCGCATCGCAGTGCTCGAAGAGGCCCAGTCCTCCCGTTCCGACCACGGCACAGACGCCGCGAGCCACTCGGACTGTCCTCTTGGGGAGTACGAACACTACAAGGGCGACAGGTATACGGCCACGGGCCTGGCGTATCATCACGAGACTCGCGAGCTCTTTGTGGTGTACCGGTCCCACGCAAAGAAGTCCCTCAACATTCGCCCCCTGCGAGGCTCGGCAGCTGACCCAGACGGATGGCTGACCCCGAAGGACGGGCGTGAGCGTTTTCGGTTTCTGGGTCCTGCGACTGCGACACACAACATATCGGAGCCCTCTCCGCTTCCGATGCGGCTCCCTTGTCCCGCGTGCAGCACAATGCACGAAGACGTCGGGGAGTTCGCTACGAAGCCGCACCACACGCACGCCTGCCAGAACTGCGGGAACGTCTGGCGCCCGGCGGTGTTCGCCACGGTCGGCGTGCTCTTCCTTCCTGGCTTCAAGAACAAGGGAGGGATAGGGCCACACGAGCGCGATGTATGCGGCGGCTGCGGGGTCTGTCTTGAGCCGGAGCCTCATAATGAACTCTGCGGCTCCTGCTGGTCCGAAGCGTTCAACTTTGGCGTCGACCCAACCGCGGCGGAGTTGCTCGAGGCTCGTCGAGAAGCAGCGCAGCGCAGGAAGGGAACAGATGGCTGAATCCGAATTGATCGCGCTGGTGGACATGGACGGAACGCTCTGCGACTACGACGGGGCGATGCGCCGCGACATGGCGAAGATCGCAAGCCCCGGAGAAGAGCTCGTCTGGTACGACGACGCGCCCGCGCACATGATCGAACGGAAGAAGCTCATCCAGGATCAGCCAGGCTGGTGGAGGAACCTCGAGCCGCTCGAACTCGGACTGGAAATTGTCGAAGCGCTCAGCGTCCTCGGCTTCCGTCTCATGGTGCTCACCAAGGGACCGTCGAAGCGCAACGCCGGCTGCTGGACAGAGAAGGTCGAGTGGTGCCGCAAGCATCTACCGTCGGTGCCGGTGACCATCACCGAGGACAAGGGCCTCGTGTATGGCAAGATTCTGGTCGACGACTGGCCCGCGTACGTCGATCGCTGGCTCGAATGGCGCCCGCGCGGATTGGTGCTGATGCCCGCTCATCCGTGGAACGAGGGCTACTCGCACCCGAACGTGCTCCGGTACACCAAGGAGAATCTGCCCGATGCCATCACGAGGGCTTGGCGATTAACGGAAGGAGCAACACCATGAGAGGCTACCCGACTAAGCGCAACACCCTCGCCGCGATCCGCAAGGCACTCGACCGGAACGACGAGTACATTGTACTTCACACCATTCAGCAGCCGGACGGAACATTCGTAGTCGCGGCTTTCGTGCGCTCGCGCCCGTTCAAGACTCTGCGCGGGGCGAGCGCGTGGATGCGAAGGAAAGCGCCGTAACCCCGCGCACATACTCAGAGGTTGACAAAAAAGAGGGGGGGGTAGAGTCGACCTTCAGAGGCATTCCCACATGAACGGACTCGGTTTAGCTGCTCCGGTTGTTTCAGACCCAGCATCAGTGGTGACCATTGCGAAGATTTTTTCTCAACGCTCTCGGAATCACCCGGGTGGGTCGGACAAGCAGGACTTCGCAGTCGTGACCGCTGCGGCGCTCACCGCAGTGATGGCCGCAGCGATGAACCCCCATGACATCTCATGGCGTTACCCCGCTCGAACGGCGTATGCATCGTTCATGTTTGCTGGGCAAACAGCACTTGCGCCGCAGGCGGCGCTCACTGCAATCGCAGGGCAGAAAATCCTCGCCGGTACAGGGCCGCTCCTTCCGGTCGTCCAATTCCTCACCACCGTTCTGGTCGACCTAGTCCACTAGCGGCCTTTCGGTCGCTATCCTTGTGGCTCACGGCAGCGCCGTCAGGTACTGCTGAAACGCCTTGTTCGACAGCGCGCGGATCCCTTCCTGATCGGTCCTCTTACTCCGTACGATCCTGAGACACTCGCGACCGGGCTCGCCCGTCACGAGGTGGAGCGCGAGGGCCGCGACGAGCGCCGAACGATTCCGCCCCATCCTGCAGGTGACCAGGACATTCCGACCACGGCGAAGGTCGCTGGCAACCGCCTCCGCCCCAGACCACGCCGTCATCAGATCTGTCTGACTCGGCGGTTGCTTGTCGTCGTACGGGAAGTGCCGCACCTTCACGCCAGGGAAGTACGACGCCGGCGGCTGATACTCCTCCGCCGTGAAGACGATGACGTCGAACTGGTCCGTGTAGTCCCCGGGCGGGGGCGCCGCGCCGACCCAGAGCCCATCAACGATTCGGCTGGCGGCGGACACGGTCCCCTCATCCTACCGGATGGCGCTAGGAACGGGAAGCCGGAGCGTTTATGTTAACGCTATGCCCAAACCGAACCGGCCGGAGCTGGCCCTCTTCCGGGGGAAGACCGCACCGGAATCGCTCGAGAAGTGGACGACGGCCTTTGCCGGCGGCGACAAGGCGGCCTCCCACCGGTACGCCTCCGTCCTCTCTCGGTTCACGGGCAGATCGGAACAGCAGGGGTCGACGGAGTACGAGGCGTACATCGGCACCTACTCGCCGGCGACGAGACGCGTCTACGCCGCGGCGCTGACCGAGTTCTTCGAGTGGATCGCCACGAAGTACGGGCGCGTCGTCTCGCCGCCTGAGGTCACGAGGAAGGACGCAGAGGATTACGTCGAGTGGCTCGCGACACGAACCTTCTCGCTCGAGGGAGAGAAGCTCCGCGATGGCGACCAGCGCGTGCGCCTCGCGCTCTACGACATCGTGAAGGAACTCGGCACGACCGACATCACGAGCATCGTGACGAAGGTCCCTGTCTGGCTCGCGAGCGCCCACCCGTCCCGGAGCAACAGCGCCGTCATCGATCGGCCGTGGCTCCATGCCGAACTCGGTCGCATGGTGCTCCATGGGCTCCTTGTCCGCTCGCCGACGATGGAGGAGCTCCGCCGCGACGACCCACGCATCGGGATCTCCACCTTCGTAGTGATCGTGCCTGACGGAGAGCAGAGGCACGAGGTGCCACTCGACGAGATCTTCTCCTACTCCCTGCCTCGCCCCCGCGCCGTCGGGCGCACGACCATCGTCGTTCGGATCGCGGCCCTCTCCGCGTTCTGGAAGGCGCTCATGGAGGCCGACACGTCGAGCGGCGAGGGCGCGCTCATCCGCCACAACGTGTTCGCCGACGTCGGGGCCCGAGTGCGCGTGGGCCTCGGCGCCGACAGGCGCGCCGGGCGCGCCCGGAAGGGGAAGCTGTCCCCGCAGCTCGTCGAGCGGATGCTGCAAGCCGCAGACGGGCCGCAGCTCACCGATAAGCGCGACGCAGCCCTCCTCTGGTTTCTCGTCCTCACGGGCGCGCGCGTGACCGAGAGCCTGCGCATTCGGCGGGACCGGCCGCCGGCGAGTGATGTGATGCGGTGGCCCGGCTGGTACGATGGGCGATCGAACCCACCGGCGGTAGAGCTCGTCAGGAAGCGCGGGTTTCATCAGCGGCTCCCCTTTCCGCCGTACGCTCTCAAAGCCCTGACCGCGTTCCAGGTGGAGCTCTCGCGGCACGCGCCGCTCGAGGGGACGCAGAGCGACAATCCGAAGGGATTGCACTACCTCGCTCCGAGCGCGATCGGGTGGCGCTACAAGCTGCTCTCCGAAGAGCCCGACGCGCCGCTCTTCCCTCCCGTGCACTTCTGGGGAGCGAACTCGACTCACAACTACCAGGAGCTCAAACCGAACAGGAGCACGCGGCCCGACTACCGGCGACCGATGACCAGGAACGGCGCTGACGCGCTGCTGAAGCGCATCGCGAAGAAGGCTGGGTTCACCGAGGACGAGCAGGCCCTCGTGCACGCGCACGCGTTTCGGCACTTCGCCGCGACGGCCATGTCCCGGAAGGGCAAACCCCTCCGGGAGATCCAACACATGCTCGGTCACGAGTCGATCCTGACCACCGAGACCTACGTCGAGGCCGATACGAGCACAGAGGCGCTTTCCGGGCAGAATGAAATTCTCGACTTCATCGCGGGCGCCGCCCACGAGCCGCCGGCACCGGCTGACACCGAGGCGCCCCGCCAGCCGCCCGTGAGGGCGTCCAAGCCCGTCATCGACACGTACGCGGTCCCTGCGCGAGCGGAGCGGCCTCGGGCGCCCCCGAGGCCCCAACGGCGCCCGGCGCGGGCGACCCGGGAGCTGGAGCGTCTCGTACGGGAGGGGCTACCGGCCCAGTCGCCCAAGGTGGCCCCTGACGCCGTTGTCCCGACCGGACGGGGGCTCGTGGCCGTCGGGGCGGAGGGACCGGCGGTACCGCCGGGATCGGAGGTCCGGGACGGCATCTCGCCCCCCTCGCCGGTGCATGCGTACGCAGGGCTCCGGCCGCCCCCCGCGGGCGTCGCAGCCGGCGAGCGCACGGGAGAGCAGGAACGGATCGAGTTCTCCCGGGTGAACCTCCGGAGAGATACCCCGAAGGGGCGGAAGCTCGCGAACCTCGCCCTCCCAGGCGACAAGCGGGACCTCGTCCAGCAGAATCCGTGGCTCCAGGAAAACTACGATCCGTGGCCAATCAACTACGGCATCGGCGAGAGCTCACTCCTTCCCTGGTTCGCTCGCGGCTCCTCGTCCGCGAACGGAGAGGTGACCGTCGAGGTGCGGGATAAGACGGGCGCACGTCGTGCCGTCGTCGTGCCGCCGCTGCCGGTCCTCGCTCGCAAGCAAATGGATCCAGCGCTCGCACCGATCCACGCGAAGAAGCTCTGGGAGACGGTCGAGCACATGCGCGCCCGATGGCTTCGCACCTCCCCCACGAAAGCGTTCGGGCTCGATCGATGGTGGGGCGCGTTCCTGAAGATGCTCGAGGGTCTCGAGCGAGGAACGAAGCACAAGTTCCGATGGGCCCCGTTCGATGCGTCGGCGACCGTCGGCAAGGACATCCGGGCGCACGACGAGGAGTACCTCATCACCTGGCTCGAACTGAACGCCGACCGGTACACGACGACGGTCCGGGCCTTCGAGGACATCGAGCGACCGAGAGGGAAGAGTGACCTCGACGACGAGGAGTGGGTCGAGTTTCAGGCGACATGGCGCGACGCCTCCGTCATCGGCGTGAGCCCCGCAGAAGAGCTCCCTGACTGGTTCGTCCTCGACGATCCGGTACGGGACATCTACGAGAACCACCGCGACGAATGGGACTGGTTCGTGAAATGGCTCGGGGCCATCACCGGACAGAAGCTCACGAAGGTCCGAAAGGACACGATCACGAAGGAGCTCGAGTTCGCCACCGAGGAGCGCCTCGGGCGCGTCGCGCAGGCCCGAGAGCTCCTGAAGGAGTACTACGAGACGATCGAGCAACTGCGCACAGCCAGCGGAGACAAGGACGCGCGCGAGAGCATCGAGCGGACCCGCAAGTTCCTGGTCGAGCAGCTTGAGGAGTACGGGGTCCAAGATCCGAAAGAGGCCCTCAAGGAGGGGACCACGAAGAAGCGATCGAAGCGGGACGCGACCATCGAGCGGCTCCTCGGCAACGCCTTCCCCGACATCGGCATCGAAGAGATCGACCCCAACGTGCTGAAAAGCCGGCTCTTCGACGCGAGCACATTGCGACTCGATCTCTCGAAGCACACCATCTCGCACACGAAGGAGTTTCGTGAGCAGTTCGCTCTCAGCTACGACGGGCGCGATTCGGAGTGCGTCGTCCGTCGCGCCGCCCGCGGCATGTGGGAGCACGTGAAGCGGCACGGGATCCCCGTCGAACGCGGCCCGAAGCGGTCGTCGGAGTACAGCATGCTCTACTCCGTGATGCTCTCGTACATGGCCTGGATCTTCCCGTGCCCCGCCGAGATCGAAACACGGATGGCGGCCGAGCTCACCGGCAAAGACGTTCGCATGGTCTGGCTCAACGGGGTCCGGCGAGCGAGCCAGCGGATCGTCCGTATCGATCGCGACATGGACGAAGGCGCGCTTCGCCGGTTGGTCATTGAGGAAGGACTCGATGAGAAGAGCGCCGACGAGGTCATCGAAGCGGGCCTCCTGTCCGATTCGCTGCGGGCCCAGGTGGCGCTCCCGGCGCCAGAGGTTGCGGCTGCGATCGCGAAAAGCGCCGTCAAGGACGGACAGGTCGTCGTCACTCCGGGGGGCACCGTCGTCCGCCGGAGGCCAGCGGGCGCGCGTAGAACGCCCGTGCGGGAGGCAGAGCCGATCGAGATCGAGGAGCCCGAGGAGTCCGCCTGGGAGGAGCTCCTCTCGGTCGGCGGAGAGCATCACCTATCGGGCGACGACATGGTCCCGAACGCGCCGCCGCCGCGGTACATGACCGTCGGGGCGTTTGCGTGCGGGGCGGACTACGTCGCGAACGCCGAGCAGGTACTACCGAGCGCCATCCGGATGATGGCGGCGATGACGTTGCCGTTCTAGTCGCTCATGAAGCCGCGCGCCGTAAACGGTCAGTTTCTTCCGGGATACCCCCCGATCCCCCCGCATCATCGTGTGGTGCCGCTCCCTCCGGAGTCGCCCCGAGCATGCGCCTGGTGCACGAGACCTGATCTGACCGTCGAGGACTTCGCGCCACACGCCGCAAGCCCCGGCGGGCGCCGGCCGGAATGCCGCGTCTGTCGCGCCGAGCGGCGGCGCGAGCTCAAGCGAGGGGCCGCGCGGGTGGCGCCGTGGGGCTTCGTTCGGCTCATGCGGTGATCGGAGTGACCTGTGCTATCCTTCCCTCCGAGAGACATGAAACACGCCTTGCTCGGCCTGGCTCTGATGACCTGTTCTCGAACCGCGCCTAGTCCGCCGCCGGTCACTCCGCCGCCCGTCCAGGACGCGGGAAGCTGCGCGAGCGCCTGCGCCACTGCGCGGCAGACGCCCTGCCCGGGGGGAACCGCCATGGCTCCTTTGGAGCACTGCCTCGCCGACTGCCCGGCGGTGGTCACGAACCTCTCGAATCCCGACCCGTACTGCGCTGCGCGCATCCTGACCTGCGGAGGCTCTTGTCGATGAAGTTCCAGATCCAAAACGACTGCACGGTCCGCACCAACGCGGAGCTGATGCTCGACACAGCCGGCTGCGCCGCGCAGCTCCGCGAAGACGTCGCGCCCACCTGGGAACGACTGGCGCCGGTCGTGGAGTTCTCCGACAACGGGGCCGTAGACGCGGACGCCTACCAGGTCCAGGTCAAGGACGACGCCGACTCGCCCGGAGAGCTCGGGTTTCATGACGTGGACGATCAGGGGAAACCCATCGTCTTCATCTTTGCAAAAACGGCCTTGGCCGATGGCCAGACCGTCTCTAGCGTCCTGTCGCATGAACTCTGCGAAGCCTTCGCCGATCCCTCGTGCACACTGTGGCACCAATGCCCCGACGGGAAGATGCGAGCCCTCGAGCTATGCGACGCTGTCGAGAACGACTCGTACTCGAAGCAGATCGGCGACACGATGGTCACCGTCTCGAACTTCGTCACCCCGAACTACTTCCGCGACACGCCCATACCCGGCGAGAAGTTCGACTTCATGGGCAAACTGTCCGGCCCCGCACCCGCCAGGACTCCAGGGGGCTACGACATCGTCATCGAAACGAACGGCGCCCCGAGCCAGGAATTCTCCGAGCACTTTCGGGAGATGGCGCGTGAGCGCCCGCACCGCGCCGCCATGAAATCAAGTCCGTACTCTCGGACCGCTCGTAGGATGGCGCGGTCATGATCCGCGCCATCGGGCTGTTCTTACTCCTGGTCGTAGGAGTCGCCCTCACCGGCTGCGGAGGGACGCTCCTTACGCCGAAGACCGGGCCAGGCACTCCGTATCCGTGCGGATACTTCGGGACCTCCTGCTACCCATTCGACGGGACCCACACCTGCTGCCGTCTCGAGCACTACGTCTGCATCAAAGACGGCTGCGACTACACCGGCAACCCGGACACGCTAGGACCCACCCTTGCTCGACGGGTAGCGCGCACCTCCGAGTAATTGAGGGAGCGGAGCGCCGCTCACGATCACCCGTCGACCAGCTTTTCGATGATACAGAGCGCGAAGAAGCCGAAGAGTTCCAGCCACGTCGTCGATTCTTCTGGGCGCGCCATTCACACGGTGATCGGAGTGAACTGGGTCGCCAAGTCCTCGAAGTAGAGGCCACCACTCTTCACGAGCAGATAGTCGTCTCCCGATCCCGGAGTGTCCCCGAGCGGGGTCCGCTTGTAGATCGAAACGACCGTTGCAACGAACTCGCGCGACGTGCCCCCCGATGGGTCTCCTGGCTCGTCGCCGGCGGGAGCGATGCGGAGCACCGTCTTTCCCGTGAATGCGGTGACGTTAGCCCCGCTCGCATTTTCGATGACATCGAGGTTCAGGCTGGCGTCGTCCGCCGCGGCCATGGTTTCGATGAGCGCCGTGTCCCAGAGAACCGTCGGTGCGCCTGGCGCCGCGTGGGCCGTGATGATGCCGAAGTGGACCGGCTGCGGCTGAATCGTCGATGGAGAGACCTGATTGATCCGCTCCGCGATAACGTCACCTTGGGCCATGGCTCAGCGGTCTCCCAGAATGTCGACGTTGAGGAAGAGTAGCTCGTAGAACATCTCGTTCTCGAGCACCTGGACCAAAACCTTGAAGTCCCCATCCACGATGTACGCGTCCACGACGCGGCCCGTGTACGCCGACTGATAGCCGAGGCCGAGAACGACCTTGTCGATCAGCGCATTGCGAATATTCGGCGCCAGATCGGTGATCTGGTCGAGGAAGGCGGCGTCCACGGTAATGCCAGCCGCGGCTCCCCCGAAGCTCACCTTGATCGTCGTACCCGTCACGTCTTGCACGAGGCCAATAAGCGGCGGCTGCGGCTGCAACGTCCCGGCCAGCAGCGCTGCGCTCGACAGCCGAACTCGGGCCCGATCTCCGACGGCAAACGCCATGGCTCGAAAGGCTACCGGGGTCGCCGGTTGGGGTCAAGCGGGACGGTATTGTAGCGGGTTTCGTCGTCATACATCATGCCCGCAGTTACGAGCGGGATGTCCCTGTGTTCCCCCTCCATGGCCTCCAGCACGAGGCCCCTGACGACCGCCGAGGCGCTGGTCCCGAGCGAGGACGAACGGTGAAAGAGTGCTCGGCGCGCCCCCTGCGTGATGACGGTGGGCTCGTGCGTTCCTGCGCGGTACGCGGGGTAGATCTTCCCGCGCCAGCTCCAGTGGTGCACGGCCCTAGGCTCTCGCGTACCGAGGAGGTACTCATGGATGAGGCTTCGCATGAACGTTGGCGGGTGGACTCCCCGGAGTTCGCACTCGGCTTTCCACATGCTGATGATCTCAGGCGGCATCCGAAAATGAAACTGGTAGGTCCAGCGCATTTGTTCTTTGAGCTGCTGTCCCAGGAGCTTCCGCGCGGCAGCAGTCCGGCTATTCGAGGGCGCAGGCGCTAGCCCACGCGCATGCAATTCGATAAGCGCTTTTGCCCTGACCTCGAGCAGCAGATCTACATCGACGCCCAGGCGCTTGGCCGTCTTGTCGATGTCGGCATCATTAAGCTCTATCGAGGCGAACTTCGTCCCTCGGAGACAACCCGCAAGCCAGGTGCGAAAGGTGTCCCGCGGCACGTGTCCTACTGCGTGATGAGCGAGGACTGGACGATGTGCGAACAGAACACCACGTCGCCCGGTTTCACGGCGATGAGCGCGACGTCGTTCGCGTTGCCAGTCCGCATCTCTATGACGAGCATCACGCCGCCAGAGCCGTCCGGCTCCACGTGGAGGATCCCCTGCAGGATCGGAGTTGCCCGGACGTTGCCCTCCTTGTCGTGGACCGGGGCGTACGAGTAGCTGCAGGCGATGTACGGCTCGGCGAGCTGCAACATCACCGGCTTCTCCTGAAAAGCGAACCATCCGGACGGGCGGTCCCCGGTCCCAGGAGGGGTTGTTCCTTGCTCAGCAACGTCTGTCATCGTTGATTCTCCATCTGTTGTTCCGCGCTTTGTAGCATCTGCCGAATCGGCACCGCGTTCTTCTTTTCCCATGCCCACTCCGTGCGCACCCGAGCGGCGTTCGCCTCGGCCATCTGAGCGGTCTTCTCCCAGTTCGAGTAGAGCCGCACGAGCCCCGAACAAATCGCCTCCACCGTTACCGACGGCGCCATTGAGCCAGGGAAGTCGTCCATCGGGGCAAGGGGCCCGTCTTCGACGAAGCACACCCCAGGATGCCCGTCGCGGAGGTACTCCGAATGCCCAGTGCACGACGTCGCCAGCACCGGGACCCCGCACGCGAGCGCTTCGAGCGGGACGAGACCGAAGCCCTCCCCGCGGCTTGGCTGACAGACGGCGTGCATCGAACCGTACAGCTTGGCGATCCCGTCTTGGCTCTCGATGAGCCCGGGCCGTGTGGGGACATCGAGATCGGTGAGCCCAAGATCCGCACACCACCATCGGATCTTCGACATGTGAGCCGGATTCATCACGACATAGAGCCGGGCCCGTCCTGGAATCGTTCCGCGGCGCTTCGACTCTTTCCATGCGCGCAGCAGCTGTTGCGTTCCCTTGCGATCCGTCTCGCTGCTCGTCATGTGAAGAACGCTGAATGCCTCGCCTCGATACTCGAGCGTCGCCTGCGTACGGAGCGCAACGTCGAGGACGTGTACCTCGGGCGTCACCCCGTGCGGGGCCACCACGACCGGCAGCGTCGCTGGGACGTAGCGGCGGAGCACGGACGCGGCCCATGCACTCGGCGCTAAGAGGCCCCCGGTGAGCATCCCTCTCGGCAGTACCTTCGACGGCTTCAGAAGACCGTCCATGAACCCGAACGGCAGCGTTTCTCCGTTTGGGGCAAGGAGTAACCAATGGGACCTGTGCTCTCCGTCCCGATGCGCTCGGAGGAGCTGGTTGGGGTTGCCGATGTTGAGCGAGACGGCTGCGCTCGCCCCCGCCGTCTGCTCGTCGTCGTCCAGCGCACAAAACCCCGCGAGTTCGCCGGCCGCCTCGAGTGCCCGTCGCATGCCGCGTGTCACCTGCACGAACGAACCCTCTCCGTTCCCGGTCCCGTAGAGCCGGACGCGCGGCGCCATCAGTTGGCGTCCTCACGGCTCTCGACTGTCTGGTACTTTTCGACCACCGCCGATAGCGCGACCCACATCTGCCCCCGCTCGGCATCGGACAATCCGATGAGCTCCATAACCACGCATGCCAAAAGGATCTCCATCCTGTCTTCTGCAAAGACGTACTCAGTATCGAGCCACCTCGAGATCGTCTCTTCGGCGGTCTCGTTCTCTTTTTCTTCGAGCGTCGCCGTCACGGGGCCCTCCGGATCCCGCCACGCATCGCCGCTGCCTCGAGCTTCGCGGCCTTCCGTTTGCGCTTCTCTTCGGCGGCCTGTCGCCTCGCAGCGTTCTGTGCTGGTGAGGGCTCCGGCGGATACCACGTCGCCGCTCGGCGAATTGTGAGCGGCGGGTAACCGCCCGCCGCCATCGCCGCCGCGAACGCACCCGTGATCAGAAGGTTCTTATTCATCAGAACTCCTCGTCGTCCGGGCCTGCTGTTCGCTGCAGAAGCGTTACCAGTGCCCAGACCACCAGGCTTCCTGGCCATAGGGCTGCGCCACAGACGTAGCTCCAGAACATCGCGATTGCGATCGCGACGAGGCGGAGCCCGGTCGGCGGCGGCGTAAATGTCAGCGCGCCATCGGTAACGAATGACGCTACCTTCCGCAGATTCAGAACGAGCCACAGGGCGGCGCCAAGCAGGTAGTAGAGCTTCCAGTGCGTCATCGCCGTTCCCAGTCCGCTCTGCCGAGGAACTCGAACAAGGCTCGGTTCCATCGAGCATCCGCGAGCGCGTTGTGCTCCCCGCTGGTCTGCTTCGGATGCGTAGGACTGCCCCGCATGACCGAGAGCTGCTTCAAATCCATGCAGTACTTCGGAAATTGCTTCGGTAGATCTATCATCCTTCCGAAGAGCTGACAGAGCGCCACCCAGTCGTAGTCTGCGTAGTACGCCCAGAATTCGATCTTAGGGGTCGGGCTGATGAGGGACTGCCGAACGAATCCCTTCACCAGGTCAGCAATTTCGCCCCGTGGCATCCACGTGGGGGACTCCTTTGGAGGGAGACTCGGCAGGACATTCTGGATCACCCAGTCCGACGCCAGATGAAGCTTCGCCTCTGCGTTACAGCAGTACAGCTCCCGATCGTCCTCGCACACGATGCCAATCGAAATGAGGTCGATGGTTTTCCCGTCCTCGATAAACTCCGTGTCGAAAAAATATCTCACGGTACCCCCTTCAATGGCCTCACCGCATTCCTGCAGACGCACCCGCTGGTCGTTGTCGTCTCGAGGGGCTCAGGCGCACAGATCTCGAGACAGCGCCCCCGGTGGATACCGGATTGGCAAGCTTCCGCCATTCCGATTATCAAAAGCATACAACAGCCTGCGATGCCAAGAACGAGCAGCTCGAATTTCATCCGAAGTTCCCCGCCAAAACGAGCTTGCGAATGGCCTCAGGAAATCGCTCCTTGAGTCGCGCCGCCATCATTGCGCCGACCGGTGCGAGCCCAAACCGTTGATAGAAGTCCGGCGGGTGGACGCGGCGCGCCGGTGGTCGTGCGGCGCGGAGCGCATCGCGAAGAAGCACGACGGGGCAGGACGCCCATTCGGCGCCCGCTTCCCACCCGTACCCAGGATGCACTGGCTCAAGGAATGCCCAGAGCGGAACATCGTTCGGACTACAAAACGCCGTTGGGCCTCCCCAGCCCGTATAGACGAGCCGGTTCCCGGCGCATCGCGCCTCGAACGCAGGAAGGTCCCAGCCTTCGGCGTGCGAACAGGACACGTAGATGTTGTTCTCTCGATGAATCTTCGTGATCTCTTCTTCTGGAAGCTTCTTCGCAACGATCCGGAGGCGCTTCCTGTAGTTGGCACGCGTCCAGCCGTTGGCTTGCACGGCCGGGTCCGAAAGCCACTTATCGAGCGCTTCGGAGATCGAGGGGTAGCCCGCCCATGTCCCCCATTCGTGGGTCTTCAGAAAGAGCGAGGCCTTGTCCTTCAAGGAGAACTCGAGCAGAAAGGCCCCGAGCAGAGCGGTGTAATTCTTTCGTGGCTCCCACTTGCCGATGGCATAGAAGCGCTGCCCATCGGGAACCGACTCAGAGCCCCGCGGAGCGGAGATGTGGGACGCCGGGCTCGTGTCCGGATCGTAGGCCACCGGGATCGCGTAAACGCGCTCGACCCCAGCGGTCCTGAAGATGTCGACCACCCACTCGCCGTGCACCCATGTCTCGGCGCATCGGTTCAAGACTTCGACGATGGCGGGGGCCACGGTCGTGCGCTCCCAGGGTGTGTACACGATCGTCGAGCGGTAGACGTTGAGCTCGTTCTCGAACCCAGCCATGCGGGCCCCCGCGGGGGCCACGGTGTTCTCGAGGAAGGTCGCATTGTGGATGACAAGCTGCCGAATCGCGATCGGGATCGAGGCGGCAGACGTGTCCCGTAGATACCCGACGCTCGCCCGTACTCGCGTGTCGACCTCGTCTTCCAGCATGAACTTCGGGCGACTGAGGCGCCGGAGAACGACCGGAAGCCCTGCTCGCGACAGTGCCCGTACCTGCGAGCGCGAGTGCCGGGCAAGGCCGTCCTCGAGCTGGTCCCATGGCGCCTGATACTCGATCGCGTACGGCAAGAGCGCGTCGCTGCCTGGGGCAACGATGGGGCGCTCCATGATCTCTTGGTCAGAGGGCGGCAGATCCCCTCCGTCGCCCTCGAGAGCAGAGGTTGTGGCAGAGAATGGCGCGAGGCGCTCAGCCAGATCGGTCACTTCGAGGCCCCACTTCCTGGAGCCGCGCCAGCGTCAGGGGCTGCGACCAGCGTCTCTCGTTCGCACCGGCAGGTTATGTCGCGACGATCTGCACGCCCCCAACCGTCATTGACCACTACCCAAGCTCCGACCGTCATTTTCTGCTGAGCATTGGGACACATAACGGACTCCCAACGCCCTAGGTTGAACAGTGCATCGTGGCAGCCACCGTTCTCAACGGTTGGGCCGGAGTTGCACGCGCTCAGGAAGCAGCATCCAAGAACACTCCTGAGCCTCGTAGCCACGGTCGACGATTGCTGCACGTCTCAGCTCACTCGTCCTCGAGTATCCCGACGATGTCGTCTTCCGTCATGCAGATGCATTCCGGCGCTCCGTGATGCTCGATCTCGAAGCCGGAGTACTTCCCGAAGACGACCCGGTCTCCTTCCTTCACCGTCGTCTCGATGAAGCGGCCCGTGTCCATCATCTTCCCGCGCCCGGCAGACAGCACTGTCCCCCGCGTGAGCTTCTCCCGGGCGACCTCGGGAATGATGATGCTTCCGAGTTTCTCGGAGGGCGGGTCCCGTTGGACAACTACGCGGTTACCTAGTGGACGGATTTTCATTCGCGCTTCACCTTTCGCTTACCCTGCTCTTGGCAGACCCAGTCTCTTCACCACTCCGGAATCGTAATAGGCGTCCCGGACATCGTTCAGCCACGTGTACTGCCGCGGTCTCTTCTGATTGTAGAGAGGATCCAGCCCAAGGACCGCCCGCAGCGCATCGACCGCAGCGCGATCCTTCAACCGTTCGGCGGACCACCACGTCCCCTGTTGCTTCATAGCCATCGCGTTGTGCCCTCAGGCCTCCTCCACCTTGCTGTCCGAGATCCGCACCGCCCATTGGCACCCGACGTTCGAGCACCGGATGATGTCGTCCACGAAGACCGTGCCGCAGACCCGCACGTGAAACGGCTTCCGGTCCGGATCGACCAGCTGCACCAGCGTCCCCGCCTTGCCGCCCTGCGCCGGCGTCCGCGTGTCGAGATAGAACTTCCGGTGCGACTTTTTGATCATCACTTGCGCCGAACCGTGGACCTCCCCACTCTCGAGACACCGGGGGCACACGAGGGTCACGACCTCGTCGCCGTCCGGCAGCATCACGATTTCACCGACGCATTCCTGACGAACCGTCTTGTCCTTGTTCAGGTAGAAGAAGACGACTCGCGGGGAGCCGTTGTCCATCATGCGCATCGACGTGAGACTCGAATGGACGAACCCCCCGGGCGTCATCCCTGCCCCGAACTTTGCCGCCCGCTCCTGCTTCTCCTGATGCTCGCGCCCAGCCTCGGCCCGCGCCGTCTGCTGGGCTCGCGTCTTATCGAGGGCGCTCGAGGTCGTGCCGCCCTTCACGATGATCGTGAGGGGGCTAGCGCCTATGGTGGAGGCACCTTCCTTCGGAAGGTCGTCGGACATGGCTATCCCTGATAGCCCAGCTAGCCGCCCGAGTCAACGACGGGCAGCGGTCGCCACGGCAGCGATGGCGAAGATCCCGAGCGAGCCGAGCGCGAGTGGTTTCCAGCCGACTTCCTTGACAGCTTCGTTCATCATAAACCCCAGCATTACGAGGCCTCCCGTCATGGCCACGAAGCCGGCCTTGGGATTCTCCGGGACGGCATCCGTTTTGAAGAGATCTCCATCCTTGATTGCGTTCCCCACCTCGTAGGCCACGAGCCCGCCGCCGAGAATGCTCGCGAAGGCGAGTACCGCCATCTGACTCTGAGCTGGAGTCTCCGGAAGGAGCGTAACGTCACCCATCACGGGGTCAGGTCATCGGTGATGACCTTCTCTCCGGCATTGGTGAGCGTGACGCCGTTCGTCTTGATCCAGTAGTTCGAGAACCCATCCAGGTTGAAGGCTTGCCCGAGCGCGTTATCGAACGCGACGCCGGCGCTACACTTGACGTTCTGCAAATTCACTGGCCCCGTCGTCGTGTAGGTACCTATGGTGAGGTGCGAACTCTGCGCCTCGAACGAATTCGCTGTCACACTCGAGCGGCATGTGCACCCAAACATCTCGACGGCGTTGGCCGAGATAGTTGTCCCTGAGGTGCAGAGCGTATTCGTCGCAAGGACGGTCCCACTCGCTCCCATCGTCAGGGCCCCTAGCGTCAACTGAGACGTAAGGAACACGAAGCTCAACGCTCCGGGCCCGTTCAGGACCAGAAACCCATTGTCTCCAAAGACCGCTGTTCTCACCGACGCATTGGTGATGACTTGGCATCGGTCACCCGCCACGAGGCTCCCAGGGGCCACGCTGACATTATCGAGAATCGCACCGCTGTCATCCGGCAGCGTCAGCGACCGGATCCCGACAACCCGATCGGTGCCCGTCAGAAACACGAACCCGGGGGCCACGACGTCCTCTAATGAGGTCGCAGTCAGGTACACGTGACTGAAACCAGCATCGAGCGCTGCCTGGACAGTGCTAAACGGCGCCGCCACAGACCCGGTCTGATCCGGTCCCGGCGTGGTTGTCCCAGGGTCCACATACGCGAGAGCAGAAAACGGACTGATGGTCCCGCCGCCACCCTCTACCACCGTACCCGTCACCAGCATCCCCATGAACCGGGTGCCCTTCGAGGCTCCCGCCACCTGCACGTCCGCGAACGCACCGTTGCCGACGATGCCGTGAGCAATGAGCATGCTCTCTGCATTGGAACCCAGGAAGCAGACCACCGACGGTGGGCTCGCGAAGCCTCCTGTCACGTCCGCCGCGGCTCCGGCCTCGATCGTGACCGTAAAGAGCGCACCATCCCCGGCGCCCGCCAGGGTGAGCGCCGTAACTACGCTTCCGCCCGGAAGCGCTGCAATCGCGGCATTGACCCGAGCTTGCAGATCTGCCGGATCGGAGCTCTCTACGATCCTAGTAATGACCGACGCCGGGACCGTCACTGCAATGCTGCCATACCTAGACATGATGCTCTCTCTCCTTCAGTCGAAAAAGTCGGTCCGTTTCTTGATCTGACTCACCGCGAGGCCAGCGATCAAGGAGACGGTCACCGCCATGACGACCGACACGAACAGAGGCCTGCGATACCAGATGACCTGGCCGTTGCGGCACCCGTCACACGCCGGGTGGTCATCCGGCGACACACAGACGACGCAGGTCCCGTCCTCCAGATACGTGCACGTCGGGCACGACACGACCGCCTGACGCGTCTCTACGGCGCCCGTTGCCCTGAGGTAGCCGACGTAGCCGAGCATCGATCAATCCTCATCGGCGTCTGCGGCGGCGTCCTGAGAGTCACCAAGTCGCTGCTCGCACCACTCCTCGAAGGATTCGATCGCGGCGAGGATCGACGCGAACTCGTCGTCCACGCGGCGGTGCTCGCCACGGATCAAGATCTCGTACCCGTAGCAGTCGTCGCCGCCCTCGGCGCCCTTCCGGCAGAACAGCGAGACCTCCACATGCTCGGCCTCGACGTCGAGGGCATCGGCCGCGAGCTCGTCCATCTCCTCAAGCAGCGTCTCCCCGAGGTCTTCAGGCTCGAGGTAGTCTCTGCTCGGGAGATGGGTGTTTTTGCGCATCACCTAGATCCGAGATCTCAGCCGCCACCGTGATAGATAGCGACGATCATCCCCATGAAGCGCGTGCCCTTTGAGGCGCCGGCGATCTGATCATCCACCACGGCGAGCGTCTCTCCCCCGGACGGGGGAGGTAGTGCCAGCATTGCGGCGACACACGCGTCTTTCGCCACCGCGAGCTCACTCTCGGAGGCCGCGAGGTAGCACCCGATGAGATTCTCGTCGGTCAGCGCTGTGCCCCCTGTCACGCTCTCCGAGCGCTCGATGGCGACAACGAACGTATGTCCATCTCCGCCTCCCGCGAGATGGAGTGAGAGGACGGCGCTTCCTCCGCCAGTGTCCTGCAGCACCGCATTCAGGCGCGCCGCAAGCTCGCTGGCTTCCGCTGCTTGAATGAAGCTGTTCGTCACGTCCGAGAGTTCTGCGGTTGCATATTGAGTCATGTCGTTCTCCGTTGTTTTTGAAAAAAAATCAGCTGGTGTGCTTCTGTCCCCACCATGCGTACCCGAACAGGATCCCGAGTCCGATGCCAATCGCCATGCCCCCGGCGACGACGCCGTAGCTCGTCTCGTGATACGCCGCTTCCGGATCGGCGCCGAGCGGGAAGTAATTCGGCAGCACCGCGTCCTGCCACGGGATGCTGCCACCGTAGTGCAGCGTCTCGGCATCCTCCGAGAAGTGATCTCCGAGGCTCCCGATGGGCGTGTATCGAGGGAGGGGACCGTCTTCGTCCCAGATCCCGCCACCGAGCCCGATGCCCACTCGCATGGGCCCCGCCCGTAACGGGTTGATTCCCCAGCCAGGGACCGGCGCGTCCTGCCAGCCGGGAGTGCCGACGGGCAGCTCCTGATAGTCCGAATCAGGAACGTTCCAATAGCTGCCGACTGGACGCATCATCGGTCGTACTCCTCAGGCACGGGCGGTGGTGCCGGCATGGTGTCCCGCTCCGTCACATCGCAGCCCGCCGCCATCATCGCACTAAAGCGCTCGGCGTCGAAGTCCGGCTCTTCGGACTCGACGAGACGCCCGAGGCTCTCGTCCCAGTACGCGACGCGGGGCGGTTGCATGCGGTCTAATCCTCGCCGATCTGCTGCCCGGGGGCAACCCACCTCGTCCGAAGACTGCAAGTTACGCCGTCCCATTGGCCTTGCCGCTCGCAGTCCCTCAAAAACTCGTCGGTTCCGAGGTGGGCCTCGAAGTAGCCGAAGGCCTCCTCCTTCGTTCGCCCGGCGAAGACGTGGCGAACCACCGGGTACTCGAACCCGATACCCGCCTCGAAGATATCCACGACGAGGCGCCACGTATGCCTCATTTCGACTTCATCCAGTAGGCGGCAAGACCGATGACGACCGCCACAGACGCCGCGACGGCGATCGACCCCTTGGCGATCGCCACGTCCATCCGTGGCGACATCGCCGTCCACGCATCCTGAACGAGCGCGTCCATCGGAAGCGTCACCTCCGTGTCGCGCCCCCACGGGAGCGGCAGATCCACCATGTAAGTGGTCGTGGGGCCGGGGCCTGCGCCCATTGCGCGGTAGCTCATGTCAGCCCTTCTTCACCCACCAGGCGGCGATGCCGACCGAGAGAACGACCATGCCAGTGAGCGCAAGCATCCCCTTGATCGCATCGTCCTTCACGAGGCCGACCTCGGCGAAGGCGACTTCCATCTGCTTCGCGATCTCGGGACGCACGACCTCATCCATGACCTGCTTCACCAGAACCGGAGCGTAGATCTCCATCTCGCCCTCCATGTCCTGTATGAGCTTCGCCTCGAGCGCATCGATCTTCGGGGAGATCGCCTGCCACGCGTCGTCCACCATCTGCTGCATGGGGACTGCGATCTCCGTGTTGTCGCCCCACGGGAACGGCGCGTCGATCTTGTACTTCTCGACCGGACCTGGGCCGGCTCCCACTGCTCGGTACGTCACGCTGCCGCCTTCCGCTCGTGCTCTTCCCGGAGCACCTCGAACGCCGCGTTGATCTTCTTCATCCGCTCGGTGTTCGCCGCTTGCTGCTTGCCGGGTCGGTCCGGGTTGTACTTCATCGCGAGCCGGTAGTACTGCTTCTTGATCTGCGCCCACTCCGCCGTCGCCGAAAGGCGGAGTGTCTTGAGAGCTTGCGACCGCGTCATGACACCCGGACGCCCGGGCGCTTGCGCGTCTACATTCGCGTAGCTCTGAGCCCGCGCCTTTGCTCCCACGATGCAGACGGCACAGATCGCTTCTGCCGCGTAGTCCACTCGCGCATGCGCGAGGCAGCAGGGTCGCCCGCACGCGTCGCACTTGACGATCGCGATCCACTCGCAAGGCTTCGTCTTGCCGCCGCTAGCAACGCCCGGACAGGCGCACGGTGTCGGCGCCGCGATCGCCATCGTCCATTTCAAGAGCGCGTTTCGCGTGAGATGCGAGCCCCACTCTTTCAGCTGCTCGACGACCTCGTGCGCCGCGTCGGACGACTCCCCCACGTTCCTCGCCATCACGGCAACGAACGACCCCCACTGAATGTCACCGGTCACTCGGCGGATGCGCTCGAAGAGGTCCACCATGGAGCCTCTACTTCTTCGTCAGATGAGCGAACGAGTACCCGACCAGCGCCCCAACGAAGAGTCCGAAGAACCACGGCTTCTTCCAGGACTCGTCGTCAGTCGTGGTCCCTTCAGCGGCGAGGGTCTCGCCGAGGCCGCCGCTCGCCGCGAAGTACTCGCCCATGGCCCACTGGTTCTGATCGGTGCGGTAGCCCATGACTCATTTCCTCCGGAACACGAGCGCAAGCCCGAGGAGAGCCACGGCGCCGAGGCCGTACATCGCCATCGTGCTCATCTTGGTGCCGCCGCCTGCGCCCGCACGCTCTTCCCGCGTCTTGTCCGCGAGCGAGAGGTAGGGCGCGAGCACGGGACCGCCGCCTGCGGAGAACCACGCCGAAAGGATCGGGAAGTTCTTCTTCAGGTAGTCCGGACCGTAGCTCGACGCGGTCGGGGCGCCGATCGTCGAGACCATGAACCCGATGGCTGTTGCGTTCGGATAGGTCTGGTCACCGGCCGTGACGCTCACGTCCTTGCCGCTGAATGCCGCCGTCTTCGAGACGATGTACTGCCAGAGGAGAGAAGCCTGCGGATCCCAGATCCCGCTCGTGTACCAATCAGGCGTGTACACCTTCTGCCCGTCCGCCGTCAGCGTCTGCTCCGGAGCGAGGAGCGCCATCATCGACTTCACCTCGGTCAGCGCCGACTGGTCGCCGAGATCAAGCGAGACCTGCGTCGCGCCGAGCGATCCGTCGTGGTACGCCATGAGCGGCCCGAACGTGTCCATCCCATCATAGTGCGGGCCGAGAACGCCATCGTGGAAGGCATCGACGGGCGTCGCATCGTCGTCCCCAGCATCGCCGAGCGAGCCGTCGTGGTACGCAACGATTGGCCCGGGCATGTCCGCATCTGCGGCTTGGCCGCCGACGACTCCGTCCGCGTACGCCATGAGCGGACCGTCTTGCCCGAGGCCGGTCAAACCGAAGAAGCTTCGCGGAAGACGCGATTGGGCCAATAGTCCGTTTTGTCGGGCCCACATATAGGCCATCGTCCCGCATTTCTGGGCACGCGTCGCTGATGGTGCATGCGCCGCGATGCAGCGCTGCATGTACTGCTCGATCAGAGTCTTCGCTTTCCTCGCTCGCACTGCTGCCTGAATGGACGCTGGAACCGCGAGCGCCGTCGCACCGAGTGAGCCATCCTGGTAAGCGAAGAGAGGACCCGGCGTGTCCGCGCTCTCCGCGTTCCCGCCGACCACACCGTCCGCGTACGCCATGAGTGGGCCGTCCTGACCCAAGCCGCCTGCGCCCTGGGTGATTGTCGTGCTGCCGAAATACGCTCCGAGCATGTGATCCTCTGTTTCTACCCAAAAGGGTACTCCGGCTCAGTCGCCGACGAAAGCCTCGACGCGAGGCCGCAAAAAGTACATGGCAATCCCGCCCGCTACGACCCCAATCCCGAGCCAGGCCCACTTCGGTACCCCGGCGTCGAGTTCGTCAGCTCCGAGCCCGATGGCGCGCCCGACGAGCCCGAGGGGCCCGCCGACGGTATCGAGCGTGGGCCCGAGGGCCTCGGCCGCGTTCACGGCAGCCTTCATGTTATCCACTACCGCGTTCTCCTGCCCGAGGGCTCACGGAGCAGGAAATATCCAATCCCGAGCGCGACCCCGAAGAAGACAAGGGCCGTCCAGTTGAGAGCATTCCGCTGCTCCTCCGTCGGTGGCGTGTCGCCGAAGCCCGTACACCCGCAACCGCCGACGCCGACGAGCTTTCCGGACATGTCCGAAACCGGCGGCACGCCGGCGATGGCGACGAGGTTCATGTTCATGGACGCTATTTCTTGTACTTCCGGTACATGTAGAACCCGCCGCCAGCGACAGCAACGAGCGCCAGGATCCCGAACATGCCGGACATCGACGCTTCGGTTTTGGGCGCTGCAGCACCGGGGCCCTGAGCGACCGGGGGCGACGGCGGCGGCATCGCAGGCGGCGGCGTCACGTGCCTCGGGGGTTCGAGAGCCTGTCCCGTTCCGCACGCGGGTAGCGCCTGGAGGGCGGTCCAGTACCTGGAATCATGCGTGATGGCCCAACACGCCGCGTTCGCCGCTTTGTTCGGACCGTTCGCCGCGGGGTACTGCCGGCAGTACTGGATGATCGCCACGACATCCGGCGTGAGGCAGGTCGGAAGCGGAGGAAGGACGCCGCCGCCGGTGCAGAACGGAAGGCGCGAGAGCGCGTACGTGTAGAGCGACGTGCAATCGAAGTCAGGATCCCCAGGCGTACCTGCAATGCATCCCGCGATAAGCCCTGCGGTGTACTGATCGAGACACGTCGGCGTGGCGCAATCCGGAAGATCCTTTACGTCGCACGCCGAGAACGCGGCCAGGCGACCGGACATCGGGGCCGTTGCCTGCCCCAGTCCGACGCCGCGGAGCACCACGTGAGGGCACTTCGCGTTAGCCTCCGCTCGCTCATCCGGAGTGATGCACGTTGGACGCGGGACAGATCGAACGCCCGTCGCCGTTGATTCAAGCAGTCCTACTCCGCTGTACATCGTCTACTTCTTTCTGAAAATGAGGTACCCCACACCGAGCGCCGCAGCGCCCGCGAGGCCCCACATCATCATGTTGGATTTTTGGGGCGCAGGGGGCGGCGCCCCGGCATCCGTCGTCACGCTTGAACCGGAGTCCGGAGGAGCGACATCGATCGGTCCTGGCGTCGCCTCGGGCGAGCCGGGAGGAGCCGACGATTGCTGGGGAGGCGGCATGTCGGATGGAGGCGGCGGCTGATACGCCGGTGGCGCGGCCGACGGGGGAGGAGGAGCCGGTTGATACACCGGGGGCGCGACCGTGACGGACGGGGATGGGCACGGACCGAGCGCCATCACCTTCTGGTAAACGTCCTGATAGCGGGACATCGCCCAGCATGCTGCGTTGGCCTGTTTGTTGTCGCCGTTGAACTGCGGATACTGCCGGCAGTAGTCCACCAGCGGTCCGACGTCCGCGTTCAGGCACTTCGGCACCGAGCTGAGATACGGCGCGGAGTCCGCGGGGCAGCCCGGCTTCGTGAAGACTCCGCACTTGGCGAGATCCATGCACGCACTAGCAAACTCTAAATCGGTGAGCCCCGTCGGTGTACGGCCGAGGTAACAGGCTCCCCCGATCTGGACGAGTTGGTTGTTCAAGCAGCTGAGCGCGTCGAAGTTCGCTTTCACTGCCGGCGTCGCACAGCCACCGGTTGCCAGGTAGCCCTTCAGAAAGAGCGCGAGAGACGCGTCGCTGAGTGTCGGAGGCGGAGGCGTAGCCCCGAGCCCGTGCATGGTTCGATAGGTCATCGCGACTTCCTCCAGAGAACGAACCCGAGCGCCGCCGCACCGAGACCGACGGCGATAGGTAAGCTCAGGTTCGTCTTGCCACTCGCCGCAGGCGCTGGGGCAAGCCCAGGACTCGGCGCCGCGGTCGTGATCGGACCTGGCCCTTGCGATGGCGGCATCACGACCGTTGCGGGAGCGGTCACCGGCGTCGCCGCCGTGAGCTGCGACTCGAGCGCCGCTTGAAAGGACGGCGCCGCCGGAAGATCCCGCGTCGTCGATCCCTGGGACGGGATCTGGGCTGCGAAGACCAAGGTCCCGCCGACGGCCGCCGCCTTCTGCTCAAGAGCCAGCGTCTGCTTCGGGAGCTCCGAGACGTCGATGTTCTCTCCCCAATGAAGGAACGCGATCGTCGGAACGGGCTTCGCGTCGTCCTGACGATAGACCGCCTGCGTCTCGTACGACTTGTAGGCCGTCCCGCTCCACATCTGAGCGACCTCGGACTCCGTCATCGGGCGCTTCGTGATGATCGCGACGAAGGGCAGCGGGGAGCCGTAGGTCATCTCGGGCACGGCCCGTACCTGCGCGTCCGTGAGACTCCAGAGCACGATGTTGGAGTCCGTGTTGCGGATCTCCTCCCACGACGTGTCGCCGGTGCGGGTCGCCCACGGCGTGTAGATGCCGAGCGCCTGAAGCCCGAGCGCGTTCGCCAACTCCGCGAACATCCCCTGCGCCTGCATCTGCCCGAGCGACGTACCGGGAGGAGCCGGGATCATGGGCATCTCGTCCCAGGGAAGCCCCGAGCCGCCGTGCTCCATGTATTGCTGCATCACCATGATGCCTCCGTCGCCGTCTGTTCACTCACAGAAGCCAGCCGGTCGCCGTTTCCCGAGTACGACTTGGCGTCCCGCATGTCCGACGCGAGGGCGTTCATCGATACCCGCCGAAAAAGCGACAACGACCGGCTGGCTTCTGTGAGTGAAGACCTCATCTTCCCCCCGGACCGAGTGAGCCAGGACCGAGGCTCGCGTTCGTGAGGGGCTTCATACACTCCGTGAGGGAGTCGACGTATTCTTCCGGCATCAGCATCCCGGCGATATCGTACTCTATGAACGCAATGGGCGACGGAATTGGCTGGAAGATCACGCACCGGATCTGCACCGTCTGATTGCTGCGGACGTACAGCGTGAAGGGGACGCTGAGAGGCCCGTAGCGCGTGGGCCGCTGCGGGAGAAGCGACATCCCTCCCCCGGCCGGGCTCGCGAAGCTCGAGGCCGCCGCGATGTTGAAGCGCGACTGCCCGAGCCCGATGGCCGCTGCGAGCGCCGGAGGCAGCTCCGCGACGCCCGCCCCTGGCGTCGTGAACGCCTGCGTCGCCCGCTGAATGGGAACTGGGTCGAGCTGGTAGAGGAGATTCCCCGGCTGCTGCTGGTCCACCGAGATCTGAAACCCCATGATGGACGAGAACCGCCGCGCCTCGACTGGCACGGTGTCCCCAGCGTCGACACCGCTGAACCGATAGACGTCTGGCCGCAGATCGAAAAGCATCAGAACGAAGTTCAGCGGCACCCGGAACGCGCCGAGCTCGAACGCGAACGGCGTCTCGGGACTGACGCTGTCGAGGAACATGCCTTCCTCCGGGAGGCGCCGGTAGAGCTGCTCGAACGGCACCACGTTCGGGTTCACCATCAGTGAGCCGAGCGCGCCGCCGGCGAGTTGCACGCGATGCGCGTTGCAACCGAGGGTCGACCCCTGCCCTCCGTACCCGGACGGGGGCGGACCTTCGTCCTCACCGGGCAGAAGATACGGCGCGGGCTCGAGAGGAGGCTGGACCGGAGGGATGCCCAGCCCCTTGATCTGCCTTGGCGTCAGATGCAGAGGCCAGTTCATGCGGCCTCCTTCAGGTCAGACGAACCGGACCCGGGGGTTGAATGATCCGGAATCCGTGGAGCATCAGGTAGAGGATCCCGTCCGGAAGACGAGTGATCGGGTCGACAGTCACGTCGCTGACGAGCGGATCCTTGACCCCCTCGTGCACGTCGTACTGGCTTGCGAGGAACGGGAAGGTGCCGCCAGCGGCGAAGCCGGAGACGTTCCCTGCCGGGGGATTGTTCACGTGCGTCGGGGTCACCTTCCACTGGATGGTTTCTCCGCGCTCGAAAAAGTCGAGGGCCCCGAGCTGCCATGGCGAATTGATCGATTCAGAGTACCACGCCGACGGGATCGGATCGTTCGACCGGGGATACGCCGCCCCCTGGTTCAGCATCGTGATGACCGCATCGAACTCCATCGTCCGGAAGGACGAGTGGTTCGAGGGGCTCGCGTAGATCGGCACTCCCGTACCTGGGGCCGCGACTCCCACGATGGGCTGGTAGCCAGCCTGGCCGTCATTCAAGTCCCACGCCGAATGAATCGGGCGGAACCGCCCGAAGGAGCGCCCCTGGAACGCCGCAGCGGCCTGCGTCACCGGATCGATCGACGCAAACTGGAACGCGGACTGGAATGCCGCAGCTCGAGACACGGCAATGAACGGGCCGTCCTGAGAGACGGTGCGCGTGCCCTGCTGTTCGGAAATCGTAGTCGCCCCGATGGGGATCGACACCATGAAGTCGAAGGGCACTCGGCGGCCCGGGATCGACTCGATGAAGCGAACGTGGTCGTTGACGTTGCCGCCCCCGAAGCTCTTCGCTCCGACGCTCTGCAAGGAGCTCGAGAGCGTCTCGAGATCGCGTGCGAAGCGCGCTTGCTCTTGACGGACCTGGGCGACCGCGCCCTCGACTCCGCCCACGCGCGTTACTGCGTCCCGCGCTTGCCCCGCTGCCCAGCCAGCGCTTCGCTGAAGCTGGTCGATGATCGTCTGAATGTCTGCCACTTATCTCGTGCCTCCGTTTGGAGTACCGAGCAGCGGATGCTGCCCGTGCCGTGAATCCTCGAACTCTTCTCCGTCCGCCGTCCGTGTCTCGAGTCCCTCGGCAGCACGATTTGTGACTGCCGAGGGAATCTCGTTGCCGCGCGCTACCGCGCAGCGTCGGCGTTCACTGAACGTCGCGAGCGAACAGGCCGTCGAAGGTGAACTGAATCACCTTGTTGATGCCGTCCGTGGCGTTCAGGTTGTCCTTCAGCGAGAGCATGTTGCGGCCGTTGCCGCTCACGATCACGCCCCAGAGGGTGCCGTTCCCTCCATCGGGCAACGGGCTGATCTGCGCCGTGCACGCCACGTTCTGCCGGGGAGGCAGAAGGATGGCGCGGGCGAGCCGCAGGATCGCCGTGTGGTCCGGCGTGCCGTTGTTGAAGTGGATGAGGTCCGAGGAGCCGCCGAGGTCACCCCAGAGGCCGCCGCCGTCCGGGAAGTACTTCGTGGCCATGTTCGTGATGGAGAACTTCTCGCCGGTGCCGTAGCTCCAGTGAAGCTGCTCCTCCGCTTGCCAGTACAAGCGGTACACGTCCTCGATCGAGCCCGGGTAATTGAACGCACCGGGACCCGCGGTCGCGCCGTTCGGATCGACCACACCGCCGACCGTACCCTGAGCGAAAAACGCCGCAGCGCCCGCCTGGGAGAAGTCGCCGTTTTCCTTGATCGAGCCGTTCGCGAACCCGGCTGCCCGGATCTGCGGATTGCGGAACCAGGTGAACACGCGGAGGGCGAGCGTCACGTGGCTCTGATCGGAGGGCAGCGTTGCACCGTTCTGCAAGTTCGTCAGGGCGTTGATGTCGTCCTGGCGCGCTTGGTTGGTGAACAGCTTCTGCTGCTGATTGATCGGCTGGATGTTCCCGCCGAGGCCCGAGGTGCGGATGAGGGTGTCGTAGAACGGCTGGTGGACGCGTTCTCTGACGTTCGTCAGTTTTGCCATGTGAAATTCTCCTTTGGAGATCGGTTGGTGCCCCAGGATCTGTTTTTGGTAAGGGTGTCGTCCCTTTAGAATTCCTGAAGCGGTTCAACGCCCCGCGCCCCGGGGTCTGTCGCTGTCGCGACGCCTACCGGGGCGTGAGGAGAGGGACTAAGCGTCAGCCGCTCAGCACCCCGTTCCCGCCAGGTCCCTGAAGGACGCCGGCCGGAAGCTCGGACTCCGTGTACGCGGCTTCAGCAGACGTCGAACCGGCCCAGAGAGGCCCGTTCGGGATCCACTGGTCCTGCGTCGGAACCGTGCTGTCCACGAAGTCGCCATTAGAGGGCGTCGCCGTGAAGAACTCGCCCATTCCTCGCATTCCAGCAGCTGCCTGCTGGTACTGGCCAGTTCCCGCAGCCGCCTGCTGGAACCCCTGCCCGAGACCAGCGGCCGATTCCGCGAGGTCCATGATGTGGTCGAGGTTCGCATCCGGACGGATGCCGTCGTCCACGGGGAGATTCCCCATGTGCGACCGGGACGGTGCGAGGGCGAGCGTTCCCGCCTTCTCGTAGTGCCCGACTCCCTGGACTCCAGGACCGGCGAAGTATTCGCCCATCCCGCTTGCGGGCTTGAAGTACTCGCCCATGCCAGCCGCTGCCTGTCGGAATGCTCCGATGGGTGCGTACTTGGGCATGAGAGAGGTCGCGTTCCGGGCCATACCGAGACCGCGCACCCCGTGCCGCCGACGACCACGCGCACCGCGCAGCGAGTACGCCGCACTGTTTGAATAGCCTTCGAGGTAGGAGAGCACCTGCGGCTGGTTCGCGACGGTGAGCGCCGTTTTGACGAGGGACTCCAAGAAGGAGACCATCACACCGGCGCCGATGGCCATCTTCGTCTCGGTCTTGAGCGGCACCGCCGACCAGGACAGGAGACCGATCTCGAGGCCGCCGACGACGAAACCCGCGATGGGCTTCTGCCACTGAGCGACCATCGAGGGCGTTCCGTCCGCGTTGACGATGGCCATGCCCGCAACCGTGGTTCCGTCCGCCGACGTCAGCATTTTGATCGCCACACCCGTGAGGGCCTTGTGCGAGAAGAAGCCGACGAGGACGAGTGCACCCGTCTTCAGCAACGAGCCGATGTCCGACTTGAAGCCGTTCCGGATGTACCGCCGCCCGTTACGACGCATGTGGCGCCGCCCGTGACGGCGATTCGCCCTGTGGTGCTTTCGCCGATGACGGCGGTTCGCAACCATGTACAGGCCTTTCCGCAACCGACGGACTTTCCGCTTACCGATCCTGCGGGGCGCCCTGCGCTTGCTCGATCGACGCTTCGAGGACTTCCGGCGACGACGATGAGTCGTAGCCTTCGCGGACTTCCGGCGACGACGCTTCGGAGCCGCCGCCTTTGTCTTGCGCTTCCGGCGACGACGAGTCGTCGTGGCCTTCGCGCTCTTACGACGCCGACGCTTCGGGGCTGCGCTCGCGCGACGTCCCCGGCTCGCTCGCCGCTTCGTGCCCTTCGTTCGGCGACGCCCCTTACGGGAGCCGCGCTTCTTGGCTCGTCTCTTCTTCGCTCTTGCCACTTTTTTTGCTCCCGCGTTTGGGGTGAACGCATCACCGCCGCGCTCGATGCGCGCGGCTGCAGCCCTCCGACGCTTCGCGATACGCTCGCGAGCGGCGGTGTACTCCGCCGAGGATTTGTAGTCCTTGGCGCTCATCGCTCCGGCGACGGCCCATTGTGGGATCCGCCGAAGTTTTCCTTTGGCCCTCGTCATGTAGCTGTACGAGTACCGACCGGTGCGGGCGTTGAACACGCGCGCTCGCTTGTACGGACCGTACGCCACGCGGGCGCGCTTCTTCGTTCGCGTCGACCGGACCTGTTTCGGCCACGCCGACCGGCGCTTCGCCTTCGCGCGGCGCCGCCGTGCCTCGGGCGTGTTCATTCGTGCGCGCCGTGCCGCGAGCCGCGCCTTCTTCTTCGCGCTCGCTTCCTTCTTCCGTGCGGATATTGCCGCTCGGCGGGCCTTCTTCTTGGCGCTCATCGCCTGGCGCTTTGCCTTCCGAGCAGCCATCTGCTCGGGGGTCCCACGCCGCGTCTTGCGGCGTGGAGCCGCTCGGTGCTTCGTCACCCGCGACCGCTTCGACTTTACCTTGCGGCGCTTCTTCTTTTTCCCGAACGTCGCCGCGTACCCGGAGGAGTACGCCTTCGACTGCGGGCGCGACATCGAACGAGAAAGATTCGGGCGCATGCGTCGCTTCGCCGCGCGGCGACGACTCGTCGTCTTCTTGGTTCCCATGCCGGAAGCGCGCTTGGCTCCCGCAACGGTCAGCCCGCGCTTCCGTGCCGCGTTGAATGCAGCGAGGCGCTTGCCGGCGCGCTTTCGGGCGGCGGAGCTCCCCATCCGGGTGCCGCTGTTCTTCTTCATGCGGCGCACGAATGCGGCGCGATGGACTCCATTGGACGTCATGCTTCCACTCCTTCCAGCCATCAAGCGGCGAGCCCTCGCGACCCGCTCCGCGCGTGTGAGATTCTCGGTCGCTGCGCGAGCACTTCCGTGAGCGCGCGCGTATGCGCCACGGCCGTTGACCGAAGTCAGTGCCGTGACACCCATCGGGTTTGACCGGTAACCGCCTGCGTTCGGACGCGCAGAACGGTACGACCCCACATCCGCTTTGCGGATAGGGAACGCTCGACCGATTGCTTTGCGACTTGCCACTCTTCTCGACTCAGTTTGCGGACCTGTGGCCCTGCAAGGCGTCGAGAAGGCGCTTTGCTAACTAGAGGAGCCTATCGGTGGGCCATCCCCCGGTCAAGAAAAAGCTAGTGATGCCGCCTGGTAAGGGCAAAAGACGCCAAAAATGCGACCCCCGCCGCGAGCGCCACCGGCAATCCGAGGCCCGGGCGAGGTTTCAGCGCGGCCCGCGCCTTCGCTCGGAAGCACTCCACCTCGTCCCATGCGGGCTTGATCTCCGGATCGCAGACGGCGATCCAACCGTCGATGTCGTGCTGCGTATAGCCGAGCCGTTCGTACGGCGAGAGGAGATCAAACATCAACTGATCTTGCGGAACCTTTTTCGGATCGACCTTCGCTTCCTGGAGAAGGATCAACAGGTACTGCCACCGGCGCGCGTCGCGCACGGCAGGAGGATCACGAACATCGGTCACTTGCCTCCTCCTCTGTACACGCGCCACGCAAATAGAGCGGCTCCCAGCACAGCAACACCAACGATGAGCTTCGTGCGGCGATCTTCTGCTCGCTGATCAGCCTCACCGAGCGCCAGATTCATTCGCTGCCGGAAGCAGTCGAGATCCGCATTGCATCCATTGAACCAATCGAGAGCTTCCCCCGGCGCGATCCCTCGCGCACCGAGCGCCCGCCAGAGCTCGTCGTCCTTTGCAGTCTTCGGGATCCCGAGCGCGAGCGTCAGCCAGTCACGACCTTGCGTCATCGCCGCCATGTAGGTCGCGAATTCCGTCAGCTCGCGTGCGTTCTCGTCGCTCGCCGCTGCCGCGTCGAGCTCTGCATGCGTCGGCGGCGGCTGCGCCGTAGAGGAGGACGCGGCGCTCGGCCCGAGCGGAGCTCCTGCCGGTGGCGGATCTGCCGCCACGGCCTTTGCGACCCCACTCGGCCCGGTAAGCCATTTGCAGATCGAAATGAGCTGACAGGGCTCGGTCGACCCGAAGACCGGACCGAAGACCAGATCGCGCTCGCACCATCCTGTCGACGTGTAGCCGGCCGGCACTCGAATGACCGGATAAACGGCCTTCCAGGAGTCGAGTGATGCCCGGAAGTTGATCTGACAGATCGCCGGATCTCCTCCGTTCAGGAGTTTCTCGGTCACCCGCTGAACGACGGAATTCGCAAGATAGTACGCAGTAACTCGCGTGTTAGCCGGCTTCGCTCGCTCTTCCGCTATGATCGTGTGCACGACAACGCTCGCCAGAACGGCGGCGAGCACAGGCTCCCCTCCCCAGACTGCAGCAATCGTCTCGTTCGGTGACACCCACAGCGCCGCAGCGGCCTGCCCCGACGGAGTCCGAATCATCGCGACATACGCGCCCCCGGCGATGAGCGCGGACGCCGTCTGGGCGCCAATGCGCTCCAGCTCCGCCATGCCGACGCCGTTGTTCATGTAGTCGAAGTCAGTCGGTATTGGCACCGACGACACCAGACCGTCGCTCGATAGGCTCGAGAAGCTCATCTGCGCCCCCAGATCAAATACCCCGTCGTACAGAGTAACACCACGCCCACGGCGCCCGCGATCCCGATGCGGAGTTGAGCCCGCTCCTGATCCGACAAGATCTTCGCCACCTGCAAGAGCTGGGTCTGCTCGGCCGTCAGCGCGACGGGTTTCGGCTTCTTCTTCGGAGGCTCCAAGGCTTGAGCGACGCCGAGACTGTTCATCAGCGCCTCCTCGTCCCTAGCGCCCAGCCAGCCAGCGCCGCACCGCCGGCCGCCAGGAGGCTGTAATTCAGCATGTCGCTTCGTCGCGTCCCGCGACGCTTCGCTTCCTCGATTGCTGACCGGAAGGTGGCGGCCCGAACGGTCGCCATTCGCACAGCGGTAGCCTGGTCGGTGCCTGCCAACTCTTTCTGAAGCTGGTACTGCGTCGTCGCGGACGACACGGTGCGCGTTAGATCTCGCTGCACGAGCGCCGATGCCGCAGCGGCCTGACGGAGCGAATCCGAAAGATAGTCGCTCCACCTAAGAGTCCCGCATTCCCCGACGCGCTCTCCAGCGTCGCCCGCCACCTGCACGGCCCCGATCGCCTGGAGATACTCCTCGTCCGAGTGCAGCACGCTCTCCCATGATGGAGCGTTCCTATTGTCGAATTGGCCCTGCACGGTACTGTTCGGGCGAAGCCACTCCCACGGCTTCGCCCCGGACATCTCATTCAACATCTGATACGGCGTCACGTATCGGCGAGCATTCCAGAAGGAGAGCGCAGACAGAGCGTCGCATCCTGGGACAGTCTGCCGGATGTCCGGAGTGGTATTTAGGGCGGCGAGAGAGAGTGCGTACGACGAACGGCGGGCGAGCTGCGGGAGCCCGTAGGACAGGTACGGGCACCCAAGGAGGACGTCGCAGCCGCGCGAAATCGGTTTCGGGTAGTGAAGGTAATTCGGCGACGTCCCGATCGCGGCGCCATGTGCATCGAGAACAATGTCGAGGGTATTGGCGCCCGGGATCGTCTCCGGAAACACCCGGATGCCGCCGGTTGCCGGGACGCATCCCATCGGCGTGAGCCACTCGGCATTCGCGACGTAGAGGCCCTGAAGGTTCCCCTCCATCGACTCCCAGTAGTGCTGATACTGGAGCCAGAGGGCGCGGGCGAGATCCGTGCAGACGACGGTCGCCGCCGCTGCGGCCTTTGCTGCTGCGAGCTGGGCCGCGTTCAGCTTCTCGCTGTCGCTCGGACCGAATCCGAGCGCGTCCGCAATGATGGGAACGATTGCGCTCGCAATGATTTGAGAGAGGAGAGCCCCGATCGGTGCCGGGATCCCGAATGCTTGCCCGACAGCTCCCCCGATCCAGGCGCACGCGCCGATGACCAGGCCTTCTGCCTCGTCGAAGTTGATGGAGCCATTGCTGAGAGCTCCGTATGTCGCTTCGCAGAGCGAGAACGGGATCCCGGGGGCCACCTGAGCAATCGCGCAGCGACCGCAGGAACTCAGGAACGCCGACGGGTTCGTGCTCGTCACGATCGGAAAGCCGAATTGCGACAGGTACGCGCTCGCAAGCGAGATCCCCCACTGCTCTGCCTTCTCGACCGTGCTCGGAAAGTTCTCGACGAGCCCAGCAGCAGCGATGAATTCCGGCGGAAGCCCGAGCGCGTCCGAGTTCGTCATGACGAACGCCTGCGCCATCGCCATCGCGCCGGCAGGAGTCGGATTCGTCAACAGATCTGGATGCCCCGCGAGGTATCGCGTCGCCCAATCTCCAATTTCACTCTCGGTCATCAGCGACTGAATGGGAGCATCGACGCCCATCTTGTCGTTGTAGATCTGGCGCCCGCGCTTGATGCCCTCTGTGATCGCCGTCGACTTCCACGCTTTGAACTGCTGCTGTGCCCAGGGACCCACCTGGCTCGTCTTCGTCGGGATCCAGGGCAGATCGATGCCGGTGTTTTGTCGAAACGTCGATCGGGCCATGTCGGCCGCCTGCTGCGACAGGTACCCCTGCGCGCCCGCTGCTACATTTTTCGCGTAGACCCCGGCGCCTGTCGTTCCCATCGCTCGATCAATGAGATACTTCCCGTCGGGCGGGGCGGCACCGAGCCCGAGGCGGCGAGGGACCCAGATATGCGGTCCTCCGCCGCCCGAATATGACATCAGCCGGCGATCCCGTCCTTTTCGATCTTGAGCGAGCCGCCAGTGAGAATCATGTGCACGCCCTCTGGGGTGTAGACGAACAGGAAGACTTCGCCGGTCTTCGGGTGTTTCGCCGCTCCGAGCATCGCGCGGGCGACCGTCACCTCGTACCGCCCCTCGTCGCCCTTCGGAACGACCACGCTGCCATTCTTGCCCGCCTGATAGAGCTGCACCTGGACACCGAGCAGCGGTCCGAGCCGCGTGAAGTGCTTCGGCATCGGCTCCTCGAACCGGACCACGGGGCCCACGACTTTGATCGGACGCTGCGGCGAGCCCCACTCGCGCAGAAAGCCGGGCTCCGCAAACACCGTGCGCGACCCCTCCGCGACGTGCTTGTAGTCCTCATGCTCCGATAGATTCTTCTGCCACTTGTTCGAGCGGTACATCTCGGCTCCGCCGACGCCGACTTCTTGCATTTTCGTCGGCCAGCCGAATGGCATCTCGATCTCGCGCGCAGGCGCCCGCGCGTAGAACGTCTCGTACGTCTTCACGGCCTGCTTCTTGGTCTCGACTACTCGGAGGGCCATCAGCGGTTGCTCTTCCACACCCACCAGACGAGGATCGTCGCAGCTCCAATACCGACCCAGACCGATTGCATCTGCATCGCCTCGGCCACCCCAGCAAGAGACCGGGTGCGGCGGACGATCCGTGATGGATTCACCGGAGCGATCATCCCGACGGCCACGTCTCCTTCGCCGACGACCCTCGCGCCGGACGGAAGGGGACGGCCCGCCTCGATCGACGGAACTCCGATCTTCGAGGCCGCACGCAACTCCGGCGCCGGCAGATCGTCGTTGATGTTCTGCGCCTCGTTGGCCTCGTAATAGATGAAGCCGCCAGTGTCAGGCTTCCACTCGGAATAGATCACGCGACCGCCTTCCGACTCCCCTTGAGAAGCCCAGGAAGGAACAGAAACCCGAGATACGCCGCGGCGCCTACAGCAGCGACGATGATCACTGGTTTGAGAATGGTCCCCATGAACGACGCGAGATCCGCGTTTCCGTTCTTCTGCATGCTCTCGAGCGACTGCACGCAGGCCCGCGTGTCGTCGGGGTTCCCGCTCTTGCTCATCTTGTCACAGTACTCGATGATCTTCTGCTGGATAGGAGCCGCAATCTTGAAGACGTAGACGAGGTAACAGATCCCGAGCACGAGGGTTACCCCGAGCGCGACGAGCGCCCAGCCTGCGAGCAGCTCAGGCCCTCCCATTCCGGCGACTGGCGGACTCGTCTTGAACTGATCGAGGTGGCCGTTCTTGTCAAGGGTCACGAACGTCTGAAACGTCTGCACGAGCGACTGCGCGTGCGCCTGGGCTTCCTCGGGCGTGAGCTTCCCGGCGAGTATCGCCGCCTCGACGACCCCATCGTAGTGTAGGTACGCCCCGTTAACGGCCGACGCCGCCATGGAGGCGAGCGCATCGACTGAGACCGCTCGAGGAAAGTGGGTGGCGGAGGACCAGTCTCCGTGTTTCACTGCGGTCCACACGTCGGCACCTGTTTGATCGATGAGCGCCATGAGCTGCGTCATCGCAGCCTTCGCTTCGTTCGCTCGCAGGTTGGTGTATTTGTCGCGAAACTCTTGGCTCATCGTACCGAGAACACCGAAGAACTTTGCGCCCTCCTGGAGCATGATGTCCATGTAGGCCGCGTCGTAGCCGTTGTCGGTGATCGCGTGCCCTTGCGCCGTCAGGCCATCCCATGGGATCCCGGGCGTCTCGACGAGATCCGCGTACATACCGGCAAGGTAGTCGATCATCGCGGCTCAGCCTTTCGCGCGCTTCTTGTCCGTGCGCCACGCCATGTAGGCGAAGATCCCGAATCCGGCAGCGAGCGTCCCCCAGGCCCAGCGGGGCACTTGATCGATTGCAGATCGAAGGTCCCGACCAAAGTGACCGGGCTTCGCACCCCCGGTGAGGTAGTCCGACCACTCTTGCGTGAAGAGATCCCCCGGCGTGTAGTACCCGAGGTTCACCAGCGTCGCGGGATCCGGATGGCCATTCGGGTCCATGGCGTACGCGCCCTTCGCCGCCTGCTGGTAGGCGATGAGCGCTCCGTCCGTCGCCGAGTCCCAGTGCCCACTTTGCTGGACGCCAAGACGCTGCTGGACCTGCTGGATGGCCGTAGGCATTCCGGAATTACCTCTTCTTCGATGCGCGGAAGATCAGCGCTCCACCGACCGCGACGGCCGCGATCGCTCCTCCCCAGAGCATCCAGTTGGTCCCTCCGCCCGAGCCGAACACGCTGGACGTCACGGGCCGCACGCCCGTCGAGGGGGACCGCGTTGCGACGGATGAGGGCGCCGTGCCGCCCGATGCCTTCGTTGGGGGCTTCGCCGCAACCGTCGAGCACGCCGACATGAAGGACTCGCCGCCCTCGGCATGAATGTTCTCTCGGTACCAGTTGATCGCGCCGCAGGTAGCGGGGCCGAGATCTCCATCCACCTTGATCGGTACGTACCCGGCCTGGATGAGGGCGCCGTTCAGGATGTCCTGCGTCTCCATCACCTGCGCTTTGGTAAAATCGCCAGTGCTGATGCCGAGGCTGTTGCCCATCAAGCTGCCGCCCGAGAGGCCCATGCCGTCCGGGCTCAGACCTACCTGCGCAGGCAGAATCGGACGAAGGCGTGCGTTCAGGTACGACACATCCCTGTACTGATGCTGACCGTATGCTGCTCCTAGTCCTGCCATGGGAGGGCGCTCCTGTTGCCACTGGGCGTTCAAGTGGGAGAAATCGTCGTACGCGATGTTGCCGTAGTTCTGCATGAACCGTTACTTCTTTTTCTTCGTCGCGGCGTAAAGCCCGGCAAGCGCCGCAGCGCCGATGAGGCCACCCACCATCCACGCCTGGCTCGAACCGGTCTTCTTCGTTGGGAACGACGAGGTGACCGGAGTCGTCGAAGGCGCGAGGGTGGACACAGGGGGAGGCGCAGCTACCGCTTTTTTCGCTGGCGTCGCGAAGCTCTTGCAGTTCTGCCCGTACGCAGACATGAAGTTGACGCCCCAGAGATCGGACGCGAGCTTCATCCCGCCGCACGTCTCCTCGCACATCATTCCATCTGTCGGCCCCGTTTCGTACCCGTGGGCGTCGAGCTGCTCATTCACATTGAGCTGCACCGCAGCCACCCGGCTGTCGTGCGAGCACCAGGGGAGCTGATCAGAGAACGTCGAGGGCGGGGTGTACACGCCGCCGCCGACCTTCGTCGGATACGTGAACCCCTTGCATGGGTTCGTCTGCGAGGCGTTATCTCCGTCCCCGCTTACGAAGTAACTCTCGAGATTCAGATCCGGATTGGCGGAGAAATCGACATCGTGAAGCGTTCCAAGCCACGCCCACGCACCACAGGTCCCAGGACCCATCTTCCCGTCGGTCGCAATCGGCTTGAACCCTCGCTTCGTGAGCTCCGTGTTCAGCGCCTTCTGGAAACGAACCAAAAGCGGATCTGGCGTCGATGACATCCATTGCCACGCGTCGCCGCCGAGACCGCTCTGCCCACTGAATCCTACTCCTGAGTACATCTTACTTGTTCCTCATGATGAAGATGCCGGCGATCACCGCCACACCAACGAGACCTGCGACGACCATGCCGGTCGACATACCGGATTCTGCCGGCGACGAGGCCGACGTAGACGTAACAGCTGTCGCGCTTGCTGCTGTACCCGGAGCGGGCGCGATGCTCGTCGGGCTGTCCGGAGTCGCCGTCACGCCCGCGGCGGCCACCCATGACGTGGGTAGCTTCAGCGATTTTCCTGGATTGAACCGCATCCCGATGGTCGCGTCCTTCGTCTCCGGGTTCGCCGTAACGAGTTCGGTCCACCGGTTCCCGTTCCCGGTGATGTCGCGAGCGATCGTGGTCCCCGTCTCGCCGGCCTTCGCCGTGTAGGTCGGCGAGGGGTACCCTGCGGGGTATTTGCTCGGAGGCGGGAACACACCGAGGCCCCCGAGCGCGCCGAAGCCCATGTTCGATCCGTCGAACACGCCGCCGCCGTACGCGCCTCCGCCAAAGATGCCTTCGCGAGTTTGAACGTCCATTACCTTTTCCGCTTCCTGCTGAACAAGATGAAGCCGCCGATCGCAGCTCCGATGCCGAAGAGCCACGGAACGTGATCGGCAGACGGACTCGTGCTCGGCGGCACGGCTGAGGCCACGACCGGAACCGAAGAGGGCGCGGAAGGGGCCGGGGCCGGCGATGGCTCCGAGGCGGCCGAGTCCGCCATGAACTGACCGAGCCCGCGGAGATTGTATCCGCGCGTCAGCATCCCGGTCTCGAGCCCCATCGTGCGGGGCGGAACCATGCCGACATCGAACCGAATCGGCTCGAAAAACGCGGCGCCCTCCTCGGGCTCCGGCATTCTCTGTCCGTCACGCACGTACACGGTGCGGCCCTCCCATTTGCATGGCGACGTAGACGATGCCGATGGCCGCCGCGATGCCCACGGCAACCTTCCAGGGCTCCATCGGCTTGATCGTGACGTCCGCCGGTTCGATCCCGAGGCCGTTCATCTGCGGCTCGAGACCGAAGTCGTTCGGGCGCTCCGCCCATGGCAGATCGTACATCGGACGCGTGTAGATCGGCCCGTGGTACCGCGTCGGGTAGCTGTGCAGCATCACGGTGAACGGATTCGGCACGCCGGGAGGAACGGGGCCGTTGTACGTGTTCATGGACAGACCAAGGCCTCGCATGCCGGTTCCTCCTCCGTTGTTGCATCCGCAGCCCATCGATCAGGCCTTCTTTCCGTTGGCGACGTAGCCCATGATGCCAAGCCCGAGAACGCCGGTGAAGAGGCCGACCGGAACTCCGATCCAGCCCCACGTCGACCGCGCGTCGTGTGACGGCGCGATGGCCTTGCCGGCCTGGTAGGACGCCGCTCCCACGAGCCCAAGGATCACCATCGCCCAGACGACGTCGGTGCCGCTCGCTCGACCGATAAGCGGGGTGGCGGGAGCGCCCGGGATCACCGGATCGTCGCCGAGCCCACGCATTGCGGAGACAACGGGCGACAGAGCGAACAACCGAAGCTTCCCGATCCCCTCTCTGTTCGGGAACATCGGCGCGTCGTCAGACGAAGGGCCGATGGTATTGAACGTGGGAAGAATGGTCCGAAAGTCCTGCATGCGATCCATGATGGGAGCCTCTCCTACTTCTTCATCAGCGTCGCGGCCAAGATGCCGATCGAGAGCCCGACGATGGCAAAGCCCGCGATGAGCCCCGTTCTCGAGGACGTGCCGCCAGACGGCGCCGCAATGGCCTCGTCGCCGAGCCCGTTGACCGCCCACGAATCCTCGTTCGGGATCCAGGTCTCTCCGTCGTTCGGCTCCTGCGTCGGCTCGGGGCTTACTCCGGGCGGGAGCTCCCACAGGAGCTGGCGGGCGCGGATGGTATCGAACTGACTCTGGTCGATCGCGACGGCGCCGCCCGGAACGTAGAGCACCGGCTCGCCCGTCGTGCCGTCGATGACCTGGCTCGGTTGATACATCTGATCGCGGACGAGGTACCCGGGGAGGTTCTCGTGATCCGCGAACACCCCGTAGTCCGGATGGATGTTGCCTTGCGTCCCTGCCGGGTCGAAGACGCCATTGCCCTGCACGTCGTCCGCCGCGGCGAGAAGGTCGAGCTCGTTGGGGTAGTTCTGGATGCCGACGTCAGCGCTCTGCATGTTGCCTCCAAGGCCCGCGAAGTTGCGGCCGTGCGCGCCGCTATTGAGGTCGTAGTACGGGTTCAACCCGCTCGCCCGCATATCTGGCGGCCCGATCTCGTCGATGGTCGGAAGATCGCCGCCGAACATCGGTTGCGATGCGTACACTGGGTACGGTGGACGGCGATTTCGGTAGCGTGCGCTCATGTGATGTTTCTCATCGCTCCCGGAGGCTCATCGAGGCTCACCGTGTAGAACGTCGTCACCCGATCGAGCATGCCCCGCTCGTCCGAACCCGCGACGTTATCCGTCACGATCCATTTTCCAGTGCGCGGCTCCTGCACTCGAGCGAAGACGTGGCTGTACTGTCCAGGCTCACCGAACCCGACGACCACGTACTCGGCGACGCGACCGAGCTGAAGTGCCATCGTGGCGATGAGCTCTGCGCTTTCGTCGCAGTCCGCCGTGACGACTCCGTGCTGATCGATCTCTTCGACGAGCGCTTCCGGATCACGCACGAGTTCGACGTGGAGAGGATCGTTCGTGTACCGCACCTTCTCGGTGACCCAATACCGTAGAGCGAGGATCTCTCCGAGGTAGTCCTTCGGCTGCACTCGGCGGATGACCTCTTCGGTCATGCGGCGAACGAGCAAGCTCTGCTCTCCTCGCGGCCCCTGCGCCTGTCGCACCATGGTACGCAGCGTGTCCGGGTGACCTTGAAACCCGGAAGTGACGTGCGGGGGGTTGGCGGCGAGCATAGACGAATCCCGAGCCGGGGGTCGGGAAGCGCCCTGCACTGGGAACTGTACTTGCGGTGGCCCAGTAACTCAAGCGCTCGGTTTTCTTGGCCGAAAAGGCGCTACAGTACCGGGATGCTCCTCGTCATTACGGTTTTTCTCGGCACCGCCATCATCGTCCAATCCAAGGGCAACTGGATCTCGACTGGGCTCGCCGTCGTGGCAATCCTCTGCGCAGCGCTGAAGATTTTTCCGCGGTAACCCTAGGCCGCTCGGCTCCGAATCGGAGCTGGGCCCTTCTTGTCAAGCGCCATCACCCCGAACGCGATAAGGATGATGAGACCGCCGGTGATCCACGTCGTGGACGACGCGCCGGTCGCCGCGGCCTCGAGCGGCGCCGGCGGCGGCGCCGCCGCGTCGTCACCGAGCCCAGCAACGCAGCGACCGCTGTTGTCGACGAGCTGACAGACGCAGTTGCCGTAGGTATCGATCACCGGGCAGTCTGGTTCGACCACGACCGGGTACGGGTACGGGTACGGGTACGAGGCGTCGCCTCCGTACCACCCGGGACCCCAGCCTCCTCCCTGAACTACGACCGTGCCGCCCCCGCGGCGGCCTCCTCCGCCACGGTGTCCGCCACCCCCGCCACCGTGGTGGCCCCCTCCGCCTCCACCGTGATGCCCGCCGCCACCGCCGTGGCCTCCACCTCCGCCGCCTCGTCCGAGTCCGGTGCCGTGGAACATGAGAGCCAGTCTACCTGGCAGCACGGGGAGCAATCAAGTATCGTGAGTACCAGGCCTCGCGGTCACGATGCAGAAGCCGCTCGTCGCGCGGGAGTCCCTGAGTTTTTGGTTATTCCTCAGGGACGCCTTTCGACCCTGCACCCGGGCAGGGAAAGCGCTTCACCGGGACTAAAGTCGGGGTTTTCCTTTCATGACGGCGACGGCTGCGGTGCAGCAATCGCCTGATGCTGCGCCACGATCTGCTGCCACAGTTTCTCGACCCACTTCTTCCCATCACGCCGCAAGATCACTGATTCCGCTCCGCCCGGCATCGCTCGCACGAGCTCGATGAAGTTCTCCGGCTTGTACATCGTCACCAGGGCACGACTCGGCTCCGGGTACGCCTCGACGAACTGCTGCGCGAAGATCTCCGCTGGGAAGCTGCCGTTGATCGATCGCTCCACCTCCGCTCTGAACGCCGCGATTGCTTCGTCGGGAACCGCTCCGCCGAGGGACTGCCCGTTCGTCGGAACAGGCTGCTGCTGCGGCGTCGGCTCGGGAGGCTGGGGTTGCGGCGCGGCTTGAGGCGGCGCCGCCTGAACGGGCGGAGGCGCAGGAGCGAACGGAGCCTGCGACGACGGCGGGATCGTCGGATGATGCCCCGCGACCGGAACGGAGCCCTGCGTTGCGAAGGACACCGAACGCCTGCTCGGTTGCCGGATGACCCGCGGGTCCTGAGCCGGTGCCCCCTGAGCGAGCTGCCGCGGGGGCGGCCCCGCCGGCAACGCCGGGCGCTGCGCTCGCGCCTCCATCGCTCTCGGCAACCACTGATCGATCGTCTCGAGCGCCTTGGCGAGCCCAGTGCCGCTCATCGCAGCGAAGCGCTCCCAGGCAGTGATGGGGCCGTTATCTTCCTTCTTGAAGCCCATCGCTTCGGCGGTGGCCTCCGCTTTCTTGATGACGGCCACCGGATCCTTGGCCGTCTCCGCTTCCTCTCGAGCTTGTTCGAGCTCTTCCTCGAGCTTCGTCACTCGCTCTTTGGCGGCGGCGAGCTGCATGTCGAGATTACTCTTCGTCGTGTCGATGCGCGTCGCGTGCTGCTCCCCCTGCATCCGGAGCTCGCGCGCATGCGAATCCTTCATGTCCTTGATCCGCTCCTCGAAGCGCGCCACCGTTTCCTGAACGCGCGCCGTTGCCGCGGCGCGCTCGTCCGACCGAACCTGGTCCATCTGTCGCCGGAGCTCTGCCTCCTGCTCGCGCTTACTGCGATCGAGATCGGTCTCGCGCTCGCGGGCGCGGCGCTCGCTGTCTTCGAGTCGCTCCTTCGTCCGCTTCATCTCGTCTTCTTGCCGCTCCTTCAGAGCAGCCATCGACTCCTTGTGCGACTCGCGAATCCTGTTGCATTCCTCCTTGTGCGCACTGAGTGCGCGGTCCATATCCTCCCTGAACGAGCTCCTGAGGCGCGCAAGCTCTTCCTCGGCGTTCTTTCCTGGCTGAACGACCTGGAGCAGCTCCTTCGTTTCCTGAGCCGCGCTGCGAGCGGGCTGCTGCCGGCGTTCTTCCGCCTCTTTCTCGAGTCGCGCCTCGAGCCGCTTCATGTTCTCGCGCGATTCGCGGAGCTGCTCTTGGAGAGCCTCCTCCCTCTTCGCAGCTGCCTGCGTGGCCTGCTCGAGAGCTTTGTCGTTCGCCCCGGTAACGATCGAAAGGACATCCTTGTCTGGCCGGTTGGCATTACTCTGCTCGTCGCGCAGACGCCGCATCTCCGCTTGCGCGTTGTTCAGCGTGCTCGCCAGAAAGTCGATGGTCGTCTTGTGCATCGAAGCGTCGGCCGGCGTTGCCGGAGCGCTCGTTGGGAATCCAAATGGGCTCTGCATCATCGGGCGCTCTCCATGCGGTTGTTTGCTCGGATTGATGCCCGGTCGCAGCGCCAGGTTCGGCTGCACAGGGACTATGTATCGAAACGGTTCGGTCTTGGCCTTGATCACAGGCAAGCCCGTTGTCGGATCGCGGCGTCCCCGAGGATCGGGGCCGTAGACGGTGAGCTGATAGACGCGTCCGCCATACCAGGCCTGAAACTCGACCTCGGTGATCGGAAGACGGATCTCGCCCAGGTAACCAGAGCACGGGATCCCTTGCCACACCTTCGGCTCGACGCGCTCGACTCGCACGAAGTGCTGCCCGTCTCCGACGGAGTAGCGAGCGTACACGTCGAGCAGATTCCGCGGTTGCTTCCAGCCAGCGAGATCTTCGTTGTCAGTAGGCCGCACTTCACCAAGCGTCGCGCGATCGCGCATCCTCGGGTCGCCCTCCGTTGGCGGCACCTCGTTCATGGGTGAGTGCGGCTCGCCATCGTCCGGATCTCCATCCGTCAGTCCCTGGTCGTACACGGGGGCGACCTCAACGGCGCGTGGCGCGCGTTTCTCCGAAGGGTCAGGATGGCGACTCATCACCTCCTCGAACGATCGGATCGTGCCCGAACTCTCTCGCCGCGAGGCGGGCTTCGGGCGTTCCGGGTTCTCCTCTCGGGCCCGCGCCCGCCCCTCTTCGTCCATTGCAACGAACTCATCCGGATCGATGCCGCGGCGCTTCGCCTCGAGCCGGAGCGCCGCCACCCATCGGCCCTTCACCGCTCCACGCATCCGCGGGGTCATCTCCGCGTAGGCCTTGTAGGGCACGTCGTACAATCTCGACTCAGCGAGAAGCTGCCGATCGATCTGCGCCGTAGCCGCGGGCTCTTGGGCGACCTCGCTCATGCGTCCGGGGTTTCTTCCGGATCGTCCTCCGGCTCGTCGTCATCATCGTCATCGTCGTCCAGCAGGGTGATCGAACGAGTGAATTCGCTCATGCCTTCCGTCAGACGCCGCAAGGTCGCGAAGATCTCGCGCTGCGTGTCCCCCTCCGTTCCCGACGGGACTACCTGCTCGAGACCATCCAGCAATCGGATGTACTGCTCGAATAGCTGCAGGTACTTCTCCGCATCTTCCGGCAAGAGCTGCGAGCCGTCGGCGGCTCCGCCCGCAGGCATCTCGTCGAGCTCTGCTTCGACGTGAGAGATCGCCCCTCCGGTCGCTGCGGCGAGATCTGCCATCAGCGTCATGACCGTGCCGGCAACCTCGCGATAGACCTTCGCGATGTCCGCCTGTCCCGCCGTGTCGGCTGCCTTCGCTAGCGACTCGAATCGAGCGCGGCCCTCGTCGGCGTCAGTCCAGAGCGACCGAAACTCTGCCTCCGTGTCCACGTCATCACCCTCTGGTTCGGTCGTCTGCATTTGGGTCGGCTCGGGCATCGTTCAATTCTCCTTCGGCTCACTCTGTGGCGTGGTCGTGTCGAAGATCCCACCGCCGTATCCTTGAAACATCGGAAGGTGCTGGCGGCGAGCGCCCTCGGCGATCTTCTGCGCGTCGAAGTCATCGATCGCCTTCACGCTCGCAGCGTCGTAGGGCTCTCGCATGTCGCACCCCCAGAGCCCCGTGTCGCGGAGACTCATGAACGTGCCTTCCGTTGTGCGGCGAGCGGCGCAGAGACGATACGTCGCCTTGTTCTGGGCATTGTGCTCGAAGCTGCCGAGCTGCCGCACGTAGTGACGGCACGGCGGACGGATCGGGGAAACGGGGTGATAGTCGCTGGTTTGATCCAAAAACGACCAGTGGGGTCTCGGCTTCAGACGCTCCACGACTAGCCGCATCGGTGCGACCCATTCGCCATTCGGCATCCGGGTCACCTCGCTCGGCTCGAATTCCGCCGTCGTGCACCCCCATTTGTCCCGACAGACGAACTTCGAGAAGTCGCCCATGCACACGAGTGTCTCTTTCGAGAGCGCCGGGATGTCGCTCGGTGTTGTCGTGTCGACCGTTTGCGGCAGCCCGTCCGGTCCCATAACCCGAACCGCAGGGCCCGGCTGAAACTCGTCGGCTACCTCGGAAAACGGATTGAACTCCGTCTCCGCATCCTCGCTCGCCTCGGGACCTTCGATAACGGCATCCTTCGGCTCCGCGGCGTCGCGGGACTCGCTATCGTCGGACATGTACGCCCTACGGTAAGCACATGACCCCCGCGGAGCAAGGGGCCGACACCGTTAGGTGGTTACTGTGGTTGGAGGGAGCGATTTTTCGACTTTTTCAGCCGCTTCCATCCCTGGCGCTCGCGGGAGAGTCGCCTGCCCTGGCCCGTGAACCTCGGTAAAATGAGCCAGGACCGCCTCGAGACCTGGATCGGCCCGAACATCCGCCACGGACTGCCCCAGTACTCGCAACTTTGCTGCCATCCGATTCGAGGCATCGAGCACCCGCTGCAGGTCCCGGGCGAGCCAGGCTTGCGCGACCCCCGCCGCATGGCTCGAATCCTGGTAAAACTTCTGCCACCCGTCGCGCTCCTTCTCTATGCCAGAGATAATACTGAGAAATTCGGACGCGCGGCGCTCGTGAAGCGTCGCAAGAGCGCCGAGCTTGTCGGCGGCCTCCTTCGCCGCCTCCGCAGCTTTCCATGCGTCAGCCGCCGCCTGCTTGAATCGCAATATTTCCCGGTACCGGAGAATCGATCTACGAATACCAAGCCAGGCGGCGGCGCCGACCGTCGCGAGCGCGATAAGTACTTGAGTTATCGTCATCCGTAATCCTTCATGAGTCGTTGAATCGCACAGGCCGCACCTGGATGTAGATGTACTGGCCCCCCAACTTCGCTCGGCCGTACCCAGCGCCACGCCCTGTGCTCCGCGTTGAGCGTGGGGACGAACTCCTCTCGCACCGTGCACACGAACATGTCGTAGAGCAACCTCGTGTCGGCGGGGAGGCGCTCCGCTGACGCCTCAACCACGGTGCCATCCGCGAGGAGCGCGAACTGATAATCGACAACGCAGTCCGTGAAGATCGACGCGAGCCCCGTCTCCTCGTCGAGCTCACGCTGCGCCGTCTCGGCGGGCGTCTCGCCAGGCTCCGCCATGCCGCCAGGCGTCGCCCATCCCTCCCCGTCCGCGCGATAGAGCAGCAGGATCCGCCCGCTGGTTTCGGCAACGAGAAGTGTTCCGGCGGCGCGGCGGATGGTCATTGTGTCACGTGCAACGTGGCTATGTAGCGGCAATCATTGGTCCGGTCACTTCTGACCCGGCCCGAGACGACGCCGAGGACCGCCTGGCAGCACGTGCGTCGACCCGCGGCGCTCGCGCTCCTCCAGCCGCTCCGCCAGTCGCTCCACAAGACCGAGGAGCTTGATGTTTGCCTGCTGGCCAACGCGAGAGTCGCCACGGGCCATCGCGCCCGGGTCGTAGATATTCGTAGCAATCGCCCCGTCTCCGAATATTCCGCCGGCCGTCGAACCGCCGAGACCATGGACCCCGTCCGGGAGTTCCGCTTCCTCCGCGTACCATCGCTCCTCTGCCTCCTCCGGGGTCTCGTCGTCGTCCCGGTAGCGAACGACGGGGGACCCGGGAAATTCTTGCGCGTGGTGCGCTTGGATCGCCTCGGAGCGCGAGCGCGACGCTCCACTGGCGTCCCCCGAACTAACGCGCGTGATCTCGCGGCGAGGCGCTCGCGGCGGCTCGGCACCTCCGAGCCCTATCGCCTTCTCGAGCATCTCCTTTTTCAGCTCGGCGACAGATATCCCCCTCACCTTGGCGATAGCCTGCAACGCAGCCTCGAAGTCGTCGGACATGCTCGTGGGCTCCTTCAGCTCCAAGAATCGCGCCTCATGAGGCAACGTGCAAGGCATCAAACGTCAGGGACGGGAGATTCCGGCGGCGCGGCGTCCTTTGCTTTTTTCTTTCTCGGAAACTGTGCCCGCGCAAGCTTCCGAAGCGCCGGCAGCTCACTGTCCGTGAGCACCCAGTCCGGGTTCCCGACGCACCGCCCTGACTTCAACATGAAGTCGGCACTCGCTACGATTGGCACGCCGCCGAAGCTCAGTGTCACCCGCCCGCGGTTAACGAAGCGGATGACTTGTTCCTCGCGCTCAAACTGCGGAGCCCGCGTGCGCTTGTAGCTCTTCGCGTCCCTGGTCAAGCGCCCCGCCGCATCCGCCTCGCGCCCGACCACGCTCCACCGCTGGATCTTGACGGTGGTCACGCCGTCTCTCCCTGTTCCCTCATCGCCACGCGCAGGAGCACGAGATAGCCGATCAAGTCGAAGATGACGTCTTCGCCCGCCTCGTTGCCTCGCATGAGGCGCGAGAGCTTGTCGTCGATGCGCACCTTGATCTGCTCCAGCTTGTCGACCTTCGAGAAGCACCGGATCGGATTCAGCGCTGAGTCCCCGTACGCTCGATTTTTTTCCGCCAGCATGTCTCCGATCTTCCGGCATTCCTCCCGCAACATCTCCGATCGATCAGGACGCTGGGCGATGAGCGGGGGCCCGAGAGCGTCCACCTCGGTGTATCTCGAGTCCATCATTGCATCCACGGTTGGGGGAAGAGGTTGGGCCAGTGCTCCTTACAGACCCGCTTCCACTTTCTCGCGAGCCGCAGGTATTCCAGATCCGCCGCCTCGTTGTCCCGCTCCTTGAACATCTTGGCGAGCGCGATCGGGTTCGAGGTCCAAATGAATGACGTCTCGCAGGCATGCGACAGGTACGGGCTAGCGCTCTCGAAGATGCGCTTGCGATCCATTCCCGAAGGAGGCTTCCCATGAGCCCTCGCGAACTCCTCGCTTCGTCGCGTGATGTAGCCGCGATACTCGGCATAGTTGACATCCATCGCGCTTGCGAAGACCGACAATTCGTCCGCGTTGTCCAGGATCGCTGGATGCGCGATGTAGTACCCCGAGTGTTCGACGTACCGCGTTGACTCCTGGGACGGTGAGCCTTCCTCCGTGCGATCGGCGCCGACGTAGTGCCGGATCAGTTCGTGCGAGACGCGGCGCGAGACGCCTCCGATGAAGAACGTCATCTTCGCGTGATACATGATGGAGCCGTGCGGGACGTCGCCCGCCTGCGTGTTCGCGATGTACTCGCGGTTGGTTTTGCGGCCCGCCTTCAGCCCGAAGGAGTCGTAGCACTTGCGCCCGGCCAGCTCGACGAGCACTTCGTTGCTCGACAGAATCCTATCCTCCTCAACCAGCGGATGCGGAACAAGCGTCGTCCAGCAGTCCAGCTTGCTCCGGTCGTACTCGTCCGGCATGCACTCGGGGCGGCGGGCTCGCACCCACTCCGCCATCTCGCGGAGCCCGGGACCTTGGAGCGCCATCGCGGCGAGCACGGCAACGACTGGTTCTTCTTTGAGGATCTTGATCATGGCTGGGTCTCTTCCTTCAGGGATTGCTTCACTGCTTCGGATAACATGCCGTACGCCTCCGCGATCGCGCCATTGTCGTATGGCGCAGCAGGATCTTTCTCGAGAGCGGCCAGGTATCGATGCCGCTCGGCGCCCACCAGCGCTTCGGCCTCACCTAGCGCCCATCGCAGACGCGCCGTCTTCGCCCGCTCCGCCCGCAGTCGCCCCGTGTCGACTCCTAGGGACCGCCCGATCAAGTACCAAGCGGGCGCCGACGCAGCCACAACCACAGCCACCAGAATGCTACCGGAGAGCCAGTTCATACGATGAATGCCTGGATCACGGGGACCCATCCTTTTGCTTTCAAAGCGCCGCGAATCTCGTCCGAGAGCACGCCGGTCGGTCCGCAGCAATACCAATCCGTGTAGTCCCCTTCGCCGAGGATGCGTGCGATCAGCTCTGCCGCAGCGCGAACGCTGTAGAGGGCGCTCCGGCCGTCCTCATGGATCCATTCGATCCGGGTGAGCGCGCTCCAGAGCTCTCGGCAGAAGCTGTTGTCCGCTCGCATTCGCGACACGAAGCACGTCTCGATCGCCGCCTCAAACGCGGTTGGGCTGCCATCAACCTCGCTCATTTGGGTTTTCCATTGAGCGGGCTTGCGTGCAATGTCCGACCGAGTCGCTCCGCGATCTGCTTGCCGGACAGCCTGCCGTCTGTCTCATCAGGAAACAGTGGCATCAGCTCGATGTAGAGAAGTTCGCGAGAGATCGTATGGGTCTGCGCCGCTCGCTCTCTCGCCAGGAACCACGAGTAGTCCCAGACAACCCCAAGAACACCACGAGTCTCACGGTGACTCACGAGGTAGCGCTCCAGATTGCCCGACGGCTTCCCGGGCACGTTGGTCTTCAGGGGAGGAGTCACGGGCGTGCGCTTCCAGGCGCCCGGGCGCTTCTGAAGGGGCGAAGGGAGAGGCGGGACAGGCTTCTCTGTCCGGCGCCTCATGGCTTCCTCCGCAGGTACCCGCCCGGGTTGAACGTCACGAGCAAGCGTTCGCAGTTGGCATCCCGCTCGAACTCCGGATGCGTCGACAGGAACTCCTCTACGGCCTCGTACGGTCCGTCCCCCCATCCCGGCGCCACGGGATGGCCGTTAATGTTGGTGTCCTCCACGATGAGATAGCAGCCAGGGGTGACGAGGGGCGCATACAGCTCGAGTTCCTTCAGCACGTGCGCCTTCGCATGGTCCGAATCCAGAATGACCATCACGCGCACGTGCGGGTCTTGCGGAGTGAGAAGAGCAAGCACCCGCCCCTTGGTGTCAACCGACGCCGAGTCGCCCCTGAGCAAAACCTTGCGCTGGTTGCCCCACGTCACCGGTGAGACATGATCCAGCGTAACATCGATCCCGATCACGACGCCGCGACCAACCGTCGCGCACAGGTCCGCTAGGTACAACGTGCTTCCCCCGAATGCGACGCCCGTCTCGATGATGAAGTCCGGCTTCGTGTGATGGACGATCTCCTGATACATGAAGAGATCTTCCGGGCACTTCAGAATGCGCACCCCGCGCCACGTCAGCGTCGCGAACGGCGGCGCCACGCCCGGCGCGTTCCAGTCCCCGTAGTAGATCCTGTTGAAGGCATCGACATAGTGCATGTCGACCGGAATCATCTAATTCACCATCCTGGCGCCCGCGAGCGCGTTCGCCAGCGCGTCGCTCGCGTGCTCGCTCATGACCTTCGGGCAATCCTTCACCATTGCGCGCACCGCGCGCTGCACCTGCGCCTTGCTCGCGGTTCGCCTGATCCCAAGCAGCACAGCCTTCGCCTGCGCAGGGCTCGGCTCGACGAACCGCTGCTCGCAGTCGAAGGCGATGACCCGCATCATACCGACGACCTGCTGCACCAGGACGGCGTCCTTGTTCGTCTCGCCGCGGGCGCGTTTGCCTTCCTGTACCCCGACCTGATTCTCACAAGCGATGATAGCCTCGCCCAAAGGACACTCCTGGAGCGCCTCCACCACCTTCAGATCGACGGCTTTGAAAATTCGTGCGAGACGATCATGTAGCGACAAGGATGGCAGCGACCGAACCGTCTCGACGTGATGCGCGACCCAGCGCTGCTCCGCGTCCCGCTTGATGATCCCGAACCCGAACGCTCGGATCCCAGGATCGATCCCGATGGCAATTCGGATCATCGCTTGCGCCGCGCCTTCATCGACCGGCGTCCGATTTCATATGCGTTCACGAGAAGCCTCGCGAGCTCCGTTCCCAGTTCACCGTCATGGACAACAAGAGCCAGGCGCGGATACAATTCCTCAGCATCATCAGGCAGCAGCTGCTTAGTGAGATCCAGGACGCGAGCTTCGTCCCGCAACTCCACCACCACTCCATTGGTCGATTGAGTGCTGGGAGCGGTGTTCGCGATGCCCGCCGCGGCCTTGATGTTGTGACGCCGTCTGAAGTGCTCCGGGTTGAGCTCCACGACTCGTCGGAACTCCGTGTCCTCTGCGTCGTCTGCGGAGATACCCCTCGCTTCGCAGTACGCAAGAAGCGTCGTCCCAACTCCTCCCGCTTCCTGGAACACCTCCCCCGGGGACTTGGAGTAGACGTACGCGACGATCGCGGAGACCTCCTCCGCGGTGAGCCCCTCCGCCTGCGCCAACTCGACTGCTTCCTCAACGAAGCGCTTGCACCGCTCTTGGGTCTCGAGGTTGGCGACGCCAAAGGTCTCACCCACCCATCGATACACCGCGCTCTGCCGCTCGTCTCGTGGTCCCATCATGGCTCACTCCGAAACCGACGAACGAACCAGTCGATCGATTCCTGCGGCGGCATGACGCCTGCGTTCACGCAGCGCAGAATATCCGCGGCACAATCAGGATCGTCCCACGCCGACGGGAAGATCGGCTTGGCGAATACCAGTCGCTCCAAAATATCCCTCTCGGATTCAGAGATCACCTCTCCCCATCCCCGCATGGGCACTGGCGTCGCCGGCTTCGACATTGGCTAGCCATGATAGCCAGCCGGGCTACCTCGTCAACCGAGAACTTCTCGGGGGGCTGTTTCCTGGCGTTTTAGAGAGGGTCGCGACCGTTCTCGATGAGCGCTTCCGGGATGTCCGTCGCGGGGCCCGTCGGGGTGTGACCGGGGTCGAAGATCACGAGGCGGTCCCAGTCATTGCCGTCCCCAGGGGCCGCGACGTGCCAGCCGATGTTGCCGCGATGTACGTCCCGCAGGTACACGCCATTGGACGCGAGCATCGAGAGCGACTCGCCAAGGCCGCCAGCGAGAGGCCCATGAAACTCGCGATTCAGGATTCCTTCGATCTTCATCTCGACCGCATCACGCGAGTGATACTCCGCGCGAAGCGTACGCGAATACTCACTCGACCGGCGCGGCGAATACGTGAACGCGTGCCACGCGCGGGCGTACGTTTGGTACAGACTCAAGCCGTAGATCGCAGACAGAAAGTCCTCGGGCAGTTGCGAGTCACCGCCTATCCGGTCGAAGCGCCCGCTGCCCACCGGCAGCCCGAACTTCGCGCGAGAGAAGTCCGTGTAGAGTTCCGCGCTCGTCCGGTACACCGGCTCCACACCCTCGCGCACGATCGCCCAGACCTTCTTCTTTCGTCCACCGTACGGCACGTCGGGCGTCAACCGCGTGATGCTCTTGATCTCCGGGAAGCCGAGTGCGCCATAGGCCTCCTCGTTGATTAGCCCCACGATCTTCGACCAGATGGGCCCCTCCGTTGGATCGATCGAAAACTTCACGACCCACGGCGGCGTGCTCTCGAATACGCAACCGAAGTGTCCGCACCCGAGCATCTTTCCGAGCGGCGCACCGAGCGCGGTTTCGATGCGCGTCCGCTTCGTGAGAAGCTCATCGATCCACGCTCTTCTTCTCACGCGGCCTCGGGGGGCGGCTGTGGCACGGGACGGATCGTGTGCTCGCCTCCCGGGCATGGCGGATGCGCAGCCTCGAGCTTGTTCATCCTCGGACTGAGACGACAACCGTGCTTGGTTCGCTCCCGCGCGTCGTACCGAGCTACCGTGTCGTTCACGTACGGGAAGTGACGAACGAGACCGTCAGGGCACACGACCTGCCAGAACTCAAGACTCACGGCTAGTGCCCCGGTCGAGAGAACCGCTCGAGGTGCCCCGCATCGGCGGTGAATGCGTCGCTCGTTCGGTTGCGTCCACGCCCGACCGATCCGGGAGGCCAGATCCGAATCGTGCGCGCTCGCACTTCGTAGGAGTACGGCTCGTTCTTTCCGGGTCGTAGCAACTCTGGCCCGCGATCGAGGGGGGCCTGGTAGTACAAGGGCCCGCCGGTTTCGGCGTACTCGAGGACTCCGCGCCACTCGTTGAATCCAACGAGGTCATGGTGATTGACAGCGAAGTGATGTGACCGCGCATAGTGCTCTCGCGGCGCCTCAGGGTCGAACGGCTTGTCGTGCTCGCGCACCATCCGACGAACGTGCCGGAGCGTGTCGGTATGCCGAGGCCGCGGAGGCGGCGGCGGACGCTCGCCATTGCGTCGCCGGTGAATGCCTCGGTAGTTGGTCAGAATCCCGTAGAGCTCTCGCTCTTCCGCCTCGGTGAATCCGTACGGGTGGTACGAACGAAACGTGTCCGCGCCGGAGCGGTAGTCTTCGTTGTAAAGCCCGGTGTACCAGACGCCCTTGTGAAACTGCGAACTCGACGGCTCCGGGGTTCCCACGTCGTGCTGAATCAATCGCGCGGCTTCCACGAGATCATCGACCTCGATGCCTTCTTCGTCCACCCATCCGCGGTCCTCCGCATCGCCCGCCCCGGCACTCTCCGGCGTGACAACTTCGTAGGCTACACGAATGCGTTTTTCGTCGCTCGCTCGGTTCCTCGTGAGCCACGCGGCGCGAAAATCACCGGTCGCGCTCGAGGTCTGCGACGTGAACTCTTTCACCGCATCCGACGGACTGAAACCGGCGAGATACAACGTCCGCCAATACTCCGGCGACGCCTCCGAGACGCTCATACCGCGCGATCGAAGCGTTTCGTCGATCGTTATGTGCCAACGCGCATATCCGACGGGCTGGTGATTAGCGTCGAGCGACGCTCGGTTCTCCGTGAGCCAAGCACCGGGGGTAGACTGCGACGTGAATTCGTTCCCCGCAGCCGACGGACTGAAGCCGGCAAGATACAACGTGCGCCAGTACTCCTCGGGCGCGTCCGCGACGCTCATACCTCGGACGCGCAGCCCCTCGTCGATCTCCGTGCGCCAACGCGCATAGGTGACGTGCTGGCGATTCGCCTCGAGCTCCGCTCGCGGTTCCATCAGCGCTCGCCGTAGTCGCTCGTGTCGTTCCTCGGCTTCTTCCTCGCGCTGCGCCGGCGGCACAAGCGCATGTTCGAGCGATGCGCGCTCTTCGGCCGGCAATCGACTCGACGGCAACGCGGTCAGGAATTTTTCTTCGGCAAGCACGAGTGCGATCTCGAAGTCGACGTCTGCGTCTTTCCCCTCCGCGTCGTCGCTCAGCACCGCCACCTGAAAACCAGGACCGTCCGGAGTGTCCGCAGCCGACACGAGAATCGCAGCGGAGTACTCCGTGAGAAATTCGAGTACGCGAGTCTGGAACTCTGGATCCAGCAACCCGAGGTCGGCGCGTGAATGCATGACGCCGTTGAGAGCTTCCTCGAGCAGCGCACTGCGCGCCTCCGATGCGCCACCCGCGACATGAAACGATCCGTCAGGCTCGACGCTGATCTCGATCGCCGTCGCGTTCTTCGAGAGCCACTTGAGCATTCGCTCCTGGAACTGCGGCGCCAGGTCGTACAGCGTGATGTCGTCGAGGTCGGGAGCGCGCTTGGGCATCGGCGGTACCGGAGGAGTTATTTATCCTCGAATCCGTCGTACTCGTCAAACTCGTTGCGTTCTAGCAGGCTAAATCGCACGCATTTGTCCTCGAAGGCGAGCCGATGGATCCCCGTCGGACCCTGCCGCTGCTTGCCGATGATGATCTCGGCGATGCCCTCGAACTCCGGTTCGTCCGAGTACAACGACGGGCGATACACGAACAAAACCGCGTCCGCGTCTTGCTCGATCGCGCCCGACTCGCGCAAGTCCGCCAGCTGCGGGCGCTTGTCCGTGCCCTTCCGACTCTCGGTGTTTCGATTCAGTTGCGAGAGCGCGATCACGGCGACGCTCTCTTGCTTCGCGAGCAACTTCAACGAACGCGAGATGAACGCGATCTCCTGCTCTCGATTCTGATTGTTGCCCCGCGTCCCCGAGACGAGCTGCATGTAGTCGACGATGACGAGCCGGAGGCGCTTGCACTTCACGTCGCCCACTCGATTGTGCGCGATGTCGGATTTCAACTTTCGTACGCGGGCACGAATTTCCGAAATAGAGATCCCGCCCGTGTCATCGATCCATATCGGAAGTTTTTCCATCTCGCCGAGCGCGACCACGATCTCGGCCCACTTATCAGCGAGCTCGCGAGGTTTGCGAAACGTCGTGACGTCGATCCTCGTGTGCGACGCCAGCATGCGCGTCACCAGCTGTGAGTCCGGCATCTCGAGCGAGAACACCGCAACGCCCTCGTCTTGCTTCGCAACGTTCTCTCCAATGCCCATCGCGAACGCCGTCTTGCCCATCCCGGGGCGTCCCGCGACGATGTACAGATCGCCCTCGTGAAGTCCGCTCATCGCTTCGTCGAGCGGCTTGAAGAGAATCGGAGTGCCGGTGATCGTTTCACCGCGCTCGATCATCAACCGGAGGGCCTGGCACGCCTCGTCGAGTGACTCTTTGATCGGCACCAGGAATTTCGATTGCTGCTGGTGCGCAATGAGCCCGAACGCGGTCTCCGCTTCCTCGAGCACCGCTTGCACGTCATCGCTCGCTATCTTGCCCGCTCGGATCGTCGCGATGACGACCTGTGCTCGCGCCATCGCCTGCCGGAGCCGCCACTGCTCCCGCACAATCGTCGCGTACTCCACGACGTTCGCGACGTGCGGAACTGCGTCGATGAGCTGCGCGAGGTACTGCGTGCCGCCGATCTGCGCGAGACGCCCGGCTGCGTTAAGCGTGTGCGCAACGGTCACGACGTCGAGCGGTTTCCCTGCTTCCCGGAGTTCCGCGATGGCGTCGAAGACGCGTCGGTTCGCATCCGAGTAACACATCTCCGGGTGAGCGACGGAGATTACGTCGTCGTACTTCGTCTGGTCGTTCAGGATCGCCGACAGCATCGCGCCCTCGGCGTCGAGGTCGCACGGGGGCGGCTGTTCGTGGATCCGAACGACTTCGGCCATCACGTAACCTGTCGCTTGTCTTCGCCATCGACATCGACGGCGTATGCGTTTCCAAAGAACCGACTCGTCGCACGCTGCCCGAGCGTGAGCGTGAGCTCCTCGCCGGTTTCGTCCGCGTTCGTCGTGACGATCGTCGGGCGCCCGTTGCTCCAGCGAGCGTTCGAGATCAGGTTCATCTGCTCGCGCACCCAGTCGGTTGTTCGCTGCGCCGCGAGATCATCGAGCACCAGAAGATCCGTCGTGCACGCTCGGTCGAGCCAGTTCCTCTCACTCGGATCGTCGTACGAACGCCGGACGCGCTCGAAGAACTCGGGGACGTACGCGAAGTACGCCGTGCGGAGACGATGCGCCGAGAGCAGGGCTGCGACCACCGAAATGGCCAGGTGTGTTTTCCCGACGCCGTAGCTTGGGCCTGTGAGTAGCAAATTACTCCGCGTCGTCTGCCGCCGAAACTCCGCTGCGTACTTCTTGCATCGTTCGAGTGCGTTCTGCTGCTTCGGTGTCACCGGCACGTACGTCTCGAAGCGCGAGCCGAGCATGACGTCGCCGACACCGATAATTTTTAGTTTCTCGCGCACGAGATATCCGCGCCACCGCTCGCACCAGTCCATGTGCAGTCCGCGTTCTTTCGTCCAGCATGGCGCGCGACCGCGAAGCTGTTCGTACTCGGATGCACACCCCCCACCGTGCGGCGGACATGTCGCACAGAGCGCGAGTCGCTGCTTCGCTGTGGCGATCGTTCCTTCGTTCGTCTTCGTGATGTAGTCGTCGAACGTGAAGTTTTTGGGAAGCAACTTCGTGAGCGCTTCACCGTGTTCTTCGATCAGGAATTTTCTGATCGTTCTACCTCGAGCGCGTTCTGTGACGTCCGCTTCACGCTTCTCGGTGAAGTGCCGAAGATCTTCTTCGAGGTTCCGTGCGACGTCGCCTAGAGTTTTCAATCGTCCCACTTTCTAAACTTCAGCGGCTTCGGTTTCTCTGGCAATACGGGTGGTCGCTTCTTCGGATCGTGATAGTCGTACTGAATCGCGCGTACGGCACTCGAGACCCACTCGTTGAACGAGCGTTCGTGTTCCAAGCGCCCGGCGAACCGAGCCGTGAAGCCCTTGCATAAAAACTCCTGCGCGGCGCGAGGGATCAGGCTCGTGTCGAGCGAGGCCTTCGTCGGCTCCGGCATCAGGTCCCAAAGTTTCACTGGGCACGGAATCCGGCCCGCGCCCTCTCCCCCTGCACCCCCTCTCGGATCAGATCCAGATTTCAGATCAGATCCAGAGTCCATACTACTACGATCCAGATCCAGATCCAGATCCAAAGGGTTCCCCAACCCTTTCAGTCGTTGTTGCTCAGCCCCCAATCCAAGAGAAGGAAGCAGTGACGAGATTTCGTCGCTAGTTGCAGGCACTTGGCTGCTATTATTAGGCGGCGGACGGCTGGAACCGTTCCCTGTTTTTTGGGTAAGGGTTAAAGGGGGTGTTTTTGGGGGTGTTTTTAGGGGGGGAACAGTTACCCGTGACGGGGGGAACCCTTCCTCAGCAACCGGGCCGGATTGTGGGGGTTCGCCCCCGGGGCTCTGGCTCGGTGTGACCCCCTTCTTGGGTCGGGTTCCGATGGCACCGAAGGTCTCGGCCCATGCCTGGATGCGGTCGCTGGACCCCTTGGGGGACTTAAAATCGATGGCCTGGAGGAGTAGCTGAACGAACTCCTGTTTCAGTGGTGACTCAGGGATCCCGCGCCAATCAGTGAACCAACCGCGGATGATGTTGCCGTTGGGCGTTTGGTTGTAGAAGGGCTGATTCGGAAGGAGGATGACGCGCGCTTTCTCGTCGTGTTTGAGCATCCCCGCCTCGACGAGTTCGTGCAGCGCTTCTTTCACGAGCTCTGGTGAGCGTCGTCGGATCCCAGCAAGCTGGGCGAGCGTGGTGTACTGCAAACCAGGGAGCCGCCGCCGCTGTGGTCCGGTCAATAGAAGCGTCCACAACGCTTGCGCCGCGTCTGAGAGCAGGACGAATTTCTCGTCCTCGTGCATCAACGAGTCGATGTCGTAACGCATACGGAACTCCCCGTGCGGTTACGACTAAGCGACTTTTGATTGAGCTTCTACAGGGAGCGACTTCTTGGCGTACTCCCGAAGAGCGCGCCGTAGAATGTCGGCTTTCGAGAGTTTTTCGTGCCGCGACACGCGCGACAAGAGCTTGCCGTCTTCGGCATCGAGCATGAGGTCCATGCGTCGAGAGGTTTTGATTGGTTCGGACATCGGATCGATGGGTCTATCAAAACCCAATCCGGGATGTCAACGTGGTTCTTCCGGCAAACCGCGGGAAGCCTGGGAAGGTCGCTAAGATTTTTTGCAGTCCGCCGGATCTCCGTGGATGTTGCCCGTCACCAGGCTGCCTCCACAAAGCATCCCAGCGGGGATGATCGTCTGGCAACGGCAACACGGCAGATCGAACTTCGAGCGGATGATGTTTCCGTACTTGCTTGGGTGCTCGCCGGTGTCGGCGTAGCGCCGCTGCGGGAAGCGACCGGTCCCGCCGAAGTCCTTCGCCGGATCCTTCGTCCGCTCACCGCGCTTCCGGTGCTCGGGCTCTCGCTTGAGCTCCCAACACGGAAGGAGTTCTGTTTGCGGAACAAGGAAGCGTGGCGGACCGAGCGTCTCTTCCGTGTCGCGAAACTTTTCTTGCTTCGCGTCTCGACCAAGGATCCAACCCGCGACAACGAAGTGCGGACTGTCACGATTGATGACGAGCACGAAGGCGTGATCGTCCGCATCGCTCTCGTCGAGCGCGAGTCCGCCGAGGGGCAGCGCCGTCATGCGCACCTGCATGCCGCGCACATCCTTCGTCATCGTTCGCCAGATCTTCCATTCGCTCACCCGAACGAAGTCGCCGACCCATTCCCGATTGAGCGCGAACGCGACGGCTTGCTCCGCTTGCGCGGTCTGCACGTCGAGGATCTCCGGCCGCATCGTCTGCCCGCGAGCGACGTAGCGGTCGTGCCCAACGCGCGCCGCGTGCGACATCTGCACCGGCGACAGCGTGCCCGCCATGCGCCGCGGCAACTTAGCCTCGCCCTCGCAGGTGATTGTAGTGCGCCAACAAGCCCAATCTGGGCGCCTACCAGCCCCTGGTCAAGCCCGGTTGACACAATTGGCTAGCCATGATAGCCACAGGACTCAGAGCGTGCCGGCGACCCTGATGCCGATCCCTCCGGCGATCGGGGAGCCCCGCCGGCACGCTCACTTCTTTCAGATGACCGACCCAAGAAAAGGAGCTCCCGTGACGGCGAGCCGATACCTGGATGCGCTCCTGATCCGCGCCGCGGTGGCGCTGAATCGCACGAGCGAGCGCACGATCGCCAGCATCAGGGGACGACGGGGCCGCGACTTCATCGGCAGGGCAGCCGACGTGATCGACGTTCGCGCCGCGAATTGGCGGGTACATCCAAATCCTGGACTCGACTGCGAGTGCGGCGGGAAACTGAGGCGGACGCAAGCGCCGGGCGGGGCCATCATGGTCTGCGACAGGTGCGGGGAGTAGCGATGCCCGACATCATCCCTATCCTCGACGAGCTCGATCGCTTGATCGCCCAGGCAGAACGCGACGGGCACCGGCCGGAAACGCGGTTCGCGTATTGCGACGCGTTGGTTGATGCGGGGCGCGTCCTGATCGCCGAGTGTCGGGAGGCAGCGAAGTTGAGAGAAGGGGCGGCGCTGGCGATCAAGGCCCTGCGTTTGTCGCACCAGCACTCGGAGCCGGTGGCTGGATTGGCCGCTAAGGCAATCGAGATGCTCCAGGGGGCGCTATGACGGAGCGTGAGCTGTATATATTTCTGGGACTATACTTTGTGATGTCGCTCGTGACCGGAGTGCTTGTCCAAACGTCGTGGCGACGGCGAGGAATTCCGGACGCATGGGGGCCCGCTATGGCTCTCGGCACGTGGTGGCCGTTCATGCTGCCTGTGGTCCTCACAATGATTCTTCGCGACCGCAGGGCTTCAAGAAAGGACCATGCAAAATGAGGCACGAGCGAGACGGCTGGTACCGCGTCACGACTGCGAGCAGCAGCAAGCACAACCCGCAACTCGTGCTAGTCGTGGACGGCAGGGTCGCGGCGTCGAATTTCGACATGCGCATCGGCGACCTGTTCGCCGAGTGGCTGGTAAGCGCCGAACGGAGCGAGTGGCGCGTCGAGCGGGTGGAGAAATCCGATGGCTGATTCAAATAAGAAGCCGCGAGGTAAGTACGACCACCTGACGGATGACGAGGTTGTAAGGCGCCTTATCGACGCGACGGCGCGGTGGGCTCCGGGCGCGAGCGGAATCTGCTTCGACCCAATGAGCGAGACGTTCCGTCAGAACCTCGTGGCAATGAAGGACGAGGTACTTCGGCGCCTCCGATTGGCTCACGGAAGCGCGGTGCCGAAGTGAGGCAGACACGCCACAAGGCTACGAAACGATCGCGTCCGGCAAAGGTCGCGAAACCTGAGTCCGACCCGTATGCGACGAAGCCGCTCCTCTGGGGCAAGCACTGTCGAGGCCCAGGGTGCGACAACTACAACGAGCAGCGGCCGTCGTGCCTCTGCAAGTGTTCGGCGTGCAAGCCTCCGCGGCACGCGAGCTCTCTCAACGGGAGAGAGGCCGAGGAACTCCGCAATGGAATCGAAACGCTCATCGCTGAGAAGGGCGAGACCGTGCATGAGTTGATGGAATTCGATTCCGCAGAGCTCGCCGTGAAGGCCAGCGAACTGCTCGACTTGTTGGACCGCGTCGATGCGCGCGACTCGCTTGCATATCTCGAACGAAAAGACCGGCGGCGTCGCTCAAGAACCAGCGAGCGCGCGGTCAGGAGATCCGGATGAGGCAGGAGCGAGGCGTGAATATCCGCGAGCTGTCTCCGTCTGACGGACCATGCAGGAGAAACACAGCGACCTCGCGGTCGCAGCGCTCAAGTACGCCCAACATTCACGCGCGCCGGGCACGCGCGACGCCTACGAAACCAAGATGCGTCAGTTCAAGGACTGGTGCGCGACTGTCGGGGAGCAGGCCGTCCCCGCGAAGCCGGAGACCGTCCGGCTCTACATCGCGAAGATGGCCGAGGACGGTCTCTCTGTGAGCACCATCTCTCAGTTCCTCTCGGCCATCGGCGAGGCGCACGAGGCGGTCGGACACAAGAGCCCCCGCTTCGAGGCCGCCGTCCAGCAGGTCTGGCGCGGGGTCCGCCGCACGAAGAAGGTCCGCGCCGAGGGCATGAAGCCGCTCCTCGCGAAGCACGTGATTGCGATGCTAGCGGCGTGCCCGCCGACCACCCTGATGAATATTCGGGACCGTGCGATCGTCTCGTTCGGTTGGGCCTGCGCGATGCGCCGGCACGAGATCGCCGACTGCCTCGTGGAGCACGTGACGTTCCACGAGAAGGGCATGACGGTGCTCGTGGTGCGCGGGAAAGAGGACCAGGAGGGCAACGGCTTCGAGAAGATGGTCCTCTTCGGGAAGAACCCGGAGACGGATCCTGTCCTGCTCCTGAAGCAGTGGCTCGCGACCGCGAAGATCGATTCGGGTCCGATCTTCCGTCCCGTCTCCCGGTGGAACCGCGTGGTGCAGTACGGCGAGAAGGTCGCCCTCTGGCCGCAGTACATCGAGAAGGTCGTGAAGCGACTGATGACGCTCGCGGGCATCGACTCGAATGGCTACGGCGCGCACTCGCTCCGGGCCGGGTTCGTCACCGAGGCCGCGCTCAAGGGTCACACCGAGAGCGAGATCATGCGGCACACCGGGCACGCGAACGCGAACATGGTGCGGCGGTACATTCGGATCGCCGACCTCTCGAAACGCAACGCAACGGAGGATATGGGGCTATGAAATCACAGAAGACGACACCAAAGGCAACCAGCACGGAGGCAACCAGCTCGGAGGGCGCCAAGTACCGTCGCATCATCGCAGCGGCCGAAGCGCGCTTGTCGGCACAATCCCGAAAACGGCAGCGACACGATAGCAATCCCGACGAAGTTGACGAGGATTTCATCGGCGAGTTCTACGACGAAGGTCAGGCCGAGTTTGCGATTCGGCGGCACCGCTCGTTCCTGCCATTCGTGGAAGCCGGGTTACTGCCGGCCGCCATCGCGATCCGAATGGCCGTGGAGGGCAAGTCCGCGGTGGATGAGGTGGATGGCAGATGATCGGCAATGCTCTAACCGCAGAGAGACCTGAGCTCTGGAGCCAAGCGCTGGCGCTCGCCTCGGCTACTACCGGCATGGCCTACTTGCCCAAGCTACCACTGGCGGACGGCACTATATGGGCCTGTGGTGGCGGAGGCGGCGAGAGCTCGGAAGAGACCCTCAAACGTGAGCGGCGTCAGCGGCGCGAGCGCCCGGCGATTCACATCTTTCCAGAGGAGCAAGACGAGCTTGGCGAAGAACCAGCAATCCCCGCCAAGAAGACGCTGTCCGTTTCGGTTCCGGAGGGTGCGATGGAATGGCTGCTCCATGAGGTCGGGCATTTTGTTGCCGCGACTCCGAAGGAGCGTGCGCTTCGCAACTACGGCTTGTCCGAGAGCGAGATCGGGCACGACGGCGAGCGCGAGTGGCAAGCGTGGGGTTTCGAGGAGGTCATCCTCGCCCCCTGGGGCCCTGCGCGTGGCTTCGCGCCCCCTTCACAGCGTGACGGAGCGGCATTCAACCGAGCCGGGCCGATGCCGATGTTCGCGACGGACCACGCGATGCGACGGCTCCGAGAGCTGGGGATCGATATCGAGGCGTGGCGGCTCATCTGGGGAGAATGGGCGCGCTGGCACGGGAAGCCGGACATGTCGATGGTGGACAGAATCGAGGCGCGGCCGTGAGGCAGTCTGTCGAGTGGTTTCCGGCGAATAGTCCTCCACCTACGGATGCGCGGGTCCTCGCGTATTCGGACATCGACGGCGAGTACCGGGTCGCCCTGTTTCACCACGAAACCAGCAGATGGGTGGGCGGCAGCTACCCGTGGCACATCGACTGGTGGACGCACTTGCCGAGTCCTCCGGTAGACAGAAACGATTCTGGAAGCGAGGCGCGACCGTGAGGCAGTCTGAAAACCACGTCCCGCCGAAGGTGGTTCCGATCGGTTCCGACCAGCAGACGTGTCGCAACTGCGGGCAGGTTGAGGCCGAGCATAACGGTGGTGGGTTCATCGGTCAGTGCTTCTACGACAGCTATGAGACATTCGAGGCCGGACCGACGTACGAGAAGATAGAGGAGTTGCTCGGTGATGCGAGACGGGTACTCGCCTCGTTCGCGGAACTTCCCTGCGCCTCTGAAGATGACGACCGCGCCATTTCTGGTCACTACATCACGGACGGGGAGATTCGGCGCGCTAGGCTAGTGGTGGATAGAATCGACCGTAGCCTCAGGGTGAAACCGTGAGGCAGTTTGTCGCTTCGATTCTGTGCTTCTTTCGGGGTCACGTGCCCGGAGGCTGGTCTCCCGATTCCGGCGGAGAACCGCTCATTCACTGTTACCGGTGTCGGAAGAAGTTCTACGTGGGTGACATTCGTTTGCAGCACAGAAAGGACCCTCGACCGTGAGGCAGTCCAAGAAGCAGAGTCTCGCGAAGGTGGCGAAACCTGAGTATTGCCGTTCCTGCTACCGAGCGCTGGTCGATGGCGCGTGTCCGAGCGGGCACGACTGTTCACTGGACCCGCTGCCGATTCGAGAGGGTCAGGTGCAGGAACTACACCTCGCGCTCGCGACGTGCTCCGGCGTGCTTCTCGCGCTCAAGGATGAGGTGCGCTGGACGACTCAGCAAAAGCGCGGAATCGAAGCTGCGCTCATGAGGGCGGAGCAGGCGATGGCTCGGGTAGGCAGAAACGACCCTAGCGTCAGGAGCAAACCGTGAGGCAGTCTGAAAAAGAGAGTACCGAGAAGGTCGCTCCGATCGAATCTACGGTGTCGAAGCGCAGCTACCCGATTCGTCCCACTCCGGAGCACGATTCCCGCTTCACGATTGGGCTAGTGATTGACGTGGCCGATGTGCTGCAACGCCATGGGTTCGAGACGCCGCACGGGCTAGACATCGTGGATCTACAGCAGGCGCTCTACCGGCTCCTCTATGTTGGAGACGGCCGACAGGAGCACGGAAACGAATCTGGAAAGGATCCAGGAACGTGAGGCAGTCTGAACAGCAGGTTCTGTGCGCTCGTGTTTCCTGTCCAGGGAGTCGCTTGACGCCGCCCGCGTAGCCGGTAGACTTATCCACCATGGTGTACGACTACGTTTCCTGGAGAGAAGAAGGCGTATGGACCGCTCACTGTCCCGCGATCCCGGGGGCCTACGGTCTCGGCGCTACGTCGGCTCAGGCCGTGGCGGACTTGAAGGATGCTCTTTACGAGCTCGACGATTATCTGTCCGAGCTTGGCGAGAAGCTCCCTCCCGCCGCAGCTATTCGCACGGGCGAACTCCGGCTCTGAGCATGGAAAAGGTTTCTGCGTTGGTTCGGCGCCTGAAGCGAGCTGGCTTTTACTTAGCGCGTCACGGCAAACGGCACGACATCTATGAGAACAGTGCCGGGCGACGTGTCATCGTACCCAGGCACGCAACGGATCTACCGCGCGGTACGTACCTGTCGATCCTTCGGGATGCCGGCCTCGACGAGGGCGGATGACCGCTCGTCCATCGCGTCGGCCACCCACCATATCCATCAAGGTGCGGCGGGACTTCGGTTCCTGGCTGAAACAGCGCTCTGCGGAACGCGGCGCCTTCGTGTACGAGCTCCTCGAAGAGCTAGTGGCGCGCCAACTAGGCGGCAAGAAACCGTGGCGGCAGCAGCCATGAAACCAGATCCGTTCGACTGGAACAACCCGGAGACGATTCGGTTTCTGGCGAAGGACCGTGCGACAACGTTGACGAACGCGAGGAGGCAATACAGCGCAGAGCTTGAAGAGGCGCACGAGCAATACATCGACGCAAAAGCCGCGTTCGAGGCCGCCGCCGCAACTCTAGCTGAAGTGCGCGCAAAGCTGCGAGGGCTCGCGGAGCAGATCGCTCACTACGAGGCCATTGCTGCCGAGGAATCGCCCACGCCCGAGATGTTCTTCCGTGGGCGCGACGTGGACGGAAACTCTGGGCCCGGGGAGAAACCGTGACACGGTTCCTCGTTGCAGTCGTCGGCTTCCTGATGCTCGGGCTGAATGCCGGCTACTGCGTCGGGCAGGCCGTTGCGATTCAGCGCGAATACAACGAGTGCGTGAAACGATTCGGGCCGATGGTTCCGCGAGACAAGGAGTCGTGTGGCTCCATGATCGGCGCGCAGCACGGAGAAATATGGAGACGAGAATGGCCGTGATAGAGCGCAAAACAACGCGCCGTCAGTTCATGGATGGCTTCCCCGCCCCCGCCCCAGTGTCCCCACCTGGGGAGGGCTGGCGGTTGGCGCATGTCGCGGCTGCGACGGGAAGCCGCAGCGGCAATCTACGTAACGAACCGATGTGTGCTCTGCTCTTCTTTATCTGGGAGCGCGAGGTGAGGGAGTGACCTCACCTCTTCGGGCTTCCGGTCGTCCGGACTTCGATGCTCTTGAAGTCACGACGGACGGTCCTGCGCGCACAAAGGACGGTCGACCATGGGTGCGCTGGGCGAAGCACGGACAGTACTCGGGCTGGTACGCCATCGGAGCGAGGAAGCCGCGGCTGACCGGGCACCCGGGCTTCTGGGAAGCCGTGTTCTCGGTTGCGTGTGCATGCGCCGGCAGCAACGTCGATCAGGTGCATTGTTGTGGGCCAGGGATCTTGGCGCTCGGTGGTCTTGGCGTGACGGCGCGATCGGGTTACGCGCAGCTTCTCCTTCACTGCTGTCTGCTAGGTAACCCCGCCCGATACGTGGATGTGATGGCGCCGGTGTTGCACGAGACGGGCGTGTACACGAAAGCCGCCTCAGTAAGCCCGAGCGGAATTGCATTTTACTGGGCGACTAGGTTGCCTTTGCTGTTACAGGGCTCGATGGAATCAGCTCTGCTCGGCGGCTCCGATGGGATCGAGTGGACCTCTTCCCAGAAGAGGCGGGCGCAACTCTGGGTATCGTGCTGCTCGGAGCTCCTCCGTGATGAAGCCATGGACGCGGCGCAACAGACGTTCGTCGCGACGGTGATGCCGCCGCTCCTTCCTCCCTTGATGAAAAGCATTCTCCGGTGGCCAGCGCAGGCGCCAACCGACTGGTGGCAGTATACGCACGAGCAACAGATGCTCTGGGGGCTCGCTCTCGTGCTGGTGTCGCTCGGGGATAAAGAGGACGCCTCTCGGCTTGTGCTCGCAGCGGGCGCGGACATCGAGAACGAGCAGGACAACTTCGGAGTGACCTTTCTTCGTCGGATGCAGCTGTGTGTGCACGACGGTTCGTATCAGGACGAATTTCGAGACCTGTGCGTCAAAGCAAATGCCCTGCTTGGGCCGTTGATGCAGGTGGCGTTATGAAGGTGTCAAAGGAAAACATGTCAGAAGAGCGATGGCGAAAGATGTATGGCATCGTGCATAGCCGTGCCGGTGGCGACTACGAGGTGGTCGAGGTCGAGGCTGCGCCGGCAGAGGTCGGGTGGCTCGTCCGGTCGCGCCGCGGCTCGGGCATCCATATGGATGGCGTCAAGGCGGACAAGTTGCATGCGACGCGAGAGGCCGCAGAGGCGCGGCGGGCGGAGTTGCAGCAGGCTCTTGACGCGCTGAAAGACACGGTGCCGCCGCCATGACGGAGGAGCGCAAGCTCCCGGCCATTACTCGTCCGTGCCCGTGGTGCAGTGGCATGGAGCTCGAGGTGATGGACGATGCTCTGGAAACCAGAGTCTACGTATGTTGCAAGAGCTGCTTTTGTCAGGGGCCAGCGGCGTGGTCCGACGAAGAGGAAGACGGGCCGATTGATCCGAAGGAAGAAGCCGTGCTGCTCTGGAATGATGAGCCGAGGCCCGTGACGTTCGAGCAGGTGGCTGATCTGGCTCCACAGCTCGAAGCGTCCCTCGCGGAGCTAGAGCGGATAGATCCAGAAGTGCGCGCGCTCGGCAAGAAGCTCGACAATGCGGAGGGAGCGCTACGGAAGTACACGGAGTCTATCAAAGACCTGTTGACGGCAAAGGAACGGGCCATCCTCGAGCGCAGGTTCAGGAGAGAGGAACGATGACGGAAGAGTTCGAGGGCTTTACTGGAACCCACATCGACGACTGGGTCGACAATCCGCGCAACGACGACTACGCGCGCTGGATGTTCCTTCATTTCCGGTTGCCTGCGATACACCAGATCTTGGCGCGCAAATTTATCAAGTCGCGGCTGTTCTGTACGTACGCGAGAAAGCGCTACCGCGTAACCGGCGCGAGTCGCCTCGGCGACGTCTGGCTCACCTCGAGCTTTCATCGCTCTCAGGGATACGAGATGCGCGTCGCTGTGGATAGCTGTTCAGAATGGGGCCCGGAGCCATGAAAGCCTGGAAGATCGAGGATCCCTGGGACGACGAAGGTCACGCGGAGATCGTGCATGCGGCTACCCGCTCCGAGGCGAAGAACAATACCAGTCTGGATATCGAGTTTCTCTCCCGTCGGGCCACTCGCGCCCCGGAATTCGACGGGCTCGCCGGGGACGATCTGATTCGCGCCCAGCTTGCCGCTGGCTGGTGGTTCGGGTGCATGGGATGCGACAGACAAGTCCGTGCCGAGGAGGGCGAGGGTTACGACGAGACACACATGGCAGCCCCGTACGTGCTCCGCGATGGAGACGTGTACTGCTCGGCGAAGTGCTGTCTCAAACGATTGAGGGGCGACCGCGAGCAGCGGATGCGGATCTGGAATGCGGCCAAGGTCGTCACGGATAGGTATCCAGGGAGCAACGAGCTACGGATCTTCGCGGCGCTCCGGTCTGTCACCGTGCAGTTCAAATTTCCCGGCGGGAAGTATCCGGTCGGATGGACGATCGGGGAGGAAGAGGTGCAGGTGCTCGAGGAGGACGTAGAGGCTTGGGAGCGCTTCGCAGCTCCACTGAGGGAACATGTCGGCTGACGTTAACAGAGAGCGAACGCTACTCATCGAGGGCCTCGCGATTGTGCAGGCGGTGCTTCATCCGGTTCCGCGATACGGGCTCTTTCCGACGCCGACGGAGATCCAGAACACCAGGGAGCGCCTTGAGTGCTGGCGAAGGAAAGTCCTCAGTTTTCTGAACGGGGAGAACGGTGAAAATGTCCGATAAAAGAAAGCCAGACGTCGTTCGGATGCGGCGGCACGGGTGGATCCGGTTCAACGAAGGTCCGTACGGGTGGAGCATGACGGATCCGGAGTACGAACCGCTGCACGAGGCAGCACACACCGCGCGGTACGCCCTGAATCGGCTCACGCAAGCGCAGGCATACCTGCTCTGCGAGGCCTTCGCGTCGTATCATCACCTGATGACGCACCCGTGCGGAACGGAGTACGCCATCTCGCAGCTGCGAGCGATGCGCCGGTCGCTGGACGAAGAGGACACGACCCCACAGAAGAAAGAGGAGACCGATGGACAAACTGCCTAGGGATTCGACGCGACACAAGTTCGACTACTACGAGGGGAAGATCGAAAGCATCGAGGTGTTCTCCTGGTGCCCCACGCCAGCCCCGACGGTGCCGCCCACGCAGGTGCATCTCCATTTCCCGCTCGCAGGCGCGAAGGTCGTCTTTCGATTCAAAGGCCCGGGAACGCTGGATAGTTTGATCGCCGCGCTCGAGGATCACCGGCGCCACGTCTTCGGACCGAGGGAATCAACGCTGGGGGAGAGCAGCATGAAGGAGAAACCGTGATGGACCTTGGCGATTTTTTCGGTGCCCGATGGCTGTCGATCGAGATCCCGTACGAGCACTTCGATGTCCTGCGGATTCGATGTCGTACGTGCTACCAGCGATTGCGAGACACCGGGGACTACGACGTCCTCACTGCGGATAGAGAGGAGCTCATCCGGCTCGGCGCGCGCGTGGTGTATTTTGGTCTCGCCGAAGGCGAAGAGTGCCTGCGATGGAATCTCCTGCTGCCTCTGTCGGCCGTGAATCTCGAGCGGGTGGCGTGGCACTTATTTCACGAACTCGAATGCGAGTGGGATCGCAAATTCATCGGCTCGAAGCCGGTCGGCGTAGATGATCTGGCTGAGGGACGAATCAAGCCGCTCCCTCTTCCGCTCTCCGGGACCCTACCGAGGACGCTCGGATGACCGACGCTCTCGAACTTCAGATGTTCGTCGCGCACGATCACGACATCTACGAGGCGCACTGGGTGATCGCGGAGAGCCAGGAGGCAGCCGAGAAGCTGCTGGCCGAGTATCGAGAAAAAGAAGGCTTTTCCGAAGCGGAACGGCAGGAGGGATACGACCCACCGGATTGGACGTGGCAGACGCTCGGGCCGGACGAGATCCTGACCGTCGATGAGGGGGAGGAGGACGACGAGAGCGGGCCGGTCCGCGACTGGATCGCGAAGCATGGACGCGGACACCTGAGCTGGGGGGAGATCGGCTGATGGTCGAAACGAAGCTTTACGAGGCGAAGGTCGGGGGCGCCACGTATTGGGTCTCGGCGCTGCACCCGCGGCACGTGCTGGAACTATTGTACGAGACGGGGGAGGAGCAGGGTTCCGATCCGGAGGATATCGAGGAGGCCATTATCGTGGAATGCGAGACAGAGCGAGCGGAGCGCCTGCGCTTCAACGGAAGCAACGGCGAATCTCGCTCGATGTGGGGAGAGTTCCTGACAGGACGCTCGCCGCGCGTGATCGCGTGCTCGGAGTGGCCATGAAGTGGATCAAGGAGACGCCAGAGCAGGAAGCGTGCGCCCACGAGTTCGTGCGTCGAGGAGATCTGAAAATCTGCCAGAAGTGCAGCACTTGGCGCCGCGGACTACATCCCGGTGAGCTTCTCTTCGTCCTCGTGTTCTTCGCCTACAAGGGGACGGGGCATTGAGGCGCGCGAAGGTTGTCGTTGCAGATCCGGCGTGGCAGTTCGGCGACAAGCTGCCAGGAAAGACGCGTGGGGCTGCCAAGAACTACAGGACGCAGAAGCATGGTCGTATCCTCACGTTCCTGACGGACCATCCTGAGATCAAGATCGCGGATGACGCCATCCTCTTTCTTTGGCGCGTATCCGCGATGGGAGAGGAGGCCTACGCGGTGATGCGGGCCTGGGGGTTCACTCCGAAGTCCGAGATTGTGTGGAGGAAGCTCACGAAGAGCGGGAAGCTCGCCTTCGGCATGGGGCGCTACACACGCATGTGTCACGAGGTGTGCCTGATCGGCCGCCGCGGGAAGGGGAAGGTGACGAACCGCAGTATCCGTTCGATGTTCGATGCCCCGCTCGGCGCGCACTCGGAGAAGCCCGACGAGTTCTACAAGATCGTGAAGAAGCTGACGAAAGGTCCGCACGTGGAGCTCTTCGCGCGGAAGCGGCGACGAGGATGGATTCAGTTTGGTAACCAGCTAGGCAAACCGATAAAATCCAAGCGCAGCAGAAAGTAGACAGGCTCAGCGAAGACGTGCAAGGCTTCGCGTCATGAAGCGCATTACAGTTCTGCTCGCTCTGGCAATCGCCCTGGTCGCATTCGAGGCGACGGCGACGTCTCCGAACAAGCTTGCCGTGTGGCTCTATGCAACCGCGGAAAAGATGCCGCATTCGTCGGCGCCTGGAGAAACCCGGGCCGAGTACAAGATGAGGCTTCAGGGAATGACGACGGCGCTCGCTCACGCGACAGAGCCGTATGCAAATGGGCAAGCCTGGACCGCGACAGAGTTCTCGCTCGCGATGCTGGAGCTCTGGCACGCGGAGACGCTGTTCGATGAGCGCGTGCAGGCCGGAGTCAAGCATCCCAAATGGACGCAGGACAACGGCAAGGCGCACTGCTTCGGTCAGATCCACGTCTCGCAACTGGTGCCAGAAGAAGAGTGGAACAAGATGGTCGGAACGGCCGACGAGGCGATTGAATTGTGTGCAGCAGCGACGGCGCGGATTTGGGTCGCGCAGGCGCGGCAGTGCGGGGTTTGGTCTGGGCAGCGCGCAGATCGAGCGAAGGTCGCCAAGGTATTTGCGGCCTATGCGACCGGGGGCAACTGCCGTCCGAGCGAACGCGACTGGGCTCGCGCCGACAAATGGAACGCGGCGATTGCGCTCCGCCCGGATCGGAGCCCGGTGAAGGGGTACCGGCGAGCGCTGCCGAGCGAATTCAGCGACGAGGCCGTGTCGCTGATTGCTGGGCTGAGCGCCGCCTCGGACAAGTTCAAGCTCGGGACAAAAGAGGAGACGTCGGATGGACGGTTTTTGGCGCTGGTCGAGAACCACGCCGAGGGCAAGATCGGGGTATCCGTGCTCGTGAAGGAGTGATCGGGTGGACCCGTACATCAAAAAAGCGCTCGTCGAGCTCCGGATAAAGCGCCTGCACGACATTCAGATCGAGACGGCGCTCACCTGGTGCGGACGCGCCTGCGCTGCGCGGCAGCTGGGATATCACGAGGATGCCCTGGAGTATGCGCACGAGGCGATTGAGCACGCGGCCCTGAGCGGGGACGACACCTTGCTTCGGGCCGTCCGGAACTCGCTTGACGCCCATGGGGTGGTGATCGGGTAGCTCGCGCCCGGGCTGGAAAGCCGGGACTTGCCGCTTGCAACTTGTCTCCTGGTTGGGATCGGGACTACTCTCTCTCAGAGCAGCAGAATGTCCGGGAAGGGCTCCGCCCGATGAGCAGGTTCGGCTCCGTCACGATCACTGGCCCCACGTCGCGCATCGCGAGATTCGTACAGAATTCAGACCCGGCTGTCCTGCAGAGCCAGGTCAACAGCGCCATCGCGGGTCTTCCGGCGGGCTACGTCGTCACGAACATCACGCTCGCGGGAGCTGGCCGGGGCCCGATGTTCACGGTCGACATTGAGGCGGGGCTTGTGGCGGATGTGGATGGGGGCTTTCTGTCGCCGCCGTCCGTCATGTGCTTTCTTGCGTCCGATGCGGCGACGCTCGCGATCCTTCGTCCGAATGCGGGCCCGACGAGCGGGGACTTTGCGGACATCCAGGTCGTGGGGGCGAGTGATGGGCAGGTCATCATGGCGATGGTCATCAAGGGCCCCATCGCTCCTTCTAGTGGAGGGACCACGGGCACGACGGGCGCGACAGGCCCGACGGGCCCCACGGGCGCGACCGGTCCGACGGGCAACGACGGCACGGCGGTGAACACGGGCGCAACGGGCCCGACCGGGCGAACAGGACCAACGGGCGTAACGGGCCCGACGGGCGTGGCGGGCCCGATCGGTGTCACCGGATCGACTGGATCCACAGGACCGACAGGCGTGACTGGATCGACCGGTGTTACCGGCACGACCGGGACGACGGGCCCCACCGGGCGCACGGGCCCGACTGGCGCCGATGGTGCAGCAGCGAACACGGGATCAACTGGTGCGACCGGCGTCACTGGCCCGACGGGCACGACGGGGCCGCAAGGCACCGCGGCGAACACTGGAGCGACAGGTCCCACGGGCGGCGGAACGACGGGCTCAACTGGTGCGACCGGCGCGAGTGGATCGACAGGCCCCACGGGTGCGACCGGTGCGGCGGGCGCGGCGAGCACGGTGACTGGACCGACGGGGCGCACCGGTCCGACAGGCGCCGCTGGTGCGGCGAGCACGGTGACGGGTCCCACTGGTGCGACAGGCCCGACAGGCGTCACTGGCCCCACTGGACGTACGGGACCGACTGGTACCGCGGGAGCGGCAACGAACACCGGCGCGACGGGTCCCACTGGCGCGGCAAGCACGGTCACGGGTCCTACGGGATCGACAGGCCCAACGGGTGCGACCGGTGCGACCGGTACGGCGAGCACGGTGACAGGACCGACCGGCGTCACAGGCCCGACGGGACGGACGGGGCCCACTGGAGTGGACGGCGCAGCGACGAACACGGGCGCCACCGGATCGACGGGCTCCACTGGTCCGACAGGCACGACGGGGCCGCAAGGCGCAGCCGCGAATACTGGCGCCACTGGTCCGACGGGCGGTGGTGTCACGGGCGCGACTGGAGCGACCGGCGTGACTGGATCGACAGGCCCCACGGGCGCGACCGGTGCGGCGGGCGCTGCGAGCACGGTGACAGGCCCGACGGGGCGCACCGGTCCGACGGGCGCCACCGGTGCAGCGAGCACGGTGACAGGCCCCACTGGTGCGACAGGCGCGACCGGCGTCACTGGCCCCACGGGACGGACGGGTCCCACTGGTACCGCAGGAGCGGCAGCGAACACCGGAGCGACGGGACCTACGGGCGCGACCGGCATCACAGGGCCGACCGGGACGACGGGACCAACCGGGGGCACGGGGCCGACTGGTACCGCAGGAGCAGCGACGAACACGGGCGCCACTGGATCGACGGGCTCCACTGGTCCGACAGGCACGACGGGGCCGCAAGGCGCAGCCGCGAATACCGGCGCCACTGGTCCGACGGGCGGCGGTGTCACGGGCTCGACTGGGCCAACCGGCGTGACTGGATCGACAGGCCCCACTGGCGCGACAGGCGCGGCGGGCGCTGCGAGCACGGTGACAGGACCGACGGGGCGCACCGGTCCGACAGGCGCCGCTGGTGCGGCGAGCACGGTGACAGGACCGACAGGCTCTACGGGCGCGACAGGAGCCACGGGTGCGGCGAGCACTGTGACGGGACCGACGGGGCGCACCGGTGCAACGGGCGCCACCGGCGTGACTGGATCGACAGGCCCCACGGGCGCGACAGGCGCGGCGGGTGCGGCGAGCACTGTGACGGGCCCGACGGGGCGCACCGGTCCGACGGGCGCCACCGGCGCTTCGAGTACTGTGACAGGCCCCACCGGTCAGACAGGCGCCACAGGCGCCGCTGGTGCCGCGAGCACGGTGACAGGACCGACGGGGCGCACTGGACCGACAGGCGCCGCTGGTGCGGCGAGCACCGTTACCGGCCCCACGGGGCGCACCGGAGCCACGGGACCAACAGGACCGACGGGGCGCACTGGCGCAACAGGGCCCACGGGTGCTCAACCGACCGAGACGGTGGATTACATTCCGATGCCAGAGATTGGCTTCGGCGCCGTGAGCAACGTGGGTGCATCCACGACGTTCGTTGGCGCGTCGTTCATCGCTCGTCGCGCGATCCGAACGACGGAACTGCTCTGGAGGATCTCGAGTGCAGTCGGCGCGAACTATATCATCGCGATCTACCAAGCTCCGGGCGGCGGCTCCGGCGTGGCCACTCTGCTCGCGACCGTCTCAGAAACCGGCAAGACGAGCGGCGCTACCACCGTGGCGCTTCCGCTTCTCCCTAGCCCACCGACGATCGAGGAGGGGCTCTATTACGTACTCTGGGGCGCCTCAGCAGGGACTCTTCTCTTGACCTGCTACGCCCCATTGTCGATCCCGATGCTGAACGGAGCCGAGGTAAACGGCGGCGTGCATCCGACTGGATTCACGACGGCGATTGCCGTGAGCGGCGGCGCACCGGCGACGTTCAATCCTGCTGCTAGCACCGGGGATGCGATACCGAGCTCGAACACGGTCGCTCTCGAGCACCGGTTCCAGCCGTAGCTACTGGAGCTGACTGTCCAGGTATTCACGCCATTCCCCTGGAGCGATGAGACCGAGGATCTCCCGGCGCCCCGCAACGAGATCTCGCCAGAGCAACCGGTCCCATTCGGCAGGGAGCTTTGGTGCAGAACAAGGGCGTCCGGGGAGCACAATCCCGATTCCGTAGTCCGACGGGATGACTCGTACGCGGTGCTCCTCCTCGCTCCGAAGACGCGCGATGGCTTTCCAGACATCACCCGTCCATTGCCATCCGGAGGCGAGCGGCACCTGCTGCATCTCTTCCGAGTGCGGGTTACAGTCGTGGAGACAGATGACGCCCTTCGGGCTCAGGACCGTCACCGCTGCATGTACCTCCCGATAGACCTGCTCGGCACGATGGTCGCCGTCGATGAAGACGAGATCGAATTGCCCCGATGTCGAGGCAAGCCGCTCGAAGAAAAAGTCGCTCGTTCGGGGCACGAATATCGTCGAGGCGGACACGGCTCCCGGCTGCGGATTGGGATCGACCCCCCATTTCTCTTCGACCTCGATCCGACGCATGCAAGAGCCGTCCGCGACTCCGATTTCGAGATACCGTTTCGCGCCGATCTTCTTCGCGATGTAGTTCAGGACATCCCAGCGCATCGGCGCAATGATGTCGCGCATGTTCGTCCTGTTGGCCCAGCCGCGCGGAGGCATGCCATCAAACGGCTCAGCGAAGTTCTTCACGTGAGGATTGCCCCAGCGCGGGCTATCGGCGCCCCACTTCGCGACGAAGTAGGCGTAGTTCCGCTCCCGGCTATGAGCGACGAGAGCCTGCTCCTCCGCTGTCCCGCCATGGGTCGAAGCGTTCCCGACGTGCGCCCCGATGTAGCCGAGGTCGTGAACGGGAATGCCGGCAGCGCGGAGACGGAGCAAGTAGTCGCAGTCCTCATAGTACGCCATGCCGAAGTTCTCGTCGTAGAGACCGATCTTCTCCGCAACGGAGGGCGCTTGGCCGAAGAGCGCCCAGCTACCGCAGGCGCCGATGAACGCGTGCCCGGACTCGAATGCGTCCGCGAATTTCTCGAGCGCATCCGGTTGAAGCTCGATGTCGTCGTT